CTGGTATGATTACAACAGGTACATTTATTGCAGCAGGTTCAGTGGGTGATCTTGATCAATGTGATCCATTAAGAAAGATGATCTTACATCCAGAAGCTAATGATATATTTTATGTAGAGTCTAACTTGCTTGATGCTAAAGATACTTTTGGTAGATCTGGCTTATTTATTCCTGAGCAATGGTCAATGCCACCATGTGTGGATGAGTTTGGTAATTCTCAAGTAGAGGAAGCTTTAAAAATGCTAGATGAATACTTTGATAGAAAGAAAAAAGATTTAGCTCCGGAAGAATATCAATTAGAGTTGTCTCAGCATCCTAGAAATATTGAAGAGGCTTTTGCTACAAGAACTGTATCCATATTTCCTAGTCATCTGGTTGCTGCTCAGAAGAGAAGAATTGAGGAAAAAGAATATGTAACTGAATTCCTAGAACTTAACAAGAATGCTGATGGAACTTTTGTTGCAGAAAAAAGTAGAAAGATTCCTATTACTGAATTCCCTATCACTAAGAATACTGAAGATAAAACAGGTGTGATTGTAGTTTATGAGAGGCCTATTAAAGATGCTAAATGGGGAACTTATTATGCTTCTATTGACCCGGTGGCTCAAGGTAAGACTACTAGTTCAGACTCTTTGTGTTCTATTTATGTATATAAGATTCCTGTTGAAGTAACTAGAAAAGATGCTGCTGAAGTAACCACTCATATAGAACAAGATAAAATTGTAGCTTCCTGGTGTGGAAGGTTTGATGATGTTAATAAGACACATGAGAGGTTAGAACATATCATTGAGTGGTATAATGCTTGGACATTAGTTGAAAGCAATGTTCCTGGATTTATCACTCATATGGTTAAGCAGAGAAAACAGAAGTATCTGGTTCCTAAAGACCAGATGACCTTTAGAAAAGATATAGAGTATGTTAATTCTACATACCAAGAATATGGTTGGAGAAATACAGGTAGTATATTTAAAGCTCACATGCTTCCTTATCTTGTAGATTTCTGTAGAGAAGAACTAGATACTGAAGTTGGAGAAGATGGAAAGATATATAAAACTATTTATGGCATTGAAAGAATTCCTGATATAATGGCTATGGTAGAGATGCAACATTATAGAGATGGTCTCAATGTGGATAGGTTAATTGCACTAGGAGCATTAATTGCTTTTGCAAAAGTGCAAGAGGCAAACAGAGGAGTAATGAAAAGATTTGAAGATACAGGTAAAAAAAGCTTGGATAATTCAAAAAATTTGTATAAATTTACTAACAGCCCTTTCAGACATATGGGAAAGAATTCTGGAGGAACTGATAGAAGACCACCAAGAACACCATTTAAAAATTTAAAATAAAAAAATATGCAAGTTCTTAATGCAATGCAGATGAAGTCAGGCAAGAAAGCCGAGTATAATAGAATGGGTTCTATTACACAGCCTCTGCAGTTTTTATCAAAGAAAGATAAAAATCCTGAGTGGACAGCCTGGAATCTTGACTGGTTAGAGTGGAATGGACTTAAACAGATCAGAAGAAATGCTAGAAGGTTAATGAAAAACTACAAACTAGCTAAAGGTACTATTGATAAAACTGATTATCTTGTAGAAGCTGACAATGAGATGAGAGACATAGTTGACTCTTTAGCTCAAGAAGATGCTAGTGCTTTAGAGCTTAAGTTCTATCCTATTATCCCAAATGTGGTTAATGTACTAGTTGCTGAGTTTGCTAAAAGAAATACTAAGATCACCTTCCGTGGTGTAGATGAGTACTCTCATAATGAGATGCTTGAAGAAAAGAGATCACAAATTGAACAAGTCTTAATGCAAAAAGCTGAACAAAAGCTTATGGCTAAGATGATAGATCAAGGTATGGATCCTGAAGATCCTGAAGTTCAAGAACAAATGCAACAACAAACTTCTCCAGAAGCTCTTAAATCTTTACCAGAAATACAAAACTTTTTTGATAAAAGTTATAAAAGCTTATGTGAACAATGGGCTACTCATCAGTTTAAGATTGATGAAGATAGATTTAGAATGGATGAACTTGAGGAAAGAGGCTTTAGAGATATGCTTATTACTGACCGTGAGTTCTGGCACATGAAGATGAATGAAGATGATTATGATATTGAGTTATGGAATCCTGTAACTACATTCTATCATAAGTCACCTGATGCAAGATATATATCTCAAGGAAACTGGGTAGGTAAAATTGAAATGTTAACTATTGCAGATGTTATTGATAAGTATGGTTACTTAATGACACAAGAACAATTAGAGTCAATAGAAGCAATTTATCCTGTAAGATCTGCAGGTTACCCATTACAAGGTTACCAAAATGATGGATCTTATTATGATGCTACTAAGTCTCATGAGTTTAATACTAACATGCCGGGCTTAGCCTACAGACAATTTGTATCTATGTATGATAACTTTATCTACAATGGTGGAGATATTGTTAACTGGATCATGTCAGAGAATGAAGATTATGCTCCTATGGGTGCAGCCTTTTTATTAAGAGCAACTACAGCATATTGGAAATCTCAAAGAAAAGTTGGACACTTAACTAAAATTAATGAAGAAGGTGAAGTAATAACTGACATCATTGGAGAAGAATATAAGATCACTGATAAACCTATTTATGATACTACATTAATCAAGAATAAAACTAAAGATAACTTAATCTTTGGTGAGCATATTGATTGGGTATGGATTAATCAAGTTTGGGGTGGTGTAAAAATTGGACCTAATCATCCATCTTTCTGGGGTATGAACAACCCAGGTGGTATTAATCCTATGTACTTAGGTGTTGATAGAAATACTATTGGGCCATTAAAGTTCCAATTTAAAGGAGATAATACTCTTTATGGTTGTAAACTTCCTGTAGAAGGAGCTGTATTTAATGATAGAAATACTAGATCTACTTCTATGGTAGATTTAATGAAGCCTTTTCAAATTGGATACAACATTGTTAATAATCAAATTGCAGATATTCTAGTAGATGAATTAGGTACTGTAATCATGTTAGATCAAAATGCATTACCTCAACATTCATTAGGTGAAGACTGGGGTAAGAACAACTTGGCCAAAGCTTATGTTGCAATGAAGAACTTCCAAATGTTACCTTTAGATACTAGTATAACCAATACAGAGAATGCTTTAAACTTTCAACATTTTCAAGTAATGAACTTAGAACAAACTCAAAGGATGTTATCTAGGATTCAAATGGCTAACTATTTTAAACAACAATGCTTTGAAGTGATAGGGATTACTCCTCAGAGACTTGGACAACAAATGGGTCAAACTGATACAGCTAAAGGAGTAGAACAAGCTATGGCCGGTTCTTATGCTCAAACAGAAGTATACTTTATGCAGCATTCAGATTACCTAATGCCAAGAGTACACCAAATGAGAACTGACTTAGCTCAATACTATCATTCAAAGAAACCATCATTAAGACTTCAATATATGAGCTCTACTGATGAGAAGGTTAACTTTGAGATGAATGGTACTGACTTGTTACTTAGAGACATAAACATTTATTGTACAACCAAAGCTAATCAAAGAGCTATCTTAGAGCAAATGAAACAATTAGCTGTATCTAATAACACAGCTGGTGCTTCTATCTATGATCTTGGTAATATCATGCAAACTGAATCTTTAGGAGAGCTTACAAACTCATTAAAAGCTATTGAGAGAAAAGCTACAGAACAAAGACAAGAACAAATGCAGCATGAGCAAGAAATGCAACAGCAAGAAATGCAAACTAGAATTCAAGAAAAACAACTTGAACTTGATTCTAAAATGCAAGAGGCTGAGAAAGATAGAAGAAAAGATATCCTTGTTGCTGAGATTAAGTCTGCAGGCTTTGGTGCTATGCAAGATATTAATGAAAACAAGCAATCTGATTACATGGATTCTCTTGCTCAAATTCAAAAGTCTGAACAATTTCAAGATACTATGAACTTACAAAGCTCTAAAGAGTCTAATAGAATGACTAATGATAGAGAGAAAGCTCAAATTGAAAGAGAAAAAATGCAAGCAGATATGAGAATGAAGCAAATGGATATGGATATAGCCAGAGAAAATAAGAACAAATTTGATGTAAAAAGCAAAAGTGATAAAAAGAAAAAATAGGGGATAGCCATATACTGCCAATTATTTTAATAGGCAGTGTAGAAAAATCTTAATTTTTAAAGTTTATTTCTGTAAATTTGCTTATATTATAATATTAAACCAACCCAATATGACAAACAAAGATAACACAACAGTTAATGAAGTAGATATTAATCTTGATGAGCTGTTAGGTACACCGGGTGCTGAAAACATCACTGTGCCACAAACTAAAACTGAACAAAAGCCTAACCTCTTTTCTAGGAAGGAGAATGTAGACTTATCGTTCCTTGACAATAATGATGATGATGATGATGAAAATACATCTGACACCAGCTCAAAAGCTGAAGATGAAGGAAATGCTTCTACTTCAGGAGAGACTAATAAGCCTAAAGAAAAAATCAGCAAAGAAGAGTTTGAAAGTATTCTTGATGATGGGTCTGAAGAGTCTACAGAAACTACTAAAAAAGGTGGTAGACATAATGGCCTAGTAGAGTTAACTAACAAGTTAATTGAAAAAGGGTTATTAACTCCCTTTGAAGGTGAAGAAGATGTAACTAAATATAATCTTAAAGATTTTGAAGAGTTATTTGAAGCTAATACAAATGATAAAACTATAAAAACTAAAGAAGATGTATCTGCTGAGTTCTTTGAATCTTTACCTAATGAACTTCAAGTAGCTGCTCACTATGTAGCTAATGGTGGTACTGATCTAAAAAGTTTATTTAGATCTTTAGCAGCAGTAGAAGAAATTAGAGAGTTAGATACTAAAGATGAAACTAGCCAAGAACAAATTGTTAGAAGCTATTTACATGCTACTAATTTTGGTGATGCTGATGAAATTGAAGAAGAGATTGAAGCTTGGAAAGATAGAGATGAGTTAGAAGCTAAAGCTAATAAATTCAAACCTAAGTTAGATGCTATGCAGGAGCAAATTGTTGCTAGACAATTACAGCAACAAGAGCAAATGAGAAAACAACAACAAGCTCAGGCTCAGAAGTATACAGATAATATTTATAAAGCTCTTGCACCAGGTGAATTAAATGGATTGAAACTTGATAAGAAAACTCAGAATACTTTATTTGCTGGTTTAACTCAAGCTAACTATCCATCAATGTCTGGTAGAGCTACAAATTTATTAGGTCATCTACTAGAAAAATACCAATATGCAGAACCAAATCATGAATTGATTAGTGAAGCTCTTTGGTTATTATCTGATCCTGATGGATACAGAAGTAAAGTAAAAGAAGGTGGGAAAAAAGAAGCTGTAGAAAAAACAGTAAGACAACTTAAAACTGAGCAAAGTAATAAAATTACTTCAGGTGTAGGAAGTGAAGATCATGATTCTCAAGAAAAAAGAAAAACAACAGGAGTTGCAAGACCTACAGGTGGCAGCTTCTTTAAAAGATAAACAAACAAATAAATTAATAAGTATAAACTAAAAACAAAAAAACAAAAAAAATGTCAACTCCAGTATTAAACAATGGTATATTCCTACGTGATACAAACTACCAAGCTAGTTCTCATGTGGATTCTTACCACTTAGTAAACATGTTAAAAGATGCAGAACCAATGGATTTAGGTCCAGTGGACATTTGGGCTATGTCTCAAAAAGTAGAGATGCCTCTTTACCAATTATCATCTTTTGGTGGTAAGAACATCATCAATGTAGATAATGCACGTGGTGAGTACAAATGGCAAACTCCAGTATCTCAAGATTTACCATATATCATGGAAGATATTGAGTCAGGAAATGCTACTAAAGGTATTGATGGTACAACCTTCAAAATCAAAATCAACAAGAGAGAATTTGGACATGGTGATATCATCACTTATGACAAATACAATGGTGTTGAGATGTACATTACAGCTGATGATATCTTACCAATGGGTGATGGTTTTATCTACACTGTACAATTAGTAAACAATGATAACTACAAGTTTTTAGAGAACAAGTATTTAGTTCCTCAAACTAAGTTATTTAGAAAAGGTTCTGCTAGAGGTGAGTATGGAGAAAGATTCTCTGATATTCAAACTAGATCAGGGTTCCGTGAATTCTATAACTTTGTAGGTGGTGCTGAAGCTCATGTACATTATTCAATCTCTTCAAGAGCTGACTTAATGTTAAAAGGTGGAATGAATGCAGATGGTACAGTTCCTGTAACTGAGATCTGGAGAAACTTTGATAAGAATGTAGATCCTTCTATTTCTAAAATTGAAGATGTTGCATCTAAGATGGGTAAAGACTACATGAAGCGTGCAGTAGGAAATGGTACTTTAACAAGAACTTTCTTAACTAGCATGGAATCTGCTCACTTAACTAAAATTGCTACTGACATTGAAACTTACTTAATGTGGGGTCATGGTGGTAGAATTAAGCAAGATGGTCCAGATGATATGAGATTATCTGTAGGTTTATGGAAACAGTTAGATAACTCTTACAAAAGAGTATATAACAAATCTAGTTTCAGCTTAGAGTTGTTCAGAAGTGAATTATATAACTTCTATGCAGGTCGTGTTGAATTCCAAGGTCCAGATCCTAAGAGACAATTAATTGTTCAAACAGGTATGGGTGGTATGAGATTAGTAAATGAGGCTATCAAGCGTGAAGCTGTTAACTCTGGTTTAGTAATCCAAGCTGCAAGCAACAATGGTATTGGTGCTATCTCTGGTCAAGGAATGGACTTAAACTTTGGATTTGCTTTCACATCTTATGTGATTCCATTCTTAGCAAATGTGAAGTTTGTATTAAATCCAGCATTTGATAACTTACATACTAATGATATTGAGAACCCAATTATTGATGGTAACCCATTAAGTTCTTACTCATTTGTTATATTTGATATCACTGATACAGGAAATGATAACATCTTCATGTTAAAATTATCTTGGGATAACCAATTAAAATGGTTCTACCAAAATGGTACTATGGATTACATGGGAAGAACTCAAGGGTTCCAATCAAATGGTAACTTCAATGGATACCGTGTAATGATGACACAAACAATGCCAGCTATTTGGGTTAAAGATCCAACTAAGGTGTTAAAGATTGTAATGAGAAACCCAATCACTGGAGGATCATTCTAGTCAAACTTGTACAAGGCCAGGGTTATAAACATCCTGGCCACATGTACTTCCTCCCATATTAAGTGTAAGACTTTTGTTGAGCTCGCAACTCATATATGGGACAAATAAATATAAACTAAAACTAAAATTAAAACAATGAATATTCCTTTATTAACTGCTACAAAAAATAGAATTTTCAATACACTAATTGGTGCAAATAAATTAGCAACTTTAGAAGATATTAATAATGTAACTCAGTATATTAATAATACTGTAGCTTATGTTAACTATGCTTATTTAATAACTAATCCTGGTGGAGAACAAGGTGGTCCATACATAACTTCTCATCTTTATGGAGATGGTTGTGATACAACTTGTACTTGTCCTAAAATGCCTGCTGATATTGGTTGTGATTGTACACATAAAGCAGGCTGTAATGATAATAAACAGTCACCTTTTATAATAAAAAGTTTTACAGAAGGAGCTCCTGGTATTTATCAACTTGTTATTGGAACTAAATATATATCAGCAAATGGAATAGGAGTATTTTTTTCAAACCCTAAACATGGTAAATATTCTGTAGGTTGTAATTTAAATGAAATTGTTAGAGTAGGTCTTTATGATGAATATAGTTATACAATTACTACTTGGAATAGTTTAACACAATCTTTAGATGCTACAGTTATTGATAACATGTATATTAACTTACAAATTTATACTGGTCAAGATAAACTAATTTAGTAAATTTTTACTTTATCCAAATAAATTATTACCTTTACATAAACATAAACCAACAAAAAACCAACACATGAGTTATTCAATTGTATCATTAGCTGAAACAGCAAAAACTGGCAGTATATCTGTTAAACCGTTCTTTGACCCTAACAAATCTAATCTAGGCCTTGAAAAATATGGCATGGCTTTGTTTGATGGGGTATTTCATGAAGAACAATTAGCATGTATAGAAAGAAATGGGATTAAGAGATACTTAACAGGATTAAATGAATTTGCTCCTGAAGTAAAATTAATTAAAGATCCAGAAGAGAGAGAAGCAAAAATTAAAGAGATTAGAAAAGTTGTATCAGAACTTGAAAGAGAGTTAGCTGCAAATATGGTTAATCCTGAAGATCCTGATTTCTGGAATAAAGTTGTTTTGTTACAACCTAACAATGATGATTTTTGGAGTAAGCTAACTATCAGATGTGGTAATGAACCATTATACTTAGATCCTACTAAAGATGCATTAGATCTTATTAAGATTTATGCAATTGAAAATGGTGGTTTCTCTTTAATCTCAAAAAGTTTTGATGATGCAAGAAGTAGATCAGTAGCTCCTAAGTTTTATTTAGATAAATTTGTTGATACAGTTTCTACTAAAACTGAAGTTAGTAAATTAAGAAACAAAGCTGTCTCTGAACTTACTAAGTTATTTGATAAGAATCAAAACAAGTTATTCTATGTAGCAAAAGCTGTAGATGCTAATAGTGTTCAATATAAGAAATCTACTCCTAATGATGTTGTTTATGATAACATGGATAAGTATATCAGAGGAGAAGGTGTTGAATCAAATATCAAGAGAGCTGCACAACAGTTTATTGATGCTTGTAATTTAGATATGGAAACATTGAAAATTAAAGCTTTAGTTAAAGATTCAACTTATTACAAATTCATTATTGCCAAGTCTGATGGTTTTATTTACCATACTGAGACAAGTGCACTAATGGGAAGAACTGCAGCTGACTGTATAGAGTTTTTAAAGAATCCTTTAAATGACAGTATTCTATTACAGTTAACTAAAACAGTTGAGAGATATTGGAATGCATAATATTAATAATTAAAACTAAAAAATAAATATCATGGCTGGACAAATGAAAACCGCAAACACTTTTCCTGTAGTAGTAACAACTCCTACAAGATACAAAGGAGGTATGAATGCATACCCTATAGTAGTAACTAATCCAACAAGATACACTGGAGGCATGAACATTGCTGCATGTGATGTACCTAATGGTAAATTAAAAAAATAAGAAAACATGGCTGGAACAATGAAATCTGCAAATCCTAAAGCTACTGCAGCTTCTAAAGCTACAGGTAAGCAAGGTGGTACTAATGGCACTGCTAAAGTACAAACTAGTATTAAACCTAAATCTTCTGGTGGTGTTAATACACCTCCAAAAGGAGCTGTACCTATGAAGATGAAAATGGGTGGTTCTAAAAAATCTAAGTGTTAATCTATAAAAAATAAAAACATGGCAAAGAAAGTAGTAAAAAAATTAGTTAAAAAAAATTATGGAGGTGTTGATTCAACTCCAGCTAACACTATAAAAGCTAAGCAAATAGATATGGATGTAGCACAAAATCCTAACTACAGAAAAACTAGTATTACAAATCCTGCAGGTGAGGCTGTGTATACTCGTAAATCAGGTTATGCTGGTCCATCAAAAGCTGTTAAAGGAACTTCTGGTCCAAGTGGAACTTATGCTCCAGATGCTGTTTCAAAAAAGGCTGTTATTCCAACTGCAACTTATAGTAATAGACCTGTGGCAAAAAAAGGTGGAGCAACTTCTAAGTTTGCTAAGTTAGCACCTCCTTATAATAAAGTAACATTTGCAGATAAAATTGCAGGTGCTAAGAAAAAAATGGGTGGTTCAACTAAAAAGAAATAATCATGGCAAAAATTAAAGTAGCCTTAAGTGGCCCTGACAGACAATGGGAAATTGAAGATGCAATGAGAACTCTTCAAAGAGCTGAAGCTATCCGTAAAGATAAAGCTTTAATGGGAGGTGTTAAAAAATCTATGGACTCATTAAACAAAATGATGTTTGGTGGATCACCTAAACCTACAGTTAAAACAACTAAAAAGAAATAGTAATGCCTGCTGAAAAGAAAGACAAGAAGTGGATTCAAAAAGCAGTTAATCCTGCTCATAAGGGTTATTGTACTCCAATGACTAAAGCTACTTGTACACCAAAGAGAAAAGCTTTGGCAATTACTTTTAAAAAAATGGCTAAAGCTAAAAAATAAAACTATGAAAAACTTAATATTTTTAATATTTGCAAGCAGCTTAATAATTAGTTGCAGTACTGAATCAACTAAGCTTCCTGAAAGAAGTGTACTAAGAATTCATAAAAGCAAATTTGCATTTTGTGGAGCATCTGGTGCAGTACCAACAGGTAAGAAAATAATGATACAAGGTGTAGAGTATAATGAAGGTTGTGCTATTTGTCCTGTATTAGAAGGTCCTTCAATCTCTAACTTGGCTATGTATGGTTCAGGTGGAACATGGGGAGATTTTAATATTGAAAATAATTTTCAAACTCCTGATGGAACTAACACTACAGTTTGGTCTTTGTTTTGGTATTATGATTCAACTACAGTAATTCCACAGTTTAACCCTGAATCAAAATCTTGGGAATTATTATCACCAGTAAACCGTAAGTTTACTATTGACATGAGTCATCCTGAAACTAGTGAAAGTAATATGTTTGGAATGCCTGGAATTATATTTGATACAACTTCAACAGGTATCATTCTTGCTAAAGTATATGGTCCATTAAATGAAGATGCTCTTCCATTAAGAATTGCTATCCCAGTTAAAAATGGAGAAACTTCAATTACTGCAGCTAAGAAAGGTGCACCCTATCCTGTAGGAACACCAATACCAACAAAAAACTAAGAAACAATGGCTAAGCAAATGATCAAAAGAAAAGATGGTAGTACTTCACAAAGAGGTTTGTGGGATAATATCAGAGCTAATAAAGGATCAGGAAAAGCTCCTAGTAAGGAGATGCTTAAACAAGAAAAAAAGATTAAATCTAAAACTAAGAAATAATGGCAAAGAGTCCAGCTTGGCAAAGAAAAGAAGGTAAGGCTCCTAGTGGAGGTCTTAATGCAAAAGGAAGAGCTTCTTATAATAAAGCTAATCCAGGATCAAACCTTAAAGCTCCTCAACCAGAAGGAGGTTCTAGAAAAGATTCTTTTTGTGCAAGGATGAAAGGTATGAAGAAAAAATTAACTAGTGCAAAGACTGCTAATGATCCTGATTCAAGAATCAATAAGTCTTTGAGAAAATGGAAATGTTAAAATAAAAACTATGAAAAAATCAGCAAGTGTAAAAGGAAAGTCTGTCTTATCTACTGATAAGAAGATGATTGGCATCTACAATAAAAATGTAGAAGACAATAATAAAAAAAAGAAACAACCTAGAGTTGAAGTAATGCAAGAATTTTTTAACCCAAAAGCTAAGGCTAAAAAGAAAAAATAACATGAAAAAGAAATTAGCAAAAAAACAAATAGGTGGTCCTACAAAAGATAGTACAGCTATTTATAGAAAAGAAATGAGTGATGCTTATACATCTGCAGCAATGAATATGACTAATCCAAAACAAAGAGATTCTGCATTTGCAAGAGCTGAAAAAGCAGGTAAAGATATGGATAGACAATCAAAAAAAGGTAAACCAGGTTATGATGCTACAGGATTTCCTAAAAAGAAAACAGGTGGTGCAATAAAAACTAAGAAAAAATAATAGTAAATGTTAAATTCAACTATTCTCATAAGTGATAAAATACAAACTGCTCCTAAAAAAAGCAGATCTTTGGAATGGTATCATAAAAATAAAGAGAAAGTTGCTGCTTATAAAAAAGCTCATTATAAAGCTAATATAAGTATATATAAAGAAAGAGCTGTGAAGTTTGGTAAAAGTGAAACCAGAAAACAATATTTAATTGATAATAAAGAAAAGACAAGAGATTATAATAAAGAAAGATGGTTAAAACTAAAAGAAACTAAGCCTCATTTAAAAGCAATATATAACATAACATTAGAAAAATATAATGAAATGTTTATAAAACAAAAAGAATGTTGTTTAGGTTGTAACCAACATAGATCTTTATTAAAAAGAGATTTATGTGTAGACCATTGTCATGTAACAGGAAAAATAAGAGGCTTGCTTTGTGATAGCTGTAATAAAGCTTTAGGATTAATTAAAGATGATAAAAATATATTATTAAACCTTATAACTTATTTAAACAATGCTTAATTCAACCATATTAATAAAAGTGAAACAGAGGTTGAACAAGTTGGCCTCAAACGATTATGACAACATAGAAGCTTGGCAAATTATTGAAGCTTTTAATAAGGGTCAAGTTGATTGGTGCCGGAGAAATCTTCATGGTACTAATATAACTAAAGAAGGTGATGAACAGTCTACTAGAAGAATAGATGATTTGCAAATATTATTGGGTTCAACATTGTTAACTCTTAACAACAAGCAAACCTATTATGAGAGTACTAACTTTCCTACTAATTACTTACAGTGGAAAAGAGTCTCTGTTAAAGCTGCTCAAAACTGTTGTCCTACTCCAAAAATTATGGTTGTATATCTAGGTGAAGTTGCCAATGTGGATGAACTTCTTAGAGATAAGAATAAGCAACCAAGCTATGAGTGGGGTGAAACTTTTGCAACTGTTTCTAATAATCAAGTTCAGTTATATACTAATAACTTATTTGACATAACTGAATCAAGATTGCATTACTACAGACAACCAACTTATATTCAAATTGCAGGAGTAGCTAATCCTTATACAGGAATAACTTCTACTGTTGATGTACCATCTGAATTTAAAGATGATTTAGTGGAACTATTTGTAGATGAAGCAGTTAAGATATTAGCTGGAGATATTGAATCTATGAACCAGTATCAAAGAATGACTCAAGCAGTAGAAAATAATAATTAAAATATAAAAAAGAAATAATGGAAGAGAAATCAAGATTTTTAAAAAGAGAAAGTGGGCCAGCTACAAAAAGCTACAGTGCACCTTCTACAGGATCATTAGATTCTATGGTATCAGCTTGTGTATCTGAGTTAATGAATGCTGGAACAGCTATTCATAAGTTACACTTAAAGATAACAGGATCAGGATCTTATGCTGCTCACAAAGCACTTAATGAATTGTATGATGCATTACCTGGACATGCTGATGATTTAGCTGAAGGATTCCAAGGAGCTTCAGAAAAGTTACTTAGTTATACTGAAGTAGCACCTAAAACATTAAACAGTGTAGCAGAAGCAATTGATTATTTAAAAGACATGACTAAGATGGTAGATGGCTTACAAGCTAAAATGCCTTATTCTGAAATTGTAAATGACTTAGATACTATCAAGTCTACAATAAACTCAGGTAAGTATAAATTACTTTTCTTAAAATAAATTTGTATAATCAAAAATAATTACATATATTAGTATCATCTATTTATTTATAAACTTAAAACAAAAACAAAATGGCTTATTTTAATCACGCGTTTACCAAGATGTTCTTAGGAACAGGTACAACAAGAACTGCTCCCTCTACAGGAGCTCCAATTAGTGTTACAAATCCTGCTTCAACAGGTGGATTTATCACTACAACAGGTACAACTACAGCTACATTATCAACATTAGCTCCGGGGTACTTTGGATTTTTTGATAAGAACTATCAATCAATTAACCCAACTTTAACTACTTATGGATGTTGTCCATTAATCTTAGCTAGTTCTTCTTTATTAGCTAATGACAAAATTGGTCCTTTTCATGGTGGTTACAAAGAGACTAACAAGTCTAAAACAATTAACCCTAAGTATGTACAACGTGCATACAAAGTAACTACTTGTGTACCTCAACAAACTGTAGTTTCTGTAGGTAACACTCCACAAACTGGTTCTGGTACTGCTAGTATTGGTACTTTTGTTGCAGGTACTGCCGCTTCATGGCCTATCACAGGTTCTATTTATACAATTATAGTTCCTGTTACAGGTGGTACTGGAGCTGGAGCAATGTTATCAGTAACTGTTAGTGCTTTAGGTACTGCAACAGCAGCTGTTCTTTCTCAAGCTGGTACTGGTTACACTATCGGTGATATATTAACTGCTGTAGGTGGTGCTGCTGATACAACTGTAACTGTAGTAACTGTTGCTGTAACAAATTCTAATAATTTCCAAGGTGGTACAACTGATGCAACTTGTTGTTTTGAATTTTTATGTGGTGAAACTTACTACTTAAGAATTGATGTTAAAGGTTCTCCAGTATTACGTGTACTTAACCATAATGCTTACCAAACATTATCTGCTTATACAGGATGTTGTTCAGGTGTAGTTCCGACTGCAGTTGATTCAACTTTAGTAATGATTGAATGGGCTAAAGCTTTAGTAATCAACAACTACTTAAATGGATTTGTTGCTCCAGTTGTATTTGATGAATTAGGTGTTGCTTGGTATGCTCCAGGAACTACTGTATCATTAGATGGTCTTTCAACTCCAGTTCTTTCTACTCAATGGTGGGATGCTTATATATCTCCAGGTCATGGAGTAGGTTTATGTGCAGGTTTACGTTTATTTGGTGCTTTTGTAGAGACTAAATTTGGTAACTGTTCTTTCCAAGTAACTGACTTCTTTGAAAAAGAACCAATTAAGGTTTATGCTTCAATGGTTGATTACACAGGAGATCCATGTGTATTTGAAGGAATTTGTGTTTACACAGATTGTTTAGGATTACAAGGAATGGGCTTTGGTGAGCAAGTAGTAAGAGATTTAATTAAAGCTGAATCTTACTTACAAAACTTCTTCCACTCTGATATCAGAATTAGAGAGATCACTCAAGGTTTTGACATCTTGAACTCTGTTAACAGAAATGCATTATATACAAGATACTTCTTGTTACATAGTGTACCAAGATTTAACAACCCAACAGGTGTATTTGACAATGACCGTTACTTACTAGAGATAGTAGTACCAGAAGCTAATCCATTAGTTCCAGTAGGAAATACTGCTTTAGATTCTTTCTTAGGTTACTGGTTAGATTCTTGTGTTGATTGTGTTACATTAGAAACTGAAGGCTGTACTTATTGTACTGTTGTTCCTGATTAATAATTAACTTTTAATAAAAGAGGGAAGGAGATTAACTTCTTCCCTTTTTTTTTGTATATTTGTAATATAAAAAATTATGTCAAAACATATTCTAAGTTTAGAAATACCTGATACAATGAACAAATGTATACTAAGAGTAGTAGACACAAGTGTCTATGCTACTGGTATTCCTGTTACATGTCCACTATTACAAATTACAGCTCCAGGATTTATGCATCCTGTGAATTTTTCTACACCTTCGGTAGCTCCTGGGTTTAGCTTAAATATAACTGCTTGTGATTTAGAATTACAAACATCTGATTGTGGTACAACTTTTTATAATGTTCCTGATGGAATATATATTATAAAATACAGTGTTGAGCCTAAGGATCTTGTATATGTTGAATATAATCACTTGCGTATTACTTGTGCTAATGATAAAGTTAAGGCTATTTATTGTGACTTACAGCTAGGAGCATGTGATCCTCCAGCAAATATTAAAGATAAATTAAATCAAATAAGATTAATACAACAGTACTTATTAGCTGCTAAAGCTTATGTAGAAGATTGTAGAGATCCAAATAGAGGAATGGAATTATATAGATATGCTGTCAAATTATTAGATAAGATGTCTTGTGGTTCTTCCTGTAAAACCTGTTAAACTAAAAATAAACCAACTATGAACTGTTTAAATTGTGGAAATAAATTATCATGTGGCTGTCAAAAAAGAGTAGCTACTGATGGTAAAAATACATGCAGCACTTGTTTAGCTGCATATGAAATTAAATTAAAAGCTGCTAAGTTAGCAGGGACTACTGTACCTAATGCAATACCAAATAAAAATATAATATATCAAAAGCCATAGTAACTACTAAAACATATACAAATGCCCATTTATTATAAATTAACTGCATGTGCTCCTTCTACAAGTATATTGTATACAGATACTAATTTATCTACAAGTGCTAGTATTATATTTTATAATGGGATATGTTGGAGTAGAGAACTGGTTCCTTCTCCCCTTTCACCAATAGTTACTATTGCATTACCTGTATTAGGTTGTAAAGGATGTTTAGCCCCCAATTTTTCTTGTTTTACTTTAACTAATTGTGATGCTACAATAAGTGTAAATGTAATAACTAATTTAATAACTTATATTGGATCAACTATTTCAGTAACTGAATATCCTGGAGAATGCTTTACAGTAGTAGGTAATACAGATATTTTTTTATGCACTGATACAATTGAAGTTACTGGTATGACACCATGTAGTTGTACACCAGGTTGTGGTTGTCCAGATGGTTATGTGTTATTACCTGATGGTGTAACTTGTCAACAAATATTAACTGTTGCAGCTACAGCTACTCCTACTATATATCAAGTTGGGCCAGGGGAAGTTTCAGTATCAGCCGGAACTTATGGTGCTAATATATATGAAGATATAACAGCAAAAACTCTTCCTATTGCTCAAGTAGGTTCTGCTCTTTATGATAATAATGGTGCAGGAACAATACTTACTGCTACAAATCAGTTTCCATTTCCTAGTTTTTATCCTTTATGGCAACAAAGATTAATTGATGTTGCTGTATGGACAACAGCTGGCGGTTGGGCTCCTTATAATCAATGGATAGGTTTTAGTGTTTGTGTGATAGTACCTGAAACAAAAACTTATTGTATAGGTCTTGCTGCTGATAACAGAATGAGATTTAGTGTTAATGGTGTATTAAATGTTACATTTGATGCAGGTACTTCTTTTTCATTTACTGTATGGCATATTGTACCACTTACTTTAAATGCTGGAACAAACATAATAACTCTTGAAGGTTATAATGATGGTCTTTTTGCAGGATTTGGAGCAGAAATATATAATGCTACACCAACTGAAATACTAGCTGTTAATACTCAATTTGATTTACTACCTTATATTGTATTTAGTACTAAAAATTTATTACCACCTAATCCTGTATCTTTCTTTGATGTAGGTCAAACAAGTGGTTATACATGTCCTCCAGGTTATTTATTGTCTACATGTGATGGTATTGTTTGTACACAAACTACACAAGTTCCAGGATTACCTTGTTGTTATTTATTAGAAGATTGTGAGTCAGGAGCAAATTATATTGTTAGTACAGATTTATCAGATTATATTGGTTTAACTGTAAACCTTAATGAAATACCAGGTTGTTTATTAGTAGTAGATGTATCTCTTAGCTGTGCTGGAGCTTTAGAAGTAACAGTAATTCAATCTTTTTCTAATTGTACAACATGTGCAGCTTCAGTACCTCCTTGTTATTTATTAACAGATGAGTGTACAGACAGTGGAATATCTTTTGTAGTAAGTAATGATTTAAGTTTATCATTAGGTCAAATAATAAAAGTCTGTCCTAGTGACTTACCTGATCCTACCCCTACAGGTATTAACACAGGAGTACCAATTGATATAATAATTGGAGATCCTGGTATATCTCAATACAATCTTACAAACTGTTGTGATCCTTTAAATATTCTTATTGTAGCAAATACATTAGAAGCTTATATAGATCAAATAATTACTTTACCTATATTAGGTAATAATTGTTGGACAGTTACAAAATTTACAACTGTTGGAACATCAATGGGTCTTCTTGACTTAACTGGTGGTTATGTTTATGATAACTGTGGACCATGTATGGATGTTTTTCCATGTGGTGTAATCATAATACCTGAATTACTAGACTGTGTATGTTTTACAATATCAGAAGCTACATCATGTGATGGATCTATTGAACTTGTAACATTAGGTCCTATTACAGCAACATGTCTTACTTGTTTACCACCACCTCCAACATGTTATTTGTTAACTGACTGTCAAGATATAGTTGATCCATTTATTGTATGTGGTAATGATTTAGATATATATCTTGATTTAGTAATTAAGATTGAAGGCTGTGGAGACACATGTTGGTTGGTTACTTTATCTGATACTTGTGATAATAGTATCTGTCTTAATGGACTTATTACAGAATTTGAAACTTGTTTAGATTGTTTACCTGTACCACCAATTCCAGATCCTTTAGTTTTACATTCAAGAAGAATTAAACCAGGATACTTTAGTACTAACTCATGTCTTACTACTGAGTATATTGAAAGAGTAAACTGTACTTTTGCATTAGAAGTTTATAATCAAATGATTATAAAAAGATATGGTGTTACTGTATGTTGTGATAATGATCTTGATCAATGGTCTATTAAAAAACAAGGTCTAGACTTTGAACTATTAACAGATCCGGCTTTATGTAAATCTACAATATGTACTTGTAAAAAACCTTGTTTAGTTAGTGCTACATTTATATTAGGTGCAACTTGTTATCCACCAATCATTACTTCATCTTATATAGACTCGCTTTGTGGAGCTCCTGTATTTGTTAGTGGAGAAATAGTTGTTGAAGTAACTCCTGTTGACTGTAACTGTTATTCAGTAGCTGCACCAATATCTCCAATTACTATTGTTTATATAGATTGTTGTTGTAAATTACAAACAAGTACTATAACAGATGCAGTACAATTCTGTGCTTTATTTCCTCCTGTTAATTATGATGTAGAGCCTTTAGTAATTTCTGCTACTGGAACTTGTGGTGATGAAACTTGTGATCCTCCATTTCCTCCACCACCATTACCTACACCTTGTTATTGTTATTCATTATATAATAATCAAGCAGCAACAGGAACATATTCAACATCAATTGACTGTTATGGAAATGCAATTAGAATTAGTCCAATTCGTAATAGAACTTTGTACCTTCTTTGCTCTAGAACAATGCCTATTGTAAGTAACTTAAATATAGATGTTGCTCTTGTAGGAAACTGTGCTGATATACCATGTATAAGTAATGTTGCTTGTAGATGTGTAAATATTGAATTAATAGGAGGTTCTGGAACATTTGACATTGCTTATAAAAATTGTAATGGAGATATAATTAATGTAACTGTTACAGATTTTGTAACTGTATGTGCAATTGGTACACCTTGGGCTACTAGTGTTGCTCCTTTTCCAATTTATTATACATTTAGCAGCAGTTGTGAATGTTTACCTTAAAAGATTGCAAATAAGAAATAATTTATGTATATTAACTATAAAATAACAATATGAAACCTTTAAATCTAGATAAATCAGGATGTACTAATACATCATCAAATTGTGTTGTATGGCAAGGTCCAGACATTGCATGTATTTCTCTTTGTAAAGGAGACTCAATTACAGATGTAGTTTATAAAATGGCTACTGAACTTTGTACTGTAATGGATACATTTAACTTAGATAATTATGATCTTGGTTGTTTTGGTTCAGGCCCTTGTAATCCTGCAGACTTTAAAGCTTTAATGCAATTAGTAATAAACAAAATTTGTTTTATACAAAATTGTTCAGATTGTAAGGATGATTGTTATCCTTGTGCTACTACACCAGTTGTAGGAGCTGCCTTAACATCTTACAGTCTACCAGGGGACACTATAGTTCCTATTGCACCAGTATTTTATTATACTAATCAATTTGGTGACTTAGTTACTATGATGCCTCTTACTGATTATGTAATAGCTATTGGTAATAAAGTAAACAGTTTGGTAACAACTATCACAGCTATTCAAGGTACTTTAATACAATACAATACTAGAATTACAGCATTAGAACTTGCTCCAGCTCCAGTATTTGTAATACCTACTATAACTCCAGTATGTGTATTACCTCAAGTTAGTACAACTATAACTTTAGTATTAGCTTCTTTAGAACAACAATTTTGTCAATTAAGAACTGCTACAGGAACACCTAATCAAATATTTACTAGCTTAGGTCAACAACCTGCAGGTTTAGCAAATTCACCTTCATTAGCTAATCCTTTAACAGTAATGAGTGCTTTGCCTGGATTTGTTAGTACAGTTCAAAATGAATCTGACACTATTAGTAATATATGGGTTACTCTTTCTGATATGAGATTAGCAGTACAAAACATTGTAAATAATTATATCCCTAGTGTATGTTCAAGTATAGGTTTAACTATGTTTGGAACTTATGATTCAGGATCAAACTCAGTCACTGTATATGTTAATGGAACTATACCAATGGGCTTTGTAAATACTTATAATGCAGGAACTCCCTTTACAATTACAGATACTAATAATGCATCAACAACAACTAACATTGATATACTTAGTATTATTAATACACAAGGTGGCTTTAATATTACTTTAGGTAATACTTTATTAAATGGATTAACAAATTTATCTATTCTTGCTCAACCTAACTTTACTAATACAGCAAGTGGTTCTCAATGTCAATCTGTATTATCTTATACTATTGTAAATCAAGGATCTTGTCCTGTAGTAACTTATACACCAGCAGCAACTAATATAGCATTCTCATTTATTAGTGATGCAAATACTCAAACTTATACAGTTGAAATATGGGATGCTTTTGGTGTAGCTATTATTTCAAGTCAATCCTTTATATCAGTTGGTGTAAATACTTATACTGGTTCATTTGTAGGATTGACTACAGCAACAACATACAAACTTAGAGTTACAATAGATATAGCAAATGTAATAACTACATGTGCATTTACAGTAGAAACAACCCTTTAAAAAATAAAAATATGAGCTGCACAAGTTGTACAAATAGTTGTGATGGAGATTGCGGATGTATTCCACAAGGTCTAACAACCCCAAATTATTGTTTTGCTGATTTACCATCATGTCCTGACCCAAGTCCATGTAATGAAACATTTGATAGCAAATGTGTATATTATACTGGAGCTGAGATTGCATGTATGAATATTGAAAGTGGTCTGACTGTAGAAGAAGTTATTGAAAGCTTAGCTTTACAACTTACTCCATTTTTATGTCTTGAATGTCCAAGCTTAGCTGTACCAGCAAATGCTGCTACAAATATTGCTTATGATCAAACTTTAACTTGGAACATGGTAGCCGGTGCAACATCTTATGATGTTTACTTTGGAACTAGTAGCATATCAATGCCTTTAGTTTCATTAGGTCAAATCTTAACTACTTATACTCCTCTTTATCCTTTATTACCAAATACTACTTACTACTGGAAGATTGTTTCAAAGAATGCAGCAGGGGCTACAACTAATGTTTGTCCTACTTTTTCTTTTACAACAAAAGCAGATATATGTGTTAATCCTTTAACAAACTTTTTTGATAAAATAAACATTAATATTGAAGCACTTAGTCCTCCTACATCAGCTGGTATTATAACTATAATTGAAACTGCTTTAGATAATGGTGAGTTTTTAACTAACTGTAATTTCTGTTGTCCAGATTGTACAACAACAAATAGATATGTTTTAGCATCTGCTTCAACTTATGCTTTATATTATACTTCAGTATACAGTTCAACTTGTACACCTCCATGTTGTATAGAAGTTGATGCTAGTATTATTGCTATGAGTACAACTCCTGATCCTTTAGTTCTTACATTAGCTGCTGCTTTTGCTGCTGTACCACCTATAACTAATTGTTGTGGTACTAACTTTAATGAGTGTATGCAACAAGTTAAAGATCAGTTTCCTACTCAAATAACTACTATATTAAATACAGCTGGTGTTGTAGAAGAATCTACTTTTACAGGCTTAACTGATATGTGTATAGTTTCTAACTTTTTAGATAATTTACCAGCAATTTTAACAGAAGCCAATAAATCTGCTATATTAATAGCATTCTTAAATAAAGGTTTTGTAGTTCAATGCCGCCCAGAAGCTACTGTTATATCTAGTGTAGATACTTATATTACTTTTTTAACAGCTGCACAGAGCGGATGTTTATGCTATGTACCTTGTTCACTAACTTAAAATAAAAAAATATGTTAACACCAGCAACAATAAATGTAGAATTTATAGCAAATTATGCAGGTCAACACAGAGTGTGTTGGAGAGTTCAAAATTTAATAACTCCAGGTACTTATGCTTGTACTAACATAGTTACATGTGTAGGTGGAGGAAACATGTGTTCAACAATTGTTTCAGTAATGGTTGATCCAGAAAGTTGTGATCCTATAATTTTTGAAGGATACATTCAAGCTACATGTAATGTAGAAGGTAGTCTTGTTGATAGAGTTCCTTTTGAAGTTACTTATACACCAACACCAACTTGTACTGGTTATAGATTAACTAATACAACAGACTTAGTTGCTGATTTATCTTCTGCTGATTTAGGTTTAAACTGTAATGGAACAGTAAGACCAGCTACACAACTAGTAGCCGGCCAAGTTATTAACTTATGTGGTATATCTAACATGCCAGCAGGTATTGTAACTGACTATGATGTTACACCTACAAATCTTTGTTGTTATACTTGTAATACTTATAGAATTACAGGTATAAATACAGGAATGATGCCTGTAGGTACATTATATTATATAAATTGTACAACAAGAGAATTTACTGTTTTACCTATAACAGATACAGATCTTCCATTAGATATATGTATGGTAAAAGATTCATTAACTTATGCTGTCAATAATCTTGTTCTTACTATTACTGATATAGGTTCTTGCTAAAAATATTGTAATATCACGGTTTGTTGGTTTAAACGTGATCTAACAAGTGAGCCCCCAGTTAAATATATACTGGGGGTTTTTACTATATAGTAGTTGCATAACAGATAATAAAAGTTTATCTTTAAAATTTGAAAAATATTTTGTATATTTATAGGTGATATGATTATGAAAGAATTCAAGAAGCCTGATCTTAATGCACCAAGATGTAGAGAAAAGGTTCATACAGTGCTGAATAAAAAGTTTGTAGCTGAGTTTGTAGAAAAACATCCTCAATATAAAAACTTGGACATAGCTGATGTAAGAAAAATTCTTAATTCTTTTCATTCTAAATTATGGAATCATGCTATAAATAATAGAGATGGTGTTGAGTTACCTGAAAGTTTAGGTTTCTTATTTATTGGTACTTGTTTTAGCCCAAAGAAGTATAATACTGATTTTGGTGGTTCTATAAAAAATGATACTAGATTAAGACATAGAAACTTTGAATCAGATAATTTCCTAGCTAAAATCTTCTATACTAATTATGCTGCAAAATATAAGTTTAAACATAGAGATCTGTGGTCTTTCACTGGAGTAAGAGAATTTAAAAGAGGAGTAGCAAAAGTTTATCCTGAAAAGTGGAAGATTTTTATTCAAGTTGAGAATGGTAAACATATAACTAAGTATTTAAGAAATGCTCTTAAAAATGATTGGTTCAAAAACATAGCTGAAAATTATGTGGTTGATTCTTTATATAATGAATTTGATTTAAATTAATACAACATGACTACAATTGGGGATACAGTATCAAGATTAAGAAACATTGTAAAGGGTGTCAAAGAAGATGCCTTTCTTACAGACAGGTTTCTATATTCTTTAGTATTAAAGTATGCAAAGTCTTTGATTAGAAGACAAGATAATGAAAACAAGATTATGAGGTTTCAAAGTTTATTTGAAAAACTTCCTTGTGTTGAACTTATTGAGATAGATAAGATTGAAGCTTGCTGTGGTGGTATCAAGACTAACTGTACTATCATGAGAACTAAAGATAAATTGCCAACAGTATTAGAAGGAGCTTATGGGCCCTTATTCAGAACTATCAGTTCTATTGATGGATCTATTCAGTGTTATAAAACTTACCCAAGTACTTATACAAATATGGCTAACTTACCATCTTATAAATACAATAAAAATTCATACTATTGGTATTTAGGTGGTTACTTATATTTTCCTAATATAGTTTGGGAAGCTGTTTCTATTGAAGGATTATGGGCTGAGAGTATTCAGATGTATTTATGTGATGGTGATGTTTGTATGCCAAGACAAGATAGTGATACTCATATACCAGAATACTTATTTTCTGAAATAGAACAATTTGTAATGAAAGATTTAGGAATGCTAATGCAAGTACCTATTGAAAATAATGATGATAATCAAAATCCACTTAGAACCTAAAAGTCATGTCATATAATTATACTATAAAATATAGAACCTTTGATCAACTACTTGATGATGTTCAAGTTGATTTTCAAAACTTGTCTTTACAGAACATGATTGAACCTCAACAACTTATCAAGGTTGCTAAGAGAGTTACTTATGATTTAGGTTTAAGAATCATGATGACTAAAGAAGTCATGCTTGATGTTAAAAAGAATAGAGTAAAATTACCAGATGATTTTTTTGTATTAAACTATGCATTAATTTGTGATGAAGTTACTATACATGAACCAGTTAGTCAAGGTACTCATATTGAGGAAGTTAGACTTACTCCAACATATAGACAAACACCTGATATAATTAGTCCTTGTACTGATGGATCAGTTAATTGTCAAACTTGTGGAACTGCTTGTGGTGGATGTAATTGTGCATCAAGTCCTGCTGCATGTGTTAATCCTCCTGAGACTCAATACTGTGTTAAACCTAAAATACAAATAAATTGTAAAGGTGATACTTATGAACTTGTTCAAGTAGTTAAATCTCAAGAAAGAACTTATAAAAGATTATGGCCATTAAGAATGATTAACAATGCTCAAAGTATTGATTGTGATTGTCCTAATTTATATGCTAGATCTGCAGAAGAAGCTTGGATCAGAGATGGTTTCTTATTTACTAATTTTGAAAATGGTAAAGTATATATTACTTATCAAGGACAATTAGAAGATGATAATGGTAACTTACTAGTGCCAGATCATCCAGAAATTAATGAGTATTATGAGTATGCAGTTAAGCAAAGAATACTTGAAAACTTATTAATGAATGATGAACCTGTTACAGCTAAATTAAATTTAGTTGAACAAAGATTAAAAGTTGCAAGAAATTATGCTAAAAGTATTGTAAATACTCCTAACTTTGCAGAGATGAAACAAGTGTGGGAAGCTAATAGAAAAGCAATGTATGCTAAATACTATGAACCATTTAAATCTTACCCTTGGAATCAAGGTTATAATATTAATGTTAATAATCAAATGAATAGATTCTAATGGCACAAGAACAAGATACTACACCTAATTCACAACCAAGGACATTTGATAAATCTTTAAATGAAGATGTCAATGACTTTCATTTGCCCTCAAATGAATGGACCCAGGCTAGAAATGCAATTAATAATTCTGTTACTGGTGACTTAGGTAAACTAGGTAATGAACCAGCTAATTTAAAATGTGTAGATATAACAAATATTGTTATTGGAACTATACATATTATTACTGATAAGTGGGTGATATTTTCTACTGATGGATATGGTAATTGTGAAATAGGTTTATTTAAAGAAGGAACTTGTAGATATGATCCTTTAGTAAGTGACCCTTGTCTTAGTTTTCAATTAGAGAATTTAGTAATTGGTGTATCAAGATCTTTAAGTACTTGTACTTATAATATATATTGGGATGATAGTATCAATCCTTCTAGGGTTATGGAAATCAATGTTGATTATATTGATACTGATCCTACTAGTGTAGATTACTTTAATCCAAATCTTTTTGATTCTGAAGTAAATGGTCAATATACAAGTACTATTCCTTGGGTACAAACTTGTGTAGATAGTAATGGTACTGATCCTGGTGGTTGTATAATTTGTACAAACACTCCTGTATTAGATTGTGATAAATTAAGACTTGCTCAATATATATTACCTATATGTCCAAGAGTAGAAAAAGGATTTAGTGGTGGTAACTTATTAAATGGATCATACATGGTTGCTATGGCCTATTCTGTAAATGGTCAAAAGATGAGTGATTGGTATGTATCTAATACTCAAGGATTATTTGATCATAATAATAGTTCTTGTTCTTTAGATGTTTTTATTGATAACATAGATCAAACTTTTGATCAAATCATAGTTGCTACAGTTGCTACTATTAATCAACAAACTGTTGTAAGACAAGCAGGGTTATATAGCACAAGACAAAGAAGATTAAGCTTTGATACAATTTTTGATACATGGCCAACTATTCCTGTTGAACAGTTACCTATCATGACTCCTATTGTTAATAAGACTGATGCTATGTATAGTGTGGGAGATTACTTAATAAGAGTTGGGCCTACATCAAAAGAGAATTTTAACTACCAACCATTAGCAAATCAAATTGTAACTAAGTGGCAATCAGTAGAATATCCTTCAGACTACTATCATAAAGGAGGTAACAAAACTGGTTACATGAGAGATGAGGTTTATGCTTTTTTTATTGAATGGATTTATGATACAGGTGATACATCTGCTTCATATCATATACCAGGAAGACCTCCTTTACTTTATACTATTCCTTATAGTATTCCATCTATTACAATATCTGAAATAGCTGATTGGAATTATATTCCCCCTCCTGGTAGTACTAACAATGCTTTAGTTGGTGATACAATGGTATTTGAAACTTATAATACTGCAACATGGACAGGTGCTCCAGGAACTCCATTATCTGATGGTGGTGTTGTTATTGCTGAAGGTTATATGGGTTATTGGCAATCTACTGAATACTATCCAGACAAGCATCCTGAGATTTGGAATGCTAGTTTTTATTGTTGGTCAACATTAAATCCTATTTTTCCTTGTATTGGTACTGTTTTACCTCCTCCCTATGTAGGTACTCCTAATGATGACTATGATCTTTGTGGTAAACCTATAAGACATCATAAATTTCCTGAAGATATTGTTTCAGGTGATCCTTCAGGAAGTGCTACATTATTTAATTCAGGTAGTGGAACTACTATAAGAGTAATGGGAGTTACTTTTGAAAATATTAGAGCTCCAAGAACAAATGATGGGCAGTTAATTCCTGGTATTATTGGTTATAGAATATTAAGAGGTACAAGAAATGGTAATAAAACAGTTATTGCCAAAGGTATCATTAATAACATGAGAGAGTATAATATACCAGGATCTAGTAAGAATGGTTTAATGCCTAACTATCCTTACAATGATTTAAGAGCTGATGATTATTTAAGTATGGGAGAAACAAAAACAGATGCTGTAAGTGGTTTTATTACAGGTTTTAATCCTATGCCTGGTGGGTTTATTGGAGAGTCAGCTTTTAATGATAAACATTATACTTTTCATTCACCAGATACAAACTTTTCTAATCCTTTTTTAGCTGCTAAAGAATTTAGAGTATATACTAATATTTCAGGAAACACTATAGGTAAATTTGATTTATCTGAAAAACATCCTAAAGAAAAACTAGTAAGTAACTTATCATTTATTATAGCTGGAATTGGTGGTATTGGTATTGCATTAGTAGCAGCCAATGGTAAAAGACAAACACCTTATAAAAACCCTACTGTTGGATATTCTGGAGGATTATTAGGTGGATATGCTACAGGTAATTTACCTTCTTTACCTGATATAGCCCTTCTTGCTATAGGTGCTGCTACTAAAGGTGTTACTCAACCATTTAAAGGAGTTGTTGATGCTGGTGTATTAGGTTCAACTTTACTAGGTAAAAGTACTAATTTTTGGTATAAGTTTTTTCAAGATATTATTAATGCTGGATATACAGGTAATGCAGCTACTGTAACACAAGAAGTTGTTCAAACACCTGGATATTTAGATGATATAAGTATTTTCTCTGCTGGACCTTTAGGGCTTTTAACAGCTCCTCCTTTATTTTTAAATTACTTTAGTGATGGTACAGATAGTATATTAAGATTAATGAAAGCATTAATTAGATATAGAGATTTTGCTGTAAGATATCATTCATATGGTTACTATAATAATATTAATGCAAGAGGTTCTTTATTTAGAAGTTCACTTGTTAGTCAACAATATTTAAATCCTGAAATTTTAGATTTAAACAGTACCTATAAAATAAACAATTTATTCAGAAGTAGAACAGTACATTTTGAATCTATTTCAAGTTTTGGTTTTCCCCTTATAACAGATGACTCAAGATTTACAGGAGCAGAAGCTCAAACTGGATTACCTGCTGATAAAAAAACAATTGATAATTTACTTAACACAGAATATGTTAGAACTTGTTCATCTTTATATGGAGCATTAAAAGTTAGAATAAAAAATCAATATAGCCAATTAAATAATATTGTTCAGTTACCTACTTCACCATGTTATACTAGAGTATATATTGATAATGATGGTAACTTTCTTGATTCTAATGGTGCTAATGCTACACTATATTCTTCTACAGAAACATTATTTGGTGGAGATGTTTATATAAACAAGTATACTGAAAAAAATACATTTTTCTTTTTCTATGATTGGTTAGAAGGTCAACCAGATGGTGCACAGTTAGATTATTCTCAACATGTAATGGTTCCTTATCCTCATTATTGGGCTAACTTTAATGAATTTCAAACAAGTGATTTTACTACAAGTATATTTACTGCAATTACTGGAGGTTCAGTTGGTGGTTCAGCTGGTTTAACATTACCTAGTAGTTACTATGCTTTAGATGGAGAAGCCTTTATTCAAAATTCATTAAGTGCATTTAATCCTGATATTTTTAGATTTGATAAAAGAGGTTGGTTTTATTTATTTAATTCTGGTGTAAGAAACTTTTTTGTAGAAAGTGAAATTAATGTAGCTTATAGAGATAGAGGAGAGTTAGATGTACAAAGATTTTATGATCCTTATTCTGGTAGTGATACTAAAACTTTATTTGATACAGCTATAATTAAAGCAGGTAACTATTACAAGTATGATATATCATTAAGTGTAACTAAGTTATTTAAAAATTACACTTCTTGGGCTAGTATGCAAGCTAGTACTTATAATCCTTATATAGCAGAAACTTGTTTTGTATATATACCTACTAGAGTTATCTATTCTTTACCAGCTCAGTATGAAGGTTTAAAAGATGCTTGGAAAGTATTCTTAGCAAATAACTATTATGATTTTGATAATGTAGTTACTTGTATTAAACCTATAAATAAAAGTGGTGCTATTATATTCTTTGATGCAGCAAGCCCAGTTCAATTCCAAGGTACTGATCAATTAGAAACAGGCTTAGGAACTAAACTTACTATTGGTGATGGTGGATTATTTTCACAACCTTTGCAAGCTCTTATTAATGTAGATTCTTCTCATGAGTATGGATCTTGTCAAAACAGAATGAGTGTTATTAATACTCCTGCTGGTGTATATTGGATTAGTCAAAACCAAGGTAAGATATTTACTGTTGCAGGAGGTGGTATTAAAGAAGTATCTAATATAAATTTAAAATGGTGGTTTAACCAATATTTACCTTATCAGTTAATTGATGATTATCCAAATTTTCAATTATTAGATAATCCAGTTATTGGTCTTTCTTGTCAATCAGTATATGATAATGAAAATGGTTTATTATACTTTACTAAAAAAGATTATTCTTTAAAGAAAGATCTTGCATCAAAACCTGTTTATATAGGTGGTAATAAATTCTTAGTAGATGGTATGTTAAATATTCAATTAGGAAATCCTAATGATATTTACTGGCCATTATATTTTGATGAGGCATCATGGACTATAAGCTTTGACCCTAAAACTCAAGGTTGGTTAAGTTATCATGACTGGCATCCTAACTTCTGTCTTCCGGGTAAGAACACCTTTATGACTGTTAGTCCTTTAGATGGTAAAAGTATTTGGATTCATAATGAAAGATTTGATCTATATTGTAATTACTATGGAGAAGATAAACCTTTTGAAGTTGAGTTTCAAGTTACTACTGGTCAGGAAATAACTTCTCTAAGAAGTATCCAATATTACTTAGAGTGTTACAAGTATTCTCCTAATGGTTATGATAGATTTCATGTATTAGATTATAACTTTGATGAAGCTACAATTTATAACACTGAACAAACTTCAGGCTTATTAAAACTAATACTTAATCCTAAAGAAAATCCTACTGCTATATTAACTTATCCTATTATTAACCCTACTAATATAAATGTTCTATTCTCTAAGGAAGAAAACAAATATAGATTTAATCAGTTCTGGGATATTACAGAAGATAGAGGAGAATACTTTAATGCTTTGATTCCAGGATTTGCAGAAAGACCTATTTGGGATACTGCAAGTAATGGTTATATTAGAGTACTTAATTCTTTTAACTTAAACTATAATAAAGATCCTTTTCAAAGAAAGAAATTCAGACATTATAAAGTTACTGTGTTATTAAGAAAGTTAGTATCAGGAAATAGAAAAATGTTGGTAATGTTAGCAGAAACTAAAAACCTTTTATCCCCAAGATAATGAAGCAAAATAAGATACCTAGAAATGAGTACATCATAAAACCTAAAGGAAAAACCAATCCTTATAAACATGATGTTGTATATACTAATCTTGGTCAGTGGAAATATCCGGGTCAGGTAACTAAGATTCCTAGTAACCAGATTACTATGCAAGGTGTAAACTATCCAGTACAAGGTATAGATGACACAGGTTACTCTCAAATGATGTATCCAGGTATGGACTATCAGTTTCCAGGTCAGTATGTTACAGAGTATCCTATGGCTCAAGATGGTAGACAAGTAAATGAATTTGAAGCTGATCTTATATCTAAAATTTTGATGAATAGAAACAAAGATAAAGACTTTGTTAAAAGAGCTTATGATGTAGGAGCTTATCCAGATTCTAATATGTTTACTAAATTAGATGATAATGAATTTGGTCAAAGAAATTCTCATTTAATGGGTTGGGAAGAAGATGAGTCTGGACAAGCTTATATGTATCCAAGTGTAATGAATCCAACAAATGAATCTATAAAAGTACCTAATCAATATGCAGATTATATATCTTCTGAAGGATATAAAAAAGCTACAGGAATGATTCCTGAAAAACCTTTTGGTGGAATACATACTAAGACTAATACTCATATGGCAACAGGAGGTTGGTTAGATAGTTATCAAGATGGTGGAGATAATGAAAACAGTGTTATAAATATGCTAAGTAAAAACACTTTAGCTAAAGGAGAAAGATCTAATCAAGATAATACTAGAGTTTCTAAAGTTCCTATAAAAACATTACAGGCATTACAAGCACAAGCACAAGCTGAGAAAGCAGCTAGATATCAAGCTACAGAACAACCTGTATTATCTCAAGGTAAAAAACTTAATCCATCAGAACAAGCTTATAGTGATAAAGTAAAAGCAAGAATAGCTAATCCTTCTAATGACTTGGGAATAACTGCTGCTAACATGGCATCAGCATTAACAAGATTTAGATATTTAAATCCTGAAGAAATTGCAGCTACTACAAATAATCCTAGTGCTACTGCTGGTTTAGCTTCAAATATTATGACTGAAGCTTTAGCTAATGAGATGGCTGGACCAGCTCTTGGAAAAGCTTTTAGTTCAGGATCTAAAAACTTAGCTAAGAAGAAATTAGAAGAACAAACTATTAATAATTTTCAACCACAACATTTTGATATACCACCACCACCATCATATGAACAATATGCTGCTAGTAACTTAGATCCAGTATCACAAAGAGTATGGCAACAACAACCTATAATTGATGATTTTATTATTACACCTGAAACTAGAGGTTTAATGAATTTTACTGATCCTGTAGATATAGCAAGAAATGCTTGGCACAACAATGATAGATTTTTGACATATGCTGAAACACATCTTTTAGATAGAGAAGGTCTTGGAAATATAGAAGATTATTTAAGACCTAATGCACCTATTAATACAGGTTATACAGTACCTAATATTAATAGCCCTTCTTCTTGGACTAATTTTGAAACTTTACCTAATAAACCTGTAAATAGATCAGGCTTAACAAAAGAAGAAGCTTTAGAAAGATTTGCTGGTACAGATAAAGAAGCTATTTCTAAGATGTCTGAAAAAGATTTTAAAGAAAGTGTTATGAAACCTACAGGTGAAATTGTACCATATAAATTAGGACCAGAAGTTAATCAAATGGCTTATAACACAGACTTAAGAAATATGCAATTAAAAGATGCAATTCCTATGAGCAATGAAGAATACTCTAGTGCTTTTAATGAAAGACTTGATTTACTAAATGATATAATTGCAAAAAATAATAAATCAGGAGTTGAGTACAAAGTTACAGGATTAGATCCAGGAGGTAACTTAATATTTGAAACTCCTAAACAATTTATTAAGAAAGAATTAACAGGAAAACAAAAACAAAACTTAGACTTGTATCATAAAAATCCTCAAGATTGGTTAATTAAAAAAGCAGGTTTAAGAAAAGAAGGAGATGTATGGAAATTTAATAAAGATGTAAATGCTCCTACTTTTTCTGACAAACAAGCTGCTTTAAAGTATTTTGATGAAAAAGTTGTAAAGAATATGGCTAATCAAAAATTAGAAGGAAAATCAGTATGGTCAGTAGGAATTAATCCAGGACAATGGAGAGGTGAAGTTGAAGATATTGCTAATAGTGAATATTATAAAAGTATTCCAGGATTAGATATGAGAAATACATCAAGTAGTGTATTTGGAGATATGAAACCAAGAAGAGGTAGTGGTGCTTATGAATCTATTAATGAATATCTTAAAGGATTAGATTTAGGTAGAGTAAAACCTGGTTTTAATTCTCAAACAAAATCTTCTAGAGAGCTTTGGGATAATAGTGTAAAAAAAGGAAAAGCTTTTGGTTTTTATAATGATCCAAATACTGTTTATGGTGCAATGAAAAGTGCATTACCTTATGTAGGAACTGGTGCATTAGGAGCAGCAGCTTTACAACAAGAAGAACTAGGAGGTTGGTTAGATGATGAATTTAGAAGAGGTGGTCAAAAAGGATTAAAGAAGTACACATCTAAAAATATTCAATCTAGTGTTAATGATATAATGCTAAGAAATGAAACTTTATTTGGACCTGCTGGTAAGAAAAGATATAAACCAGGATTAAAGTATAAAGATGGTGGATGGCTTGATAATATGTATTAATTTTTGTATATTTGTATTATGACTAAAGAAGAAATGTTAAATGGTATGTCTGAACAAGAGTTCTATGACATGTATCCAACCCAAGAAGATTGGGATAATGCCCAACAAATGAAACTTGGTGGCTTAAGTGGGGCACCTCATAATGGTCAACCTACTGCTGATGAGTTCTTTAGTTATGGATCTCATTACAATGACTCAGTAAATGTACCTATGGGTAATCCTTATTATGCTGCTGAAGGTGGTACACCTTATTATGGTGGACCTACTAGACCTTATGCATATGGTGGAGGTTTACCAAATGGTGCTAATGAATATGATATGCCTTGTATGAATTGTGGTGGTTATATGGAAGAAGGTGGATACATGGAAGATGGTGGTGGAGATTATAATTCTCCTACTAACTATGGATCATTTAATGTACCTATGGCTTATGGTGGAGGTTTACCAAAAGCACAAAGAGGTAATAATCCTAATTATAAGTATACTCCTTTATCTAAAAGAGATAGTACTAATGTAATGAGACAATTAGAAAAACCTGAGTTTCAACCAGGTTATTCATATAGAGTTTCAAAAAATAGAAACAATGTCTATCAAACTTCACCAAGTGGTCAAGAAAATGAATATAATGGATGGCAAAGTAATACTGCTAAACATGCTGCTTTACAAGAGTATATAGCAAGACAAGATTTAGCTGCTGGAAAAGTTCCCTCTCAACCTCCTGTATTTGCAGATACATATAACCAATATCGTGGTATGGTAAAAGAAGATGGTGGTGTACTAGATGCTAGTAATAACATGTCTTATCCTACTTTTGAAGATGGAGGAAAATATAATTTATTGAACCTTATTAAGGCTGCTTCAAAGAAGATGAAGAAAGCTTATGGTGGAGATACTGTAACTCAAGGTGGTAATTCTGATAATTATCCTCAAGGTATTACTCAAGCTTTTAAAAATGGTATTAAGAATAATACTATGAATGCTTTAATGAATGAAGAACAAGAATCATTCAGTAATGAGATTAAACAAATGGGTGGTTATTCTGGTGGTTATAATCAACAACCTCAGTTTGATAGAAAAAATCAAGGCATGCAAAATATGTATCAACAAAGAATAGATGATACACAATCTAATTTAAAAAATGACTTTAGTAATTTTGGACAGTCTATGAAATACTTAGGAGCTACTGCTAATCCTTATACTAAAACTTCTGTTTCTTATGCTGCTGAAGGAACTCAAACTGGTTCAAGAAACATGTCAGCAGAAGAATGGGAGTGGATGGATGAACAAAGAAAGGCTAAACAAAATGAAGCTAACTATGCTAGGTATTTTGGTTCTCAAGGAACAAGAGGAATGAATTATATTCCTATGAACTATAGTCCTTTTAATAAGATTTCTAAAAAAGATGTAGGAATAATGAAGCAACTTGCAGATAATCCTTCAACTAATCTTAAAGAATTTAGTCATAGACACTTTGGTCCTTGGAGTAAAACTAAAATGACTTTTGGTTATAAAGATCAAGCTCCTTTTACTGAAAATAAACAAGATCCTATTCAAGTAGATTTAAAGAATAATACTACTCAACCTTCATTTGAAGAACAAGCTGCTCTTCCATTAGTTGGACCAAGAGTTGATAATACTTCAACAACAGATGCTATGCAAGGTTTTATACCTAAGCAAATTTTTATGGATAGTCAATTAACACCTAAAAATAATTATTCTCAATCATCTGGTTCAAATAATTCTATTAATTCTATGCAAAATGCAATGGATAATTCAATTGAAGGAACAAATCAAACAATAATATATAATAAACAACAAAAATATGGTGGCTTATCAAAAGCTCAATATGGTAAAGATCATATGAGTACAAATGCTGCTGATGGTACTTATGATAATTTTGGTAATGCTACAGGCTTAAGTTCAGCTACTGGTAATATGGGATTAAGTTCTAATCCTATGACTAATCAAGGTTCTTTTACTCCAATAGGTAATGCACCAGGAGCAGCTCCTTCAAATATTTCTTATCAAGGAACTCCTCAACCAGCTTTTTCTACACCTGAGTCAGTAGGTATACAACAAAAAAATACCATAATGAATGGAATGGGGGTTGATAAAACAGCTACTATTACTCAAAAAGGAAGACCAGGATTTAGTGGGGAAGGAATGGCTAATGCTATGATTGCAGGAACCAATATGGCATCTAGTTTTTTAGAGGCTGGTCAAAATGCTAAGAATGAACAAAAATTAGGAGAACTAAGATTAGCAGATAATGCTTTTGTATCTACTCCGGGTAATGCACAAAGTAGAGGTGACTATGATCCTAACTCAGGAATGTTTAGACCTGATGATATGGTACCTGTTCAATTTGCTGGATATGGTGCTTATGGTGGATCTTTTCAAGATGGTGGTATGCAACAACAACAACAACCTGATCCTCAACAAGTTATGCAAGGTGTTGCTACAATGTTACAGCAAGGTGCAAAACCAGAACAAGTTGCTAAACAATTAGTTGAAATGGGTATACCTCAAGAACAAGTAATACAAATCATACAAGCTGTAATGCAACAATTACAAGGTGGTCAAGAACCTCAACAACAACCAATGAGATATGGTGGTTATGCAACAGGTGGTGCAGCTGAAGAAGAATCTTATGAAGAAGATTTAAATGAAGATGAGATTGCTGAGTTAAGAGCACAAGGATATGATGTAGAATATATTTAAACAAATATTATGGCAAGAGTTAGAATAACTAAAAGAGTACCAAAAGCATTATCAGGACTTGAAATGAAAATGAGTGCTGGTTTGTATGGTAAAGGTACAAATGGTAATAGCCAATTTAGAAAAAATGGCCACTTAGAAGCTGGAAAAATATCTCAACAACCTACAGAAGTAAGAGATACTTTACAACCTGTAGCTAGAGATGGTGCAAACTTAGAAGCTGAAAGAGGTGAAACTGCAATGGTAAACATTGATGGTATTCCTGCTCATTTTAAAATTGGTGGTAAAAGACATAGTGAAGGTGGTACTCCATTAAACCTTCCTGATAACTCTTTCATCTTTAGTGACACAGCTAAGATGAAGATTAAAGATCCTATCATGCTTGCACAATTTGGTATGGTACCAAAGAAGTCTGGATACACTCCAGCTGAGATTGCTAAGAAGTATGATATTAATAAATTTAGACAAGTATTAGCTGATCCTAATTCTGAAGATGTTGATAGAAGCACAGCAGAGTTAATGATATCTAACTACAATATGAAGTTAGCTAAACTTGCTTTAGTGCAAGAATCATCTAAAGGATTTCCTCAAGGTATTCCAGTAGTAGCTATGCCTTATGTAATGGCTAGTGGTATGAATCCTGAAGAACTTTTACAAGTAGATACACAAGGTCAAGAAGAACAATCTGATGAAGATATGGGTGTATCTAGATATGGTGGAGGTTTAATGAGAGCTCAAGTAGGTGCAATTAATAAACCTGCACCAACTGGTTCACTTACTGCAGCAACTTCTTATAATACTCCTTTACAAATTAATCAAGCTGATATGGAGTACACAAAAAATGGTGTATTAAATGATCTTGCTGATTTTTCTTTAGGTGTATTAGAATTTCCACAAAGAGCTGCAATGTATGCAGGTACAGGAATGTTTGGTGATAAAGCTAGATATGAAATGCCATCAGAAGCTATTTTAAGAAATTATCCACAAGCATCTCCTGCATTAACTTTTGCTGCAGATTTAATAAGTCCAGGTTTAGTAGCTGGTGTTGTAAAATCAGCTTCAAGAATAGGTGTTAAAACTATAGCTTCAGAGATTGCAAGACAAGCTGCTCAAGATGCTGCTAGGCATGTTGCAACAGAAGGTTTTAAAAAAGGAGCTAGTAAATTAGTACTTAATAAACAAATGGCTGAAGAACTTTTAAAATCTTCAGGAAGAAAACTTACTGAAAGAAATTTTGCTATAGCTGAAAAAACATATAAGACAGCAGCTAATAAAGCTGTAGATTTGCTTATTAAAAAACCCATATTAAAAACACAACCAGCTAAACTTATTTCTAAAATAGATCCTGTAGCATTGAAAACTGCAAGTAAAACATCTGTAAAAGAAACAACAAAAATATTACCTGAAATGGTTGGTGAAAAAGTAACACAAGCTGCTAAATGGACTAATGAAAAAATTAGAAAAATTGCACCTGTAGTAGCTGAAAAATTAGAAGATGCTGCAGACTTTACTAGAAAATATTCTCCAACAGTAGCTCCACTAAAAGCTCCTGTTGCAAAACAAATATTGACAAGAACTCAAAAAGATGATGGTTCTGATTTAATGCAAAATGTAGGATATGATAATGTTGCTAGAAAAGAGTTATATACACATTCTAAATATCCAGGTAAAACATTTTATTTAAATAAAGATATAGGTAGATATATATTAAATGAAGAAGCTAAACCTAAAGATATAAAGATTATTAAAGATAAACCTGCTGCAGCACCTAGTGCAACAGTAGCTCCTACAGCAACAGTAGCACCTACACAAACTACTACACCTGTTCAAGAAGATTATACACAAACATATAATTATTAATAACTATGGCAAATATAAAACCAGGATGGAATAAAGTAGGTAATGAATTTATTCTTTATGATAATAATCTTGTAGAAAAAAAAAGACGTTCTACTGATCCTAAATTAGATCAAGGTGTTGATAAAACTGGAGCTGAAGGAAGACTTGCTAAAGCTGCAGCTGCTACAGGTGATGTTCCTTTATTAATAGAACCTTATGGGTATGGTAGTAATAAACTTCATCATTCAAAATATGATAAAGCTCAGTGGGAAAAATGGGCTGCAGAAACAGGGTTTAAACCTAAAAGCAGAACAGTAGCTGGTCAAAATAAAGAGTTTCAAAACTATTTACTTAATGATCCTAAATTTAAAGATAGAGTATTACAAATACATACAGATTTAGGAATGCCTTATGCTAATAGACCTGATGATAATTTTCTTGGTGAAAGATGGGATAAGATTATGGAAAAACTTACAGCTCCAGAAGAAGATAAAGTTATTCCTCCTGCTGCTGAAAAACCTAAAGATGCAGATAGAAAACCTATTGAACAACATACTCCTATTCCTTATGGTGAAAATCAAAATGCTCCTTGGTGGTTACAAGATACTATTAAAACATTTGGTGCTGTAGGAGATATGGCTAGACTTAAAAAGTATTTACCTTGGCAAGCTACTCCTCAAGTAAGATTACCAGAAGCAACATTCTATGATCCTACTAGAGAACTTGCTGCTAATACTGAAATGGCTAACATGGCTATGCAAAATTCTGCAGCATTTACTAATCCACAACAACAAGCTGCTGCTAATACAGTTGCTCAAGGTCAAATGGCTAAAGCTGCTGCTGATACAATGGGAAAATATAATAACTTAAATGTTACTTTAGCTAATCAATTATCTCAACAAAATACAGGTATTATGAATCAAGCTTCTCAAAATAAAGCTAATCTTGATACACAATTATATGATAAATATACAGTAGCTAATCAACAGTTTGATAATTCTAAAGCACAAGCTAGACAAAATATAAGACAATCTTATATGGATGCTATTACTAATAGAGCTAATACAGCTAACTTAAATACATTGTATCCTCAGTATGCTGTTGATCCTTCTGGTGGAGGTTTTGCTTATTTTAGACCAGATCCTAATAAGATAGATCCTGCAACTAGATATGATCATTATGATGCTTTACAGAAAAAAGCACAACAGTATTCTAGTGATCCTACAATACAAGCTAAGTATTTTAATATTATGTTAAATAAAGGAATTGATCCTAATGATCCTAATGATGAACTTAATCTGATTAATAATAGAGGTTATAGAAACAGTTAATAAAGCAAATAAACTTTAAAAGTGTATTACAACCTCAAATAAATTTTGTATATTTAAAACATAATATTTTACTAAAACTATGAAACAATTAATGCTTACAAAAGGATACTATGCTCTAGTTGATGATGATGATTATTATTGGGTTAGTCAATTTAATTGGTGTGCTATAGAACTTGATGGTCAAGTATATGCTAGAAGAAGTAAAAAGAAAGGTATATTAAAAAGTAATGAACCTTATGAAATTTATTTACATAGAGTAGTAACTAGATGCACAGATAAAACAAAAGTAATTGATCATATAGATCATAATGGGTTAAACTGTCAAAAAGATAATCTTAGAATATGTACACCCAGTGAAAATAAAAGAAATGTTAGAGCTTATACAACTAGTTCATCTGTATTTTTAGGTGTAAGTTTTGATAAAATAAGAAATAAATGGGTAGCTCAATTAACACATAATAATAATAAAATTTTAAGTAAAAGATTTACTACAGAAAAAGAAGCAGCTACTGCTTATGATGCTGCAGCTAAAGTATATCACGGAGAATTTGCAAATTTAAATTTTAAATAATATGGCTACCTATCTTCAAAATGTCACCGACTATATCCCTCAGATACAACCATTCCGCCCAGATTATAACTTTTTGGGCAATGTTTTACAGACAAGACAAACTAAGTATGATGCTTCTAAGAAACAAATAAGTGAGTTATATGGCTCCCTATTGAATGGACCATTAAGTAAAGAGACTAATATTAAAAGAAGAGATGAGTTCTTTAAGGTTATTGATAATGATATTAAAAGAATATCAGGTTTAGATTTATCCTTACAACAAAATGTTGACCAAGCACAAAATGTATTTAAAGGTTTCTATGATGACAAGTACTTAGTAAGTGATATGGTTAAAACTAAAAACCATATGAATGAACTAGAGAAAGGTGAAAATTCTAAATATTGTTATGACCAAGATAAATGTGGTGGTACATATAATGAAACATCAATGAGAAAGCTTCAATATAAAATGGAAGAGTTCAAAGCTACTTCTGATGATGAAGCTTTAAATTTTGACATGGGTAGTTATGATGCTTACTATAACTGGCAAAAAGATGCTGCAAAAAATCTTAAAGATCAAGGTATGACTGTTACTCAAGACAGTGAATCTGGTCATTATATTGTAAGAGACAAAAATGGTGTATTAGTAGAGAATGCTTTATATAATATGTTTGATCAAATTTATAGTAATGACCCTAGAGTTGCTAATAATTATGATACTAAAGCTTATGTTTTTAGAAAAGATTCAGTAAGAGGTTTAATGCCTCAATATAACAATGATGAAAAAGCTGCTGAAAAAGTTTTTATTGAACAAAATATGAACAAGGGTATTAAAGCTTTAAATAAAGATTTAACTATTGTAAATAACAACCACAACCAATTAAAAGGTAGACAGATTGAACTTGAGCGTAAAAAAGGAGCTTTAACTAGTAGAGAAAAACAAGAATTAGAAGTTATTAAACAAAGAAGAGAAGCTGCTACTGTCACTAGAGATAACTTACAATCTAGATTAACTAGTATTCAAACAAACATGGATTCTGGTGATATGAGATCTTTAATCAACAAGTTTGATCAATCAAACTCTGCAGCATTCCAACATGAAGACTTAAGCAAGATGGCTAAGATAATGTCTATGCAAGGTGCAGAACATACAATAGTTAAAGAAACTGCTGCTTATGACTTAGCTCTTAAAAAAAATCTTGAAAAATATAAAAGTGATTTAAATATTTTTGAAAAAGTTATTCAAAGCAATATAGATAAAGAATTAGAAAAATATAAAAAAGATCTTGATAAAACAGCAGCTAATGAACAGGCTAATTCAACTACAGAATTATTTCCAGGAGCTGTTGGATCAAATGTACCTTTAAATTTAACAGAACATCCTGAAGGTGTATATATATTACAAGCTGCTGAAAGTTCTGATGTATTTAAAAAAGCTAATGATGGTTCTATGAATCTTTTATATACAACTTTTAAAGCTGCTAAAAAAGCTGCTCTTGCTGATCCTACAACAGGTGCTGGAGCCATTGATTATTTAGATAAAACTTATGGTAAAGGTAAATGGCAAACTATGGAAACAGCTGAACAAGTTAAAGCTGCTATTAAAGATCAACCTTTACAGTCTTTAAAAAAAACACAAACTTATATAAAAGATAATCCAAACACTAGTTGGGGAAAAGAGGTATTAAAAAGTAATAGTGTTGCATTAGCACAAGTAAATATAGATGCTGCTGCAGGTGTTGCTCAATTAAATAATTTTAAAAAAGGAATTAAAACTACTGCTGAAAAAGTAGCTAATTCAGTAGATCCTGATTTTAAATTAGCAAAATATTTAGTGAATGAGTATGGTGTTTTAGATCATGATGATAAACCAAATGCAAAGTTTATAACTGAATTTTTAAAAACAAGACCTAATGGTAGTAAAGGTGATATTGAAGATGCTTTCCAAAAAGCTAAGAGTCAGTTTTTATATCATTACAATAGACAACCTAAAATAGGCTTTGACCAAATGATTGATATTACTAAGAATGAAGGTTCTGGTATGAAGAGTAGTAATTCATTACTTTTTAATAGAGTAGATGCTTCACAAAATCCTGATATAAATAAACAGATATCTAACACATTAAGTCAAGCTTTTGCTAACCCAGGTAAATACAAAGCTTTAATAGGAGGTCTTGATGCAGAAAATTATGCAAGTAGTAAAGATAGTGATCCAGGAGCTGATGCATTTTTTAGACAGTTTCTTATTGACATGAATAAGGCTGATAAAAAAGATGCCAAAAGACCTATTTATAGTGTTGTTGTTAATGGAACTGCTGCTGATGATTTAACTCAAAGTGGTTTTACAATAAGACCTTCTCAAGCATATATTCAAGATTATATGACTAAAAATGAAAAAGATCCAGGGTTAGTAAGTCCTGATATTCTTACAAGAGGTATATCATTATTTTATGATAACAGTACTATTAAAACAGATATTACTTCTAAATTAAAAGTTAATGCTATGGAGAAAATACTTTTAGAAAAAGGTTCTTATACAGTAAATAACTTTTCAGAGACTTCTGGTAGAATAGAAATTGAGTATGATCCTGATACAAAGTTGACAACTATACAACCTTATTATATATCACATGATGGTGATAAAATTATAGATCTTAAAGGTAATCCATATATTGTTGATGATATTAAAGCTGTAGATGAAACAGTTAATATATACATTAATGGATTAGCAAATGGTCAAAGAACTAATGATTTAGTTGATGAAAGACAAAGATTAATAAATCAAAGTAAAAATAAATAAGATGGCAGAAGAATTAGCTAGTCAAGGACAAGAACAAGAACAACTTGCTCCTCAAGAAAGTGAATTAACTAATGGGGCTCCTGCTTTACAAGCTTTAAATAATTCTGCTGTTGATAGAATAAGACAAATTGAAGAATCTTTAAATTTACCAGCTAGACCAAATAGTATTGATGCTTATAAAAATATAGCAGGTAATCCTATAACAGGATCTAATCCTTCAGCAAAAAATTCAAATAGCTCTGTTGACTTTTTTACAAGCATGGATAAAGCTTTATCAGCTATGCCTAAAAAAGAAAGTGATATCTATGGAGCAATGAGACCATTTAGTTATAATGGTGATACTGATGGAGCTAACTTTGAAAGATACCATTCTTCTGGTGATTTGTATAATAAAATTGGCTTTTCTCCTTATAGAGATAATGAATCTTTATATAATGATAAGATGACATTTGGTGATGAGTTTGTAAGAGCTGCATCACAATGGGATAACTTAGTAGGTACAGGTTTTAGATCCGGAATTAGGTCTTGGAGTACTTTATTTACTGATCCTTTAGCTCCAGATTTAGAAGGTGCTAGAGAAATGGAAAGAATAATGGCTGTTGGTTCATCTACAAAAGGTGGTATTGGTGGTTTTTTTATAAATACTTTTTTAAACTCAGGATATACTATTGGTATTGGTGCAGATTTTTTAGCTGAAGAATTAGCTTTAATGGGATTAACTGCTGCTACTGGTGGACTAATGGGAGCAACTGGTGCTTCTATGATGGTAGGTAAAGGCTTAAATGCTGTTGAAAATGTTTTTCAAGGAGCTAAAACTGCTTTTGCTGGGTCAAAAAGAATGGAGAATCTCCGTGCTATAAACAGTGTTCCTGAAATGAAAAGTCTTTGGACTAAGATGAGTCAAGGAACTAAAAGTGTTGTAAGAGAAACTGCTAATATTTTAAATCCTTTAGACCAAACTGTTGATGCATTAAGAGCTACTGACTATGCAAGTAACTATGCTAAGATGACCAAAACTTTTGGAGCTTTTGCTGATGACATGTTGATGATGAAAGGAGCTGTTTCTGAAGCTAAGCTTGAAGGTGGGATGGCTAAGATTAATATTACAGAAGATCTTGTTGCAAAATATAGATCTGAAAATGGTAAAGATCCTGATGGAGCAGAGATGCTAAAGATAGAAAAAATTGCTAATGATAAAGCTTATCAAGTTGCTTTTTGGAACTTACCTGCAATTACTACTAGTAATAAGTTAATGTATGCTACAATGCTTGCTCCTTTAAGAAGTGTTATGGGAAGAGAAGGTGCTGTTAAATTAGTAGATGATTACTTGTTTAATGGTAAAACATTCTCTGCTGTAGGTGAAGGATTCTTATCTAAAGGTAAAGCTGCATTACAATCTTTTACAAAACCTAAATTTTATGGTCAGTTTGGTATGAATTATCTTAAAGCAAACTTTGCTGAAGGTATTCAAGAAAACTTACAAGAAGCTATATCTAGTGGAGCTGCTAAACATGCAATGCAATTATATACAGATCCTATTAAAGCAGGTTATGAAGGTTATATGCCTCATTTTATGCAAGGTCTTGGTGAACAGTTTTCTGCACAAGGAGCTGAAACATTTGCTGGTGGTTTTGCTATGGGTATGTTTGCTCAACCTGTAATGGCTGCACCTTCTGTTGCTATAAGTAAGCTAGTTAAAGCTTGGGGTACTGAAAATTATGCTGCTGCTGAAAAATTAAACAAAGAATTTAAAGCTAAAAATGCACAATATTTAAATGACTTTTATGATAAAGCATTAATTACATTAGCTCCTGATATAGACAATTCTATAACAACAGGTAGATTAGCTGATGATATGTATACAGCTGCTAGAAATGGTAAAAAGAAAGAAGCTATTGATGCTATAGAAAACATTAAAGATAATAAAATACTAGTAGCCCTTCAAACTGGTAAATTAGATATTATGATTAACAAAGTTGCTCAATATAAAAACTTAAGTAGAGCTGAAGTTGTTGAAGCATTTGGTAAATATGGTATTAAAGAACAAGATGTAGACAGTGCTCTAGGTAAAATAGATGGTATTGTTGCAAGAGCTAATCAACTTAAAAAAGACTATGAAGATGTTGCCGAAAAATATCCTAATCCATTTAATCCTAATAAATTTATATTGGGAACTTCTGAAAGAAAAGCTGCAGAAATTGCTTACAAAGCTTGGGAAACTGCTAAGTATAACTTAACATTTGCTAAAGCTACTTATACTTCTCACAGTAAAAGAGTAGCTGATGTAGCTAATATTTTCTCAAATATTTCTAATGACCTAGCTAAAGCTGATGCTCAAAACTTAATGACATTGCTTAACCCTGCAACAACAAAAGGTGAGATCTTAGCACTAAGGCAAGAGCTTTCTGTTCTAGATGATAATGTTCCTGAACAAAAAAAGCTTAAAGCAGAAAAAACTAAACAGCTAGAAACTATAAATAATTTCTATGAAGCTGTTAAAGCTGTTAAAGAAGCAAAAACTCCTGAAGAAAAAGAAGCTAAAGATGAAATAGCTAAGAAAGCTTTTATGGAGCATGTTAAATTCTTAGCTAAAAAGAATGATCATATTGTATTTAATGAAGATATAGAAAAAGCTTATAGTGTAGTTAAAGATCATATGAGTCTTAAAGATGATATGAAAGGTCTTGCTGAAAGTATTAATGTATTAATGGCTCCTCAAAACTTTTTTAAATTACACACTAGATTAAATGATGCTTATAGTGAAATTCTTAATAATAAAGAAGGTATTATTGAAGAAAATCAAAAGTTAATTAATAGATTAAACAGTATCAATGGTATATTAAATTTAGTTACTGTAGACTCAGGTTTAAATATCCCTAATGAATTAATAGAAAAATATGTTGAAGCTTTAGATAATGATATAGAAATGCCAGTAGCTACATACTTTATGGATGCTCAAGGTAATAAAGTAACTGCAGGTCCTCAATTTGATATTGCTTTAAAATTATTCAGCAACTTTACAGCTATTGCTGCTAAAGAAAAAGAAGATGAGCTTAAAAATAGACCAGTAAAAACATTACAAAGTACTATTAATGACATAATAGCTAACAAAGATTTTATTAAACTATCTGAAGATGGTACACATTATGTAAATACTAAAACTGGTAAAAAGTATGAGAGAGTTACTAACTACATTGCTGATGAAAAATCTAAAAATGATTTTAAAGATGGTATTGAAAAAGGTGAAGATATAGAAGATTACAAACAAAGATTAATTGGATTAAACTATAAAGGAAAACCTTTAACAAAAAAGCTTACAACAGCTTCTTCTCAGATTATTGGTACAAAAATAGATGTTCTAGTAAGAGATTTCTTTAATGGAGAACTTAAAGATTTATCAACATATGATGTATCTTCTTTAGAAGAGGTTCAAGCCTTTGTAAAAGAGTTACAACAAATTAAAGATAAAATGGATGCTAGAGGTGAAAAAGTTCTAGCAAATGATATTTTATTATATGATGATAACTTAGGTGTTGCTGGTACTGTAGATTTACTTACCTATACTGAGAGTGGTGATATCCGTATATATGATATGAAATCCATGAGAGGTAATCAGTTTACTAATGTTTATTTTAGTGGTATAAATGAAGGAAAAACAGTATATGATAATATTTTTGAAGAAGGTAAAGATTCTAATAAAGTAAAACATCAAAAACAATTATCATTATATAGAATTTTATTAAATAATACTCACAACTTAAGAGCAAAAACTCTTGCTGTAATGCCTATTGAAGTAATATATCAACCAGGTGATGTTGTAACTAGTGAATTAAATCTATTACCTGGAGTAAGAGTAACTCCTTTAGATCAAATTAAAGATGCTAGATTACTTCCTTTAAGAGATCAAGGTGAAAAAATAATTTCTTCATTAAGTCCTACAAGAAAAGAAGCACCAAAGACTGAAGAAGAAGCTAAAGAACAAGCTATTGAAGCTGAGACTAAAAGATTGTTAATGCAACCTAGAGAGAGTCTTACTCCTGCTGAAGAAAAAGCTTTAAGATTTGGATTGCCGGGCTCTTCTACTTTACAGACTAGAAAAGAATTTATTGAAAAAAGAATAGAGTTACTAGAGAAAAAAGCTGAAGCTTTAGGTTTAGATGCTATTGAGATTAATGATACTCTTGCTTACTTAGATGGTATATTAGATACAAGTACTGAAAGTATTCAAAACAATCTTAAAAATATAGATGATCAGATTAAAAGTTTAAATAATATTATTAAGTCTAAAAGCTCTAAGAAAACTGCAAAAGGTGTTAAAGTTCAAGAGAAGATAGCTGAACTTAAAGCTGCCCGTACAGCAGAGTTTCAGTTGTTAAATGCTATTACAGATAGAGTAAAAGAACTTGAAGAAGATTTATCTGATGTTGAAGCTGTACAACAAGACTTACAAAAACAAGCTCAATACTATTCTTCATTGATTAGTGACCCTACTCTTACTACTTATACAAGAGATGAGTTAATTGCTAGAAGAGATAAGATAAACTCTAAGATAAATACTATAGGTAAATTACTTATAGCTGTTAGAAAAGCTATTGCTGATTCAATAAGATATATTAAAGAACATGTTAGTTTGTTATTTCAAACTGATAAAAATCTTAAGACTTTTATATCAGATAATGAGTATGAAAATTTTCAATATCCTACAATAAAAAATAAGATTGAGAGTCTTCAAAATGAAGTATTAAATAACATAAATTCAGCTGAGTTTCTTGAAGTAGTAAAAACTAAAGAGGAAGAAAGGCAAGCTCAATTACTAGCTGCTTTATTAAAATATCAAGATCAAGTAAGATACTTAAGTGAACTAATTGATAACTATAAAGAAAACAATATAGGAAATAAGTTTACTACTACTACAATGAATCTTAATGCTAAAGAAGTTGTTGCTAGTAAACAAAAAGAATATCCTGTTACTATCAGTAGAAAGAATGCTAGAATTCAATCAAGAATTAAAGAAGCTAAACTTGCAGCTAGAGATGTTGCTGAAGTTGAGACAGTTACAGTTCCAACAGGAGAAGTAGTTGTTTCAAAAGTAGGGCCAACAAAAGTAACTAGTCAACAGTTAAATGAGAATTTAAATTTAAAAAGTTTAAAGGTTGCTCAAACTAATAAATTTGAAGTTATTTATGATAATATTCAGTATAAAATTGAGAAAGTTGGAACAAATTCAGTAACTTTGAAAAGTGCACTTGGTACAAAGGTAACAATAAATGAAGATGATCTAGTTAGAGATCTTAGAATTGTACAACCAGGTATTGAGGAATCAACTGTAGAGGAAAATGAAATTATTAAAGCTAATGAAAAACTTATTTCTGAAGAGCCTAAAGAGTTTAAAAAAACCAAAGCTGCAGATAAAGAAGATTATGCAAAAAGATTAAAAACAGGAAAAACAAATCTTATAGAAAACCTTTGTTAATATGGTATGTGATTTAAGTAAAAATAATTTAAAAGAGAATCTTGAAAATTATGTAAACCTTTTAATTGAAGGGCAACTTTTAAATGAAGAAAAGTTTAATTATAAAGATATAATTGATACTATTCAAAAAGATATAGCAGCTGCAAAAAATGACATTCAACAATCATTAGGTGTTGCATATCATGTGCCTCAAATTATCTATGATACCATAAAGAATAATCCTGAACTTAGTGAAAAAGAACTTGTTAAAAGAGGTTATGATTCAACTCAGTTAATTAAAGACATAACTGCTTTAGAAGATGCTGAAGATAAAATGGCTGCTATCTCTACTTTATTAGGTATAGAGAATACAAGTATTGAAGAAATAGAAAAAGTAATAGCTCAGCAAGCTACAAATCCAGATAAGATTTATTTTAAAGTAGAAGGTTCAGAAGAGCTTGCAATAGATAATATTTTATCTGTTGATGGATATAATTTAACAACTCAACAAACAGCTGAAGAAGAAAAAGTAAATGGTAAAACTATCCCTAGTAGAACAGCAAGAGATGCAGATAAAGCATTCTATCAAGATGGTTTAGCTAAGATTTTACTAGCTAGAACAAGTGCTGACCAAGATTTTACAGAACTTGAATATGATGGTAAAACTGGTTTTAGAGGAAAAGTAATGTATGAAAAAAACATTCCAGGAAAAAAAAGAGCTGGTAGAGAAGACTGGTTACCTAGAAATGTAGTTATGCTTGTTTTAACTGATAATCAAGGTAATATTATGTACTTTGATGAAAATCATAAAATTGCTAATATTAATACAGGTAAACCTATTTACTTTGCATTAAAAACAGTAAGTGTTACTAATACTAAAAACATTAAAGCTAGTCTAGCTTCTAAATTTAAAAACATAACTCCTGAACAAGAGCAAGAAATTAATGAAAAAGTTAAAAAAGATGCTGAAGCTCTTAATAAACTTAAAAAGAAATTAGAAGATACAGAATCAGTTTTAGTTAACTTAACTGGAGGGTCAGTTGGAGTTGCTCAAAAATTAGATATTTTAACAGAGAAAGAACAAAAAGAAGGAGGAGCTACCTTATCAGAATTTAATCAAGATTCTTTTGACCCAAATATAGTATTTGTTAGAGAGGTATTAAAAGGTGTTACAAGAACTTTACCAGCAGTTAAGTTTTATACTGCAGAAAATTTAATAACATTAAAGAATTCAACAACTCTTGGTAATCAGGATCCTGAACTAATGGATCATCTTATAACTGTTCTTACTGAAGATATTGGATTAACTGATGTAGAAAAAGAACAATATGTTAGTCAGTTTATAAATCTTTATAGAGATGCTGCTGAATCTGATGCAAAACTTTTACCTTATGTTATTGGTATAAAAACTGATAATAATAAAAAGCTTTATATTAATCTTAATAATGTAAGTGTGCCTTTAGAAAATAAAGAGGTATCTAAGCAAATGCTTAAAGACTTCTTTACTAATAGTGTATATATTCATTTTAATAATAAACTTTATACAAAACAACAATACACTAAATACACTATTGAAGATACAGCTATTGGGTATAAGATAGTTTCTAAAAATGAATTAGCTTATAAACCATTTATATTCAGCAAGTTTACACCTAGAGTTGTAAGAGATAAGAATACAGGTTTACCAATGGTTGTAAATGGTTATTTAAACTTTGAATCTGAGTTAACTCAAGCTGAAGTTAAACAACAAGTTGTTGAAACTAGAAATAATACTGTAGCTCAAAATATACCAATAACCAATACTGAAGCAGAAGAAGACTTGGATGATTTAAAATCTTCTAAGTTAATACAAAACTCTGCTACAGCTAAACAAGATGCTAGAGCTGAAAACTGGTGGAGAAATGAATCAGCATTGGCTAAAGAAGTGGATAGTGCTGGAAAACCTCTTTTTAGTCTATCCCTATTAAGAAATGTTGTAAACTCTGATGCATGGGCAAATTTTAGTAATTCAACTATTACTTTATTTAAAGGAGCTAGTTTTACTCAAGTTTATCATGAGGCTTGGCATGCTTTTAGTCAAGTGTATTTAACTAAAGATGAAAGAACTGAGTTGTTATACAAACCTGTATCAAAACTTCCAGGCAGTTTTAATGTTGTTAAGAAATTTGTAGAACCAGGTGGTGGTGTTTCTTATAGAATGGTTACTTTAAACTTTAAAGATCTTGATGTAAACAAGAGACAAGATAGATTATTAATAGAAGAATTTATAGCTGAAGAGTTTAGAAAGTATGCTATGAATAATGGTAAGTTTAAAACTGACTCTAAAGCAAAGACTGCCTTAGGTAGAATCTTTGATAGAATATGGAAGGCTTTAAAAGCTCTAGTAGGAAATTCTGATGTATACTCTAACACAAGTTCAGAAGGTGTTTTAGGTGATATGTTTAATGCTTTATATTCAGCTAAGTCTCCTGAAGACTTATTACCATATTCAGCTAATCTAAAAAATGCTGAGTTTGGTTCATTAAATAGTGGAGGTATTGTAACAGACAATGCTGAAAATGACTTAAGTGTATCTGAAGCTTTACTATTAACTAGAACTATAGATGGTATATTATCAGAATATGTAAATGAACAAGTAGGAAAAGGTCACTTTAGTGCAGTAACAAAAGTATTTTCAAGTAGAAAGTCACTTACTAATATTTATAATAGAGCAAAGAATAGACTTAATGATAAAATAATTCAGTTAACAGATGAGAGATCTAAGCTTGCACCTACTGATGAACAAGCATTAACTATCATTAATGATAAGATTAACTTATTAACAAGAGCTGTTAGAGATGAAGTATTTGGAGATATTGGTAAAGCCTTAGCTGGTCAAACTGCTAATGTTTCAGTTGTTTCTTTTCATAAAAACAACAGTACATTTAAAGATTTATTATCTACATTCAAACCTATAGTAGATGAAAAAGATAGTGATGACTATGAAGAGACCAGTGACACTGCTCAACAAGAGTTAGCTACAAGTCTTGATGCTTCTAGTAATGATGTTGCTTCAGAAAAATTAGCTGATGACTTAGTATTATATGTAATAAAAAGTTTAAATAAACAAACTAAAGATGGAGAGCCTGAACTAAATGAATTAGGTTTTCCTGAACCAATTGAGTTCTTACCTTTTTGGAGAGTCTTAATGGATAAAGCTTCTGGTGAAACTTCACCATTAGGTTTATATAACAACCTTAAAAATGCATCAAAAGTATCTCCTTTGTTTACACAATTGTTAGGTAAGATATACTCGCAACAAACAGAAGAAGGTGAATTACTTTCTCCATCTGACTCATTAACCAAAATGTTTAAAGAAGGTAGTGACATTGGAGCTTTGTGGATGAAGTTTGTACAGTCTACAAACTTACATAAAGTTGATATAGTTTCTACTGTTGTTCAAGAATATTCTAATAAACCAACTGATATAAGAGTTGGTAAAACAACTGCAGATTATTTAGGAATTGTAAATACTGATTGGCCTTTAGCTTTTCAACAAAAAGAAATTGATAGTTTTACATATAAAAAAGATCAACTTAACTATATAGATTTAGAAGCTGTAGTTAATAGATATCTTATTAAAGGTGTAAACAATGAAAATAAAAATGTTTACAGTGTTTCAAAAGAAAACTATATTCCTTTCTTAAATAGTATTGGCTTATTCTTATCTGACATGTCAGAAATTAAAGATAGTCTTGTACCTAATGATATAGATTTTATTGCAGATGCTATTGGACAAACTCAAGATAGTAATGATTTAGCTACAAAAGACAAGGATAAAGTAAATATTGATAACATTATTGTTTATTTAGGTAAAGCTAGAACATTAAGCAATGGTACAAAACTTCCTGCAAATGCTTTTGCTGTAAACAAGTTAGCTGAAACAGAAGCTTCTTATTCTACTGAATATGCAAACTCTATGAGATTTAATGCTGCTAAAAAGTTAAAGTCTTTATTTGCACTTAATAGTACTGATACTCAAAAAATAAATGGTCTTAAGAAAGCTAATGAACAAGGAGATTTATATTCAGATAATCCTGAACTTGTTCACATGAACTTTCTTAATCCTAAGAGTAATCCTTTGACAAAAGGTTCAATCATACTAAAATCTTTATTTTCTAGTGTTACTGGTATTAAGATTAAAGATAATGATATTAACTACCGTGATCTTAGTGGTATTAGTTACATAGATGAAACTTATGCTAGTGATGGTGTTACAAGTGCTAAGATGGGCTTTTTAGATAAAGTGTTATCTGTATTTATTTCTACTCTTGGTGGAGGTTACATGGATGGAATTCAAGCTGGTGATAAAAGTTCAAACTTTGGAGTTAAGCTTAATGTTATTGATACCTATGATGAAAAAATAAACAAAGGTTTATATGTAGACACTGTAGCTTTTATGAAAGATGCTTCAGGTAGATCTATAATGGGATATAACCCAATGCAAAAAATATTAGATATGTTGTATCCTAAATTAGAGGGTGAGATAAGAAGAATTGCAATGGTTAAAGCTGATCCTGAATACTATAACAATATTACAGGATTTGAAAGAGGTACTGAATTTGATATTTTTGATGAGATACTTGATGGTTCTCCTGGTCTTAAAGAGGCTTTAAAGTCTGAAGAACTATTTGAAAGTTTAAATAAAGTAGGTGATTTATATATTGTATTAAATGATAATCCTGCATTAAAAAAACAACTTAATGATAATATTATTAAATTCTTTGATAAACTAGAAGAGAGTTATAATAAAGATTTATTTGATCCAATTTTTGGAGTTGATCAACCTTTACCTGCAATATTAAAAGAACTTATATTAAAAGACTTAGTTAATAATACTAAAGAAAAAAATAATATTTATGGGGCTACTCCTGAAGATGTAGATTTAAATATTAAAAAAGCAGCTATAAAGTCTTATATGTTTAATAACTTTATACATAAGACTGAAACTACTTTATTATTACAAGGAGATGGCTTCCAATTTGATCATACTAAAGATGATATGACTAAGAGAGGTCCTGGTTCTCAATCTGGTGGTACTATATTTCCTGTTGATCTATTGACTAAGATCTTTATTGATGCTAAAGTAGGAAGACCTTATGAACAAAAACTTATAGCTGATAAGATTATTGCAGAAAAAGAAGTAAGAACTTATGGGCCTACTCTTAATTCAGCAATTATACAAGAAAGTGAAGTTACTTCAGTTTACTTTAATATGTACAGAGATTTATTTAAAAGAGACTATATAGATAAAGGATTAACTGATGAAGATGAAATTAATGCAGCTTTATATGGTGTAGATCCTGACACAGGTGAGATAGGTAATGCTGAAGTTGATGCAGAAGGTAATTACAGTAATGTATTTAAAGGAGGTAAAATGAAAGCCTTTATTAACATTCAAGATGCGGATGGTCAAGCTTTAATTACTTTTGATACTTATAGAATACTTAGACAAGCTGAAGGTAATTGGTCAAATGAACAAGAAGCTTTGTACTTTAAAGTTATAAATGGAGAAACAATTACTGCTACTGAGTTAACTAACATGTTTCCTGTATATAAATTACAATACGATGGACCACTTGCTACAGAAGTTGGTAGATTTCCTATACAAGCTTTTCATAAGTATTCATTATTCCCATTAATACCAAGTGTTATTAAAGACTTCCCTGCTAATGATGTACATAAAGCAATGATTTCTCAAAACATTGACTATATTACATTTACATCTGGTTCTAAAAGATCATCTATTAAGTCTAGTCCTGAAAGTAAGGGAGATTCTATATATGAAGGAGATACAAGTAATCTTAAAGCTGACTTTACTTTTACACCTAATACTATTTATATTGCTTACTTAAAGAACCAAACCTCAGTTAATACTTACTTTAAACAACAATCTACATTCTCTACTCAGTTACGTAAGTTAATAACTAGTTTATTGTATGCTTATGGTGTACCAACAGATTATATTAAAGCTAATAACTTTAACAGTCCTGAAGAGGCACAAACAGCTTGGGATAAAGTTAAATACAAAAGACTTGAAAGTAAATTTCATGATTATACTGAAGAATTCAAGGAGAGTATTGATGATTATGTAAAGTTTAAGAAAGAAGAATTACTTGAAGAACTAGGCTGGACAGAAGATGATTTATATGCTGAAAAAGTAGATGATGCAAAAATTAAATCAATGCTTGTAGTTTTAAATAAAGAATTTAAAAGACAAGGCTTTAGTGCACATGAAAGAGAATTATTAGAATCATCATCTAATATTGACAAGTTAGACTTAAGTGTTAGTCCTTTAGCAGCTAGATTTGAAAGAATGATTATGGCTATGGTTAATAACAGATTAGTTAAGACCAAGTTAAAAGGTGAACCTTTAGTTGAGGTATCATCAGCTTTCATGCAAAATACTAAACTTAGAAATGCTACTGCAGAAGAAAAAGCTAAATATAAAGATGATTTTGCAACTAATGGTTTAAAACCTTATGCTGTTGATGGTATAAATAACAGTATAGGCTTTATGTTCAAAAGAGCCTTAGGTAAGATGGATGAAAATTTATTTCAAACTGATTACTTTATTCTTAATGAAGCTGGTGAATATGTAAATTCAGGACAGCCTATTGCTATATATAAAGATGAAGATCAAGAAGAACTTGACTTTGATGCTAGTTTCATTAGATTAAATGAAATGCTTAGAGTTGATGCCTGGAGAGCTAATGATGAGAATAATAAAAAGTTAAGACTTACAGGTGTAAGGATTCCAGTACAAGGTCATAACTCTATGGAGTTTGGTGAAGTAGCTGAGTTCTTAAGACCAGAGGCTGGACCAATTATCATTATTCCTGCTGAGATTGTAGCTAAATCAGGTACTGACTTTGACGTTGATAAGATGACTACCTACATGCCATTTCTTACTAGAAGTGGTAAGTTAATGAGGAAGTATGATAAAGAAGGAATTGAAGCAGAAAGAAAAGAGTTAGAACAAAAGTTTGAAGATTTAAAAATTACTAAAGGAGCTATTGAAATACTTAAAAATAAAAAACAAGCTCAATGGTTAGATATTAATCTTAAACTTAATGACTTTAGAAAAGCTGTTAGCATAAGAGCTAGAGGTTTAAATATTGATGCTGATTTATTAAATTCACTTACAAGTTCTAAAAGTAAAGAGATCATAAAAATTATGAGTGATCCAAATGTAGAAAATCTTGTAAAAGAATTCTTTCCTAAAGCTAGTCTTATTTACAACTACTCAATAAAAGGAATTACTTTAGAAGATGTTGATGCTGTTGATGGAGCTTTAAGATCATTATATAAAAATAAATCTGAACTTAGTAAAGTATATACTGAACTTTCTGATCTTAATGATAATGAAAATAACTTAGGAGGTGGTCTTCAAAATAAACTAATTCAAGATATGGTTAATATTCTTGAGTTACCTGAACTAGCTGCTTCATTAATGTCTCCAAATGATACTAACTTAGTTAAGCCTTATGCTGATAAGATAAAAGGTTATATACAAGAAGCTGATAATGAGACTGACTTTACCAAATCTCTAATGACTGGTAATAAAATGTACAAGAAAGGAATCAGTACTACAAAAATATATACTGAAACTTATAATATTAAAAAGCATCAAGAAAACTTTAGTAGTAAAGACTCATTAGGTATTGCTGCTGTAGATAACTACATCAATAACTTGCTTAATATGGCAGGAGCTAAGATGCAAAAATCTGTAAATGTTACAGCAAAAGTAGCTGAAACTAAAAGATCTTTCAATAAAAAAACAAATAAATGGGATACAAAAACTGTATGGGCTAATCAAGTTGTAGAAATTCCTTTAGATTTAAATCTTGCTCATAACAAACTTGATGGTGCTATATCCTTATCTCACATCATGGATAAAGAAGGTAAGAATTCTATTGCTGATATTATCAATCAGATGATGAATGGTTTTGTGGATGCTGGTAAAGATGCTTGGGTTGCTTACTTACAAGGTAATCCTGAAGTTGTACCTAAGTTCTTATTCTTATTAGAGGCTGGTGTTCCTATTGAAACTATAGCATACTTTGTATCTAATCCAATGACTAGACAGTATGTTAAAGACAAAGCTAAGGCTAAAGCTACTTTATCAAAGTTGTTTAATTTTGGTACTCAGTATGATGTAGCTCCTAATATGTTAAAGACTATTTCAGAATATTTACCAGAAGCTGAAGCTGAAATTCTCTCTAAAAATGGTTATAAGGACTTGCCAAAAGATAGTATTTATAATATTACAACAGCTTTAAACTATTTTAAGAAACCTGAAACTTTCACTAAAGAAACTCTTGAAGGATTAGTAAAATCAAAGTTAAACTATAAAGATCCTAATCAAATAGCTGCATTCTTAGAGTACTTGTATGTAGAAAAAATTATTGAGGATTATGATGCAATGAAAAAAGCAATGAATCCTGATACTAAACCTAGTGGTGATCAATACTCAGCTCAAGCAAAAATTGAAGAAGTTGCTGGTCTTGCAAATACACCAACTTTAGATCCTGGTCCAATACAAAAACTATCTACAGATAGTATTATATCTCCATATTTTATACAAGATTTTGCTAGAAGATTGTTTAGTAGATTATTTAAGTTAAGAGATGATGCTCAGTTAAATAACTTTCTTATTAAAACTTTTAAAAATAGAACTGCTATGTCTCAAGCAAAAAAAGCTACAGGATATGACAGTGAAACTTATATTACTAAGTTTAAAAACTTTATTTCTCAGTACATTTTTGCTAATGAGTTAAGAGTTTATAAATCTGGAGATACTGAATATAAAAATGAAGTTATTAATCCTAAGTTTTTAGAACAACTTAATCAGGATTTTGATGCTGGTTTATACTTAGCTACTAGTACTGATGAAAACTCTTATAAGAATAGAGGTTTAACTCCTATTAATGGTAAAGCATTTCCAAGATTAGTAAAAATGGGGAAAGATCAACAAATGTATTTTGTACCTAATGAAAAACTAAGAACTGATTTTATTGAGTTTGGGTTAGAGAGAGAATACTTAAGAAAGAGAACTACTCTTGCTGATGTTATTGATACAAATGAGTTTCTTACCAGAAGAAAAAGATTAAAAGATTCAGGTTCTTTAGAGTATAAACAAACAGATGAAGAAACTAATGAAGAATATGTTAATAGATTAAATAATCTTACCTATGAAGATATGTTAGCTAATAAAGCTTTAACTAATACTTACAACATATGGCAGTTATTTAGATCTGGAGACAATACTATAGCTAGAGAGTTGATGGATATCATTACAAACTATCCTGAGATGAGTGATCTTACTAAATACTCTATGTTAAAACAGTTTATGCCTCAAGGTATACCTAACATAGCTGCTTATAGAGATGTGTTAAACTTCCAATTAAAAAATTATGAGAATCTTGATGAAGGTTTAATTAGTGAATACTATACCCAATGGAATAATTTATCTAATGTTGGTGAACCTAAATTAACTAGTAAAAAATACAGTGATGGTAAAGCTAATGCTTACATAAGTAAGTTTTTTGAGAATCTTCCTATCTATGCTTTCTTACAATCAGGTATGGATTCAAGTAAGTTCTCTTTATCTAGTATGATGCCTTATGAAAAGTATCAAGAAATAATGGAAAAAGCTTCTGAGAAGTTTCTTAAAAAGATTGAAACAACTGATCCTGATACAATTTTTGGTGGTTTAAAGAAACTGTTTGAAATGGAGAATAGTGCATCTCAAGGAAAATTAAGAAACAGAGGAGCTAATTTAAAAGTTGATATTTCTAACTTACCTGATGCTGAAAATAACATCTATGAACAACCATTCATTAAGCCAGTAACAGGAGATACTGAAATTCCTACAGGAATATTTAATATAACTAGTACTTATGTTCAGAATGGTAGAGAGTATCCAGTTACTAAGGATAGGGTTGAAAAATTAATAAAAGCAAACCCTAATGTTATATTCTTACTTTCTCCAGCTGACTTACACAAGGTTGGTAAGGACTTAACTCCTGAAGAAATTAAAGCTGCTCAAAAAAATATTGATATTGCTATTGACAGAATATTAAGTCAAGGTAATGATGTAGTAATATTTGCTGAAGGCTTTGGAGATTCTCCTAAGAACTTCTTCAGTACTAGTACTGACATGAGTACTAAACCAGTAATTAGTCCAGTTGTAACTGAAAAGAGTACAACTACTCAACAATCTGCTGAAGAAAAAGAAGTTGATAGACTTAGAGCAAAAGAAAAAGCAGCGTATGCTGCTATGACTAACCCAGCAGATCAAGAAAAGAGAAAAGAAATTTATCTTAAGTATGATAAGTTACTTACTCCTTTAATGAAAAAGATTGATGCTACTCAACCATCTAGTAGTGTTATACCTAAAGGTTTTAAACTTTCTATAGATAAAAAAGGTAAAGATCAAGGTAAAGCTAATTTAGCAAATGCTTTTATTTCTTATCCTAATTCTGGAACATCAAGTTATGCTTATTTACAAGATGCTAAAAAACAAGGTATTCCTGTTAATGATGAAATTAAAGTTGGCCCACAAGTAATAGCTTTTGTTTCTGTAAATGGTAATAATAAAGCTACAGATAAACAGATAGAAGATACTTATTTACAAGCTAGAGAAATAATTGAAGCAGGTGGTACTATTATAATGGACTCAACTTCTGATGCTAATAGATCATGGAATAAACAAGGAGAAGCTTTAGTACAAGCTGAATTAGGAGTTCCAACAGGTCAAACTTCTAAAGGGTATAACTATTGGGGAATTAATCCTGAAAGTACTACTCAACCATCTACTGAAGCATTAGACTTTAAAACTATGCCTGAATTTACAATAGATAGAAAGAGAGAAATTTTAACTAACTTAGCAGCCAAACATGGTGTAACTCAACAAGAAGCTTATGAGTATATCAATGAAGCTTTGAATGATAAAACTAAGAACCCTGTTACTATAATTAATAAACTAAAAGAATGTTACTAATATGAGCTGTGTAAATCCCAATGATTCTTTATTTAAGATTTTACTTAAAAAAGTTAAAAATCCTTTATTAGCTGAGATTGAGTTTGATAAACAGTCTGAAGGTGAACCTGTAAATAAAGCTGAGGCTTCTTATGATAAAGCTCTTATTAAAAATGCTGGCAATGATGTATCTAAAATATTTGAAAACTATCTTGCTCAATTTGGTATCACTGTAAAAGATATCAATGAAGTAAAAGATAAGTTAAATATTGATGAAGTAGGTTATGCTGACATTCTATCTAAGATTGCCTTTGTTAAAGACAGGAAAAACTTGCCAGAAATAGCTGGTGAATTCATTGCTTACATGATGAAACATAATGGTCTTGTAAAAGACATTATATTAGACTTTGCAAAGAATGATGCTAAACTAAAGATAAAAAAGAGTGCTATATACTATGTAGCATCAGGTTTAGGTAAAAGTGTTTTGGCTAAAAAAAATCCTAACAAGTTTGTTGATATGGATGATTTATTATTTAAAGCTGTTAAGAATATAACAGGTTTAGATATGAATACTATGGATGCATCTATGGAGCTTAACAAAAATGAAGATGTTGGTAAAGAACTTGTAAAATTAATAGAAGCAGTAAGTGATACTAAAATTATATTAAGTCCTTTAAATGAGGCTAAAATTAAAAACTTAGGCTTAACATATAAGAAATTCTTTGTTCCTAGTGCAGAGAATATACCTAACATAATAAAAGGTATATCTGAAAGATCTACTAATCCTTATGATATTGATGAAGAGTTATATAATGAGTTGTATGTAGATAGAGTATCTAAAAATAAAAATGTTTTTCAAGTTAATAACTATATTGAGAATGAGTTTGAAAATTTAAGTACTGATACTCAAAACTTAGAAGAATTCTTAGATAGAGGTGATTATGTTACTACTAATAATTATAGTGATTTATTAAAAGATCAAGACTATTTTAAAAGAATAGGTATTCTAATTGCTAATGAACTACAAGGTAGATATGATATTTCAAATGATAAGTCATTAGTAAGTAAAATCAAGAAGATTATTAGTAAGTTCTTTGGGTTATTTAAGAAATCTGATGTTACTACTATTAATAAAAACATTGGTATTATTGTAGATAATGTAGTTAAGCAAAATAAAAACTTTATTACAGCAAGTATATATAAACCAGGAGCTGAAGGTAAGATTACCAAACCTGTATCCATTAAACAAGCTTTATTAAAAGATGAGTTTGGTAAAAAAATTATATATAAGCTTTCACAAAAAGGTTTTATTCTTACAGGATCTACAGCTTTATCAGAACAGGGTACTATATTAAGACCAAATGAGAACCCTTTACATGATATTGATTGGGTAAGCCCTTTCTCTAGAGAAGAGACAGATAAAATTTTTAAAGAAGTGTATCCTGATGCTATTTTTGTCAGAGACATTCAAGATGTAAAAGGAGGCTATACTACTGATAGTTATTTAATAGCTCCAGAAGGTTATGAAATTAAAGGTTATGAGGCCAAAAAATATGGTGATAAAATTATTATAGATTCTTATAGTGTTGTAGATAAAAAAACTGAGGAAACTGTAGGTACTTATGCTTTAGAGTTTGATGAGGTTAAGAATAAAATGGTTGAAAAGGAAAATGGTGTAACTGGTAAAGTTATTGACTTTTTTAGCTATGAAGATTACCAAAAATCAAATAAAAATGAAGCCTTTGAATTTGTTACTTCTGATAAAGTTTCTATTAAATTAGCTAATTGGAAAGATATCTTTGCTGCTAAATTAAAATTTGCAAGATATAAAGACATATGGGATTATAACAGGTTTGTACCTAATGAGAATATTCAAGAGATAGATGAGGAGATAAATGATTATATTACTAAAAAAGTTATTAAAAACTTTGGAATAGCAATTCCTGGTAAAGATAGTGAGCCTCTTGTTCCTAAAGCAGAAACTGATAAGTTTAATAATGCTGTTATGATGAACAATAATATATTACCATCTGAGTTTTTTACAGGTATAAATAATGTTCATAATTGGAAACTTAATAAGAAAAATCTATATAATTTAGTAGATAAAGACACTAAAGAAATATACTTAAGAGATGTAAACCTTAAAACAGGTTATATGGAAGAAGGAGATGTTATAGTTACACCTATCAATGTTGCTGAACAAGCTGAGACAATAGATTCTGTAAACAATAGTATAGAAAAATATAGACTTGATGAAATTTTAGCTGAAAAAGGTTATGATGCAAATGATATTATTAGTAATTTAGAGGCTGCAACAACCCAAGAAGAATTAAATAAGATTATTAACAAATTATTAAAACTGATATGCTAGCCTGCCCAATTGAATCAAGTGATGAGTGGAAAAAGACATTAGCTGATGCTAATGGTGATAGAGATGCTGCACTTATAGAATGGAGAAAACCTGATGGTTTTGGTTCAAAAGATGAGTTTAACTTAGAAGTTGATGGAGAAACTTTTGAAACAGAAAGACCTGGGCCAACAGAACCTTTAGAGCCTGAAGTAAAACCTGATAAGTTTTCTAAATTAATAGATGATATTAAAGTATATCTTACTACACAATACACTATCTTAACTAAAAAGAAGATTGCTGATCAACCTGAAAAGCAAGCTAGATTGCAAAAGGTTATTGATGACTTTGCAGCTCTTGAAGGAGTTGAGTCTATAACAATGTTTATTGATGATGCTTATAAAAAATCCCAACTTGCTAAAGATAGATTTGCTAAGATTATTGCTAATGAAAAGAACTTAACAAGTAGAGAATTAATGCAAGAGTTATCTGCTATTAATGAATTTGCTAATGGTTATTCTATTCTTGATGAGATTAATAAACAAGATATTTTTGATTTCTTTAGTGAAAAGGTAGATCCTTCTATTCCAGAAGCACTACTTACTCCTGCTCAAAAACTTACAAGAGCTATTGAAATAAAAAATAATATAAATCAACAATTTGTTGAAATTGGTAGACCTTTAATAGCTGAGTTTTTATTAGATTATAAATCAGAAAATATTGGAGAAGATATAATGCCTGAAGTAACTAAACTTCAAGAACAAATTAAAGCTATTGAAAATGATAGTTCTAAAAATGAAGCTGAAAAACTTAAAGCTATAGAACCTTTACAAAAAAGACTTGATAAGTTTCAATCTTTTGTTCTTGATAAAGACTCAATGATAGAGCTTTTAAAAGAAGCTAGTTCTGATGAGAGTGTACTTTCTTACTTAATTGATCCTTTAATTAGTTCTAAAGATGCTGCTTTAGGTTTATTTGCTAAAGCTATAAAGAGTCAACTTACTTATGCTAATGTAAAGAATGTTGAAACTAAAAATGAATGGGCTAAATACTTTTTAGATTATGCAGATTCTACTTCAATAAGCAGAAACAATGTAGCAGAATTTAATGAAGGTATTTATGAGTATGTAGAAGAAAGTTATACAGATAGTGTAACAGGAGAAATTGTTACTAAAAGAATTCCTCATTTTGTACAAAAATATGACATGACTGCTTATAATAAAGCAGCAAAAGCTGAACAAAAAAGAAGAGGTTTAGCTCCTGTTTTAAGTGCAAATCCTACAGAATATGAGCAAAAGAAACTTGATAAGTATAATGAAGGACTTGGTAAATGGTATTCTGAAAATAAACAATCTAAACCTATTGAAGAGATAGAAGCTATTATTGCTAGTAAGAAAAAAGAACTAGAAAAAAACTTAATTAGTCAAAAAGAATATGATGACTGGTATAGTTCTAGAGTTTTTAAAACTAAAAATGGTACTATTCAATATAGGTGGGAAATGACTCAGCCATCAGAAAAGTATCTTAATCCAAAATGGTCAGCTCTTTATGATATAAATGGTAAACCTATTGGAGAAAAAGGAAAACTACATCAGTTTTATTTAAAAACTTACTTTGAAGCTCAAGAACTTCTTCCTGAATCACAAAAATTAGGATACAGATTACCTGATGTTCCTAAAGAAGATTATGAAAGAGTTTTATCTAATGGTCTTATTGATACAGTTACTGAGAACTTTAAAGATGCTACACAAATTAGAGCTCAAGATTCACAACAATATGGTACAGCTAATGCATCAAACTTAGGTGTTAAGTTTATACCTGTTCATTATACTCAAAAAAGTTTAGCTCCTGAAGATATAAGTCTTGATTTAGGTAAATCTGTATTATTATTTAGTGCAATGTCTAATAGATTTCATGCTTTAAATGAAGTAAATGCTGAGATATCTTTGTTTAAAACAGTTGTTGGAGCTAGAACTGTTGCTGAAACTAACAGCAAAGGAGAGCCTATAATGAATCAAATTGCTAATAAGCAAAACATTGTAAGATTTCTTAAAAAAAATGGAGAAAGTTATTCTCAAAAACATGTTGATGACTTTATTGATATGATTGTATATGGAGAAACACAAGCAGCTGAAGAGTTATTTGGTTTATCTATGAGTAAAATTACAAATACAGCCAGTGGTATATCTGCAGTAACATCTCTTTCATTAGATGCATTAAAGGGTATGGCCAATAACTTACAAGGTAATATCCAAATGATTATTGAAGCTAACTCTGGACAGTTTTTTGCTAAGTCTAATTTAGCTAATGGTAAAGGTTTTTATTGGAAATCTGTACCTTCTATGCTTGCTGACTTTGGTCAACCAACTCCTACTAGTTTATTAGGACAACTTGCTGAATTTTATGATGCCATACAAGGAGAATTTATTGATCAGTATGGTAAAAAAGTAACAGGAACTGCAGCTTTAAGATTAATGAGTATAGATACTATATTCTTTAACCAATCTTTTGCTGAACATGAAATTCAAGTATCAGGTATGTGTGCTTTAATGGATGCTACAATGGTTACTGATAAAAATACAGGAGAAGTAATAAGTCTTTTACAAGCTCATATTCTCTATGGAGCATATGGTGTTGCAGAAAATACTAACTTCTCTGAGAAAAAAAGACAAAACTTTCAAAATACTTTACATGCTTTAAATAAAAGAATGCATGGTGTCTATAATGAGTTTGATAAAGGTACATCTCAAAAATATTCTGTAAGTAGATTAGCTATAATGTATAGAAAGCATTTAGTACCAGGATACCGTAGAAGATTTAATGACTTAGCAATGGATCAAGAACTTGGTACATTTACTGAAGGTTACTATAGAACTTTTTGGGATTTATTTTTCAAAGATTTAGTAACTTTTAAATGGAACATGATTGAAGGGTGGTCTACATATACTCCTTTTCAAAAAGCTCAGATGAAAAGAGTTATAGCTGAACTTGCAACAATTGTAACTACTACAGCTTTAATAGCAATACTTACTTCTATGGGAGATGATGATGATGAATTAAAAGACAATTATGCTTATAACTTTGCTTTGTATGAGTTAGTAAGGATGAAGAGTGAAACATCTTCTTATATATCGCCTCCTGATGCATATAGAGTTGTTAGATCTCCAACAGCAATGACTAGTACTCTAGAAAGAGTTATTAAATTTACTAATCAGTTTTTCTTAACTTGGGATCCAGATGAGTTAGACTTTAAGAGAAAATCTGGAGTATGGGATAAAGGTGATAATAAGTCATGGGCATACTTCTTGAAGATGATGGGTTACTCTGGATATAATCTTAAACCAGAAGAAGCTGTTGAATCATTCCAAGGTACATTAAAAAAATAAACTTATATAACAATGGCAAAAGTACAAGTATCAATGACAATGGCTGCTAAGCCAAAGATTACTAGAAAAGGAGTAGTAGCTAAAAGCAAAACTTCTAAGAATAAAAACAGTAAGAACTACAAAAAACCTAATGTAGGTCAGGGATAAAAAAAAATAGGCTACCCCGAAGGATAGCCTGTATTTTATTTGTTTAGTATTCTTGCAATGTTAGGTGGGAAGTACTTGTTACTTTTCATGATTTTTCCATCTTCTCTGAATAATGGTTCACCATTCTCATCAAGTTTGGACATGTTAGATTCTTGTATTTCATTAAATACATCTTCAATTATGTTTTGCATACCATGCTTCAGTATTGTACCACAAAGGATATATAACTGATCCCCTAAAGCATCAGCTATTTCTATCATATCTTTTTGTTTACAAGCTTCTAAATACTCTTCATTCTCTTCAGCCATAAGTGTATGTCTTAATAAGAAATCATTTTCTGGTAATAACTGAGGTTCAGTACCATCTTTTTGTTTGAATACTCTGTGGAATGTAGCCACCTTGTTTAATTGCTCTTGCATATTATATTATTTGATTTTGGGTTAATATTTCTCTTACTTTAGTTATCAAATCTGACATACTACCATTGTTGTCTATCACATAATCAAAGTTATGATCATCAAGAGCTGTTTCTGAGGGGTGTGGTACTCCTATACCATGATGTACTCTTATATTTTCAGAAATTTGTTTAAATCTTTGTATTCTAATAGTAATACCATTTCTAGATTTTACAGCATCAAACTCATTAGGGAATCTCATGTCTGTAATAATCCAATTTTGGTTAGTATAATCAGCATATAAAGCATTGACCCATACATTTTCATGTAAACCATTTCTCATAGCTTCTGTACCAAGTTTTTGAAGTAACTCTCTATAAGTCATTCCCCAATCAGAACCTATTTGTAATTTCTTAAACTCTTGATCTTCAAGTTGTTCTAAAGTACATCCAGTTAATATACAAGCAATCTCTTTGAGTTTGCCTGCATATTTTTTTATTTCCCAATGTTTGTGGTTAAATGGATAACCTGCAGTTTTTAAGTTTACCCATTCCTCAAAAGACATATTAGTAGATAAACCTTGACTATTTGCAGCTTTAAACCAATCAAGATACTGTATAATTAAACCTACAGTGTCTTTTCCTGAGCCTATGCGGCCTGAAATAGCCAAAATCATTGTAATATATTTTTATAAGTCCAATAAAACCCACCAGAAGATTTTGAAACCTCTCTAGCACATTGCCCTATACCTTCTACATTTATGTTTAAGGTAGATCCTGCTTCTTTAGCAGTATTCCATTTTTTTATCATAATTGTTTTTTCTTTATTAAATTGATATACATTTTTATCAGGTTTAAGTTTAAATCCTTTTATTCCATTATTCCAAGGTATAAATCCTTTTTTAAAAACAGTTTTTGTCAGATTTTTAGATCTATATATACTAGCACATTTTTTAGAACAGGTTATTTTACGAGCAGTAACACATGATGAAAAAGATTCATTACATGTAATACATATTTTCTTATTACCTATACCTGTATTCCAAGGAATTTGCCCTTTTTTAAAAGAAGTTTGATTACCTGTTTCAAGACCATCTCCTCCAAGTGTATGATTGCAAAGAGTAAATCCCCAAACTTTAAACTGAGAAATCCAGTATTTTTCCCAAAACTTCCAATCAGAATCTACCTCATCAATTATTTCAAAGAGGGGTCTTAATTTTTGAGTTTTTAATAAATTAATCCAGTTTCTTTTATGAGTACCTTTATCTCTAGCAATATTGCTATGATTATGTTTTCTCTGTTTAGGGTTTACAGTTTTACCTACATACCGTACTTCATTAGTAATAGGATGAGATAATGTATAAATATATGTTTTCATGATACAAATATACATTATCTTTTTCTTATATACAAATGCCACTTCCCAGTTTACCAGATATACCTATAATCATTAGTTTATAGTTTTAGCTTTGATTAAACCTTCATTAATTAAATCTGTAGCTGTTCTTCCAAACCAGCCTTGTAATTTCCATGCTAAACCTGTGTCAACTAAGTGTTGCCAAGCTTTTAGCATGTCTTCTTGAGAGTCACACTCAAGAAAACCTTCAGCAATTCCTACTGCTGTAAAATCATCAAATGTTTCTTCACTTGTTTGTGCATTAAGTGTTTTCATATATTTTTTTTATTTTTTTTGTTTTTCTTGAGCTTCTTCCTTTTCTATTATCTTGATTAAATCTTCAAGATCAAGTTGGGCTCCTACTTTGAATTGTACTTCTGTAGGTTTTATACCTGTAACCTTATTATGCTCATTCTCTTGTGCACTAAATAAGTTTTCTGTGGTGTTATCTGCCATTAGTCAAATAAATTTAATTGTGTTATTTTGGGTAATATATTATCAATTTCCTTATATATTTTATCTATATAATAAGAGTCATCAATGTTATAATCTTCCCAAGGTTTTTCTTCATAAGTATTAAAGAGTTCTTGCATCCACTTCCCAGCTTCAACTTGTATCTCTCTTTTATCATGTTTGTTTACTTTATAGATCTTACAGCCTCCTGTAGAGATATAATATCTTAAAGTTTTTTGTAAAGGTTTTTTATGTATGCCTTCTTTGTCTACACAAATTTGTTGGAACTCCCAATCTCCTTTAATTTTTACACCAGAGCAATAGTCAAATATGTTTCTATTGTCTTGTAAAAATTGTTCAGGTAATTTGTTTTCAATAAAGAATGCATAGATTGCTTTAGGTATAATTAAGTTACTCTTGTTTTTATGAAGAGCAAGATTGTTAAACTCAAATCTACCTTTACATTTAGATTTGCCAGCCATATTAACTGCAATGTAATTATTTACATCACCTATTACCATTTTGCTGTATTGATCATGCTCAAGTTGTAATTGAGTAATATCCTCCCATTTTTTGCAAATTTCTAGATATATATCTTTATAACTTGCAGGGATTATCATCTCAAGACCATCTGTATTTTGCATTAATGGTTGACAGTCTGGTATAGCCTCAACTAACATTTCATATAGCATCATTAGAGATAGCTGACCATTGATTGTAATCCTCATTGTGAATTCAGGATCATATAGAAAACTGTTTGCATCATTACTTAAGCCATAAGTTGAATTAAGAATAATCTTGTATACATAATTTTTAGGATCACTTTTAGGAAGCTTTTTTCTTTCCTCAAAAAACCACTCATATTTGCTACAAAATATATCTCTATCTAGATGTGCCGGTGACCACTTATTCCTAATGGCCAGATTTGGATAAAAACTAGTTACATCAGATGACATTATAATCATATCATCTTTTGCTTCATAAACTCCACTTCTTATACAACCATGAACTCCACCTAAGCCAAAGTCTGTCTTTACACCTTTATATTTAAAGCTGTATTTAAAGCCTCCTTTGGTGTCTCTTGCATTTATTATTAAATCATTGAAGTTATATAGTAAATCTTTAAAAGTGTCTGTAGTAAAGCTTGTGTAAGGCAGGATGATATCCTTTATCTTTATGTTATCTCTACTAGTTCTTAAATTTCTAAGATTATACTTACTTACATTCATTTCTTCACTTAAGAATGTCAAGAATAACTCTTTAGAGATTCTTGGTTCTGATGCACTAAACAAAGGAAGATTGTATTCTTGAGTTAAAGTTTTTCTAAGATTAATCTGTTCCTTGCTAAAGTTCATAATTTGCTTAGTAGACTTAACATCATTTATACAATAGCTTATGATTGTATCAAGTTGTTCTTGTGTTGTGATACTTGTACTATGATGAATAGGCATATCTAATAGATTGTGCCAGTCCATAGAGTACTGTATCCATTTTAAGCTGGATCTTTTTGCTGGATTATCCCAATGGTTAAGCTTGAATACATCAATTTGTCTAATAGATAAGTCTTTCTCACTAAATTCTGAGAACTCTTTCATATTTTGTCTTTCAATGATATCTTGGGCTTTCTTATAGACCATACCAGCTATAGTTGGTCCATCTAGTTTTACTAATGACTTATTATTTCTTACTATATACTCTGAAATTTGAGAGTCAAAAGCTAAGCCATTAAAGGATATGTGCCATTCTCCATTTACACTGTTGCTTACAAGAAAGTCAATAAGTTCTTTTATTTCATTTTTTAGATGACCTATAACAAAGATCTTTTGTTCTGTTCCTGTATAGTGTTCTGCTACTAAGGTAGTACAATCAACTAGTGTTTCATAGTCAATTACCCAATGGTTTTTTGCCATATTATTTATATTCAGTTTAGCTGTTTCCCCTTATAGTGTAAAAAAAAGGGAGCAGATTTCTCTACTCCCTATAGGTTAGCTTAATATTACTATTAAGGCATAATGATAGAAGGCTTAGGAGCCTCAACAACAGCACCAATAAAGTGCTGCATATAATCAACTTTATCTGCATTTACTGCAAAGAACTGTACAAAAGCAATGATTTCTGCTTGATCTAAGATGAAATATTTCTGAAGTTGTTCAGCAAGTTTTCTTTCTTGCTTGATAACAGTTTTTTCACCAGTCTCAGGATCTTCCTTTGGAGATTTTCTTAATTCTGGATCACCATTTTCATTAACTTTAGCAAACATAGCATACTCATTTCTCTTATATGTAGAAGTAATTTCTAAAGCTTTTTTGTCTTTATTATACACTACATCTAAGTAAGGAGAGTCATTACTTGCTGGAATCATTCTGAAAGTATTTTCATCAGGTGACCAGGGAGCTGTTACTAACAGCATTGTTTTTAAGTTTGTCATTTTCTAGTTGGTTTTAATTTTCACAAATTAAGTCAATTTTGAGTTAAATTCCAAATTTTTTATACAAGTTTTAAGAGTTTCTTTATTAAAGTCCACATGAGAACATAATTCTCCTACTTCCATTAACAAGGATTCTTTTACTCCCATCATCTCTGAATACATTTTGTAATACTTTTCAGGATTCATATAACTTTCAATATAAGCAAAGTTTGAGTCTTTTTTACCATAAAAATTTTCTATCTTTTTCTTATAGTTAGGACTAAGCTTTGAATATTTACCAGCTCTTATGTTATCCCAGTCTTCTGCATGAGGATTAAAGTCAAATACATACACTCCTTTATTATCTTCAACTTGTTTGAAGTCATAAAAGAGCTTGTTACCTAACAATTTTTCTTTTTCAAAAACTGTAAACTCTGAATCATCTCTAAGATGATAATGACAGATTAATTTTCTGTCACATAAACTATACTGGTCTTCCCAGCTCAGATAAGTTTCAATAGGGGTAACACTTGCTCCCCTCTTTATTTCCAGGATAGGATACATAAATATCCTACTCTTCTGAAAATAGTCTTTATACAATGATGTTATGGCCATATAATTATAAATTTACAAAATTACTTGACTTGCTGCAAATTTGTAAGGTAAACTATAATTATTATTCTTGTAGTGCCAGTTAGCTTCAATTAATTTATCAACTAATACAGTATCCCATAAGGCCAGTGTTTCAGAAGATACTTCAAAACAATACACTTGATTATATTTGTCAATAACAATAAAGTTAAAGATAACTTTCCAATCAGAAGTAATAATATGTTTATATACATCTTTGACAAGTCGGGTGTAAATAGCTGCCTGTACATTGTAGTTGTAGAACTGTATTGTTTCTGGGAAGTCTGTGATAGTCTTACCAGTTGTCTTTAAGTCATTGATGTAAATAATTTTCTTATCATTATTGATTTGAATACTATCTGCAATTCCCTTTAGACCAATGTTTTCTATTCCTGCAGTGTCTGAAGACAAAGCTATTTCATTAAACATGTCTATGTTTTCCATCTCTGTGTTATATAACCCTAGTAATTCACAAACCTTTTTGTCTGCTCTCAGTAAAGTTACTGCCTCATTGCATCTTTGTAATGTTTCACTATCTATTAGGTCCCTATTCCCTTTAGATTTTAAAAATTCAAAGTAGCTGATTGTTTCCTCTGTGATGATTTTTGATAACCTCTGGTCATCAGTTTTTAAGGATTGGTGTAAGTTGATCTCTTTGAGTATTTCTAAAATTTCTGCACCCAAATCAGCTAGTGTAAGTTCTGTAGCTGGTTGTGGATCCATAGATTTTAAAATGCTATGTACTTTATCTATAACTATTCTTGAGTTGCCTGTTGGGAGATTTGATGGTAAAAGTACAAAATTATCTTCAAACTCATGATTATTTAATATCAAACAGTGAATAACTTTTCCATCAATAAGATGTGAGTCAATTCTATCTTCTCTTTGATTGAGAACATAGTGATTATAATACATCTTTGGAGAGAATAAAAGCTTATTCAAGCCTGAATAACTTAATATAAAAGGCTTTTCATAAAACTCTTTCTCTAACTCAGCAATTGTTTTTTTAGATTTAGTATCTATCATAGGTCTGTTATTGGTTTTTCTTCAATTAATTCTGGTACAACAACTTGAGCCTGCTTATTAAACTCCATTAACTTCTTAATGTCATCTGAAGGTTCTACATTAGTCATTTTAAAGTATGTGCTATCACCATGATCATTAACATATTCTATAGCTTCAGGTAAAATTAAAGCCATATTTTCATATGTCATTATATTTTTATCTACAAGTTTATATACAATATCATCATAAGATACTTCACTATAATTTATATTAACATCAAAAAACTTCAATAAACTTTTAAAGTTTACATGATTTTTCATGTCTGAGTTAGCCATATGTCTTCTATGCTCTTTCATTAGTAATAATAAATAAACAGCTGATTGTAAATAATTACAATTGGCCATTGATTCCATAGCTACTTTATGATTATCCTTATCAGAACTTTCAAATAAGTTTTTTACACCTTCATAGATTTCTTGATCCATTACAAGCTCAGAGTTTAATAAACTTAGTAAAGCTGATTCATCATATACATTACCATGAGTCAATAAGGTATTATAAAGAGCTTCTTTCTCAGGACTTTCAAACTCATAAAGAGTCATATCAAAAGCTTCAACTAATTCTTTTTGATCATCAGTAAGAGGTAAGTCATTACCATTAGCATCTTCTCTAACAAGATCTTGTTCATCCATAAAATCATATACAGGACCATTAAAAGCACCAGCTGACTTTATAGCACTTTTTACACTATAAGATGTTATAACAAAATCAGCTTCTGTACTTTCAATATCTTCAATTAATTTAATAATTTGCTGTAAATGCTCACTAGAACATCTTACTTTAGTTGCAGCAAGATACTTTAACATTGCTTTTTTTGTAATACAGTCTGTATTATAAAGTTTTTCAATAAGCTCTGTATCTATATTTTCTTTATTAGTAAACCAGATATTAGCTTTTTCTTTAAATTTCACTACAGCTGTATCAGTAGATTCACAAAAAGATTTTACTTTAAATCTTGGAATATTACAATTAGGAAATATAAAAAGCTTATCTTTAGCTACAGGAACATAAAGTCCTTTAAGAATACTTAAAGGTGAATAAGTACTAAATACTCCTCTAATATCATATTTTAACTCTGAATTATAACTACTATTTTTTATTGGCAGTCTATCTATATAGACTGCTGTTTGTTTATTTACCATAGGTTTCTACATTAATTGGTTCAACATTTAAAGCTAAGTGCTTGTATTCTTCTTTTATTGTCAATGTTACATTATAGTATTTATTTCTACATTGGCCAATAGTTCCACTAATCACATCTGTTTCTAGTTTTTGAAAGATTTCAGGAGTATTCCATCCTTGAGTAGTTAAGAACTCAGAAAAAGTTCTTGATCCTTTTTGACTAATAAAGAATAATCTTGATTGGTCTCTAAAGTTTCTACTAGCTTTTGTTCTTAAATTTACCATTAAACTTGGATATACAGATCTAGCTAATTGCCAGATATAATAAATTGATTTTTCTACATCACAAGTGTTTAATATTAACTGACCCATCTTATGATCAGCTGTATCATTACTTTTAAACATTTTGTACAGTACTTTTGTAGATTCTTCATCTAATATAACAGCCTCCCCATTTGTAGGAGAAGCTGTTATTGTTTGTGTGTTGTCCATATATTTTTATTTGGATTACTTCATTGCCATTTTGACAACTTCTGCATTAAGCATTAATTTCTGAAATTTAGCTTTATTGCTAGTGATTACTCTCCTTACAATGATGTATTTCAAGTCATTAGTAAATACTTCACCAGTACAAAACTTAGTTAATCTTTCTGTAACTGCCTGGGTAATTGTGTTACCTTCTGCATAGTTACAAGTAAAGTTAATTAACCTTGTTACTAATACACTTGCAATATCAGCTCTATAATCATTACCTACACCAATACAACTGTTTAATTCACCAATAATATAAGCTTCATTTTGGTGTAATAACATGTCTTTAGGAGTAACTAACTTATCTAATTTATTATTAATAAATGTAGTAAAGAAAGTACTAAAAGTTGGATTAGTAGTAGCTTCACCTAATTGTTGAATCAATGGTAATTGATCTGCAAAATTATCAATAGACATTAAAGAGTTAAAGAACATAGTTACAGTTCTTGCATTGATATCTTCAGCATCCATTAACTCCGGGTGTAATAATAAGAAGTTGATACATCTTGAATCAATACCAGTTTTCTCTGCATATCTAGCCCATACATTAACATCAAACTTATAGTTTACATTAATTACACGAGTCTTTTGAGCACCATCCATTGCTGATACAGAATAGTTTCCATTATCAGGATTAGAAGTTAAGATGATCATAGATCCTACAGGTAAACACCAGTTATTATAACATTGAGTTTCTAATAAAGTCATAGTAGCTTGAATAAACTTTTCACTTGCTCTAGAATAATCATCTAATAATAAGATCATTGGTTGTTCTCTACCATTAATCCATTCTGGAGAAGCATGAGTCATTCTAATTTTTCCTGATGGTTTAAGACCTGCAGTAATATATTGAGGAATTGCTCCTTCAACTACCCAGCGGTTAGTACCATCTTTAGCTATCATTTCATGTTCTTTACATGGATATCCTACTAGATCAGATACATCTTCTAACTCTGCTAAATTCTTTCTAACTAATTCCATTCCTAGTTCATTAGCTAATTGTAAAATAGTAGAAGTCTTACCACCACCAGCTTCACCTTCAATGTTTACTGCTTGTACAGCTAAACCTTTTTCAGATAATACTTTGTTATTGTTATAAATATAAGTTAAGAATGATTTTAATTCTTCTGAGTTTAAGCTAATTTTATTACTTGTTGTTGACATATATTTTTATTTTGAATATTAATTTAATTTAATTTGTAGACCTTTTAAGTCTGAATTAAGCTGAGACTGAGATGATATAACCCATAATACAGGACCTCTACACTTTTCTGGTGCAGGTGCTTCTCCATCAGTAAGATAGATCAAGCAGTTATATTTCTTTTTGTTTGCATCATAGTAATCTGTTACTGGATGAAAATTAGTACCACCTCTGCCATGAATTTCAAAATCCTTCTTAGGATCAAATTTACCAATATGGGAAATTGCTGTATCACATTGTACAAGAGTAACTTCTGTACCAGATCTACTAATGTGATGTATTTCATGCAAAAATTCTATAAGTTCATTTGTACTTACTGAACCTGATGTATCTACAGCTACTAAAATATGTCTTTTCTCTTTGTGCTTTAATCCTGGATTTTCAATAAATCTAAAATTAGGCTTTTGTCTTGACATCTTAGTAAATGTCTTAATGGATCCACCAACAAATCTTCTTACATAAGCTCTCCAATTAAACTTTGGAGGATTAAGTTTAGAAATTTTATCAATGATTTCAGCCATTTCACCAGGGATCTTTCCTCTTGATTTTGTTACTTGATCTACAACTTCTTTCAGTATATGCTCAGTCTGTGTTTTAATCAACTTCTTAGTTGCTTCATCTAAATTGTCAAACTCTTCCCATGTTCCATGATCAGGTAATTTAACTTCAACTTCTCCTTGCCCATTAATAGATACAGTGATTCCTCCTTCTCCTTTTTCATTACATTCAATCATCTTATCCAAATTAGGACATGTACCTGGATTCTCTTTAGCCTCCATTAACTTATCATAATAATACTTAGTACCTTTCTTAGGTTCTAAGTTTAATTCTGGATATACTTCAGGAAGTTGTGGCCCAGGTGGTAAGAAGATACTATCAATATATTGATTAATTTCAATATCCATAGCAATATTAGCTATCATTTTATCACTTAAGTGATCATAATCTGTGATATGAAAGAAAGCAATATGTAAAATCTCATGCTTTAATAATCCTATCCTTTGATCAGGAGTTAACTTATCCCAGAATTCTTCATTGAGATATAATTGATAGTTAATTCCTAGTCTGCTTACACCAGCTGTAGGTACTTTTGTACTCCATTGCTTATTAAGCATAATAAGAAAGAGACCATAAAAGGCCTCCTTTAACATCAAATCTTTACTAGCCTTAGCTAGTTCTTCACTTTTGTTTTTCATCTTGTTTCTTTAAGGTTATTTCAATTTGTATATCATCAATAAATTCAAAATGAGTAGTAGACATGCTATCTTTAAGAAATCTAGCAAACTCTTTCATGAAAACTTTTACATTTTCTTCTTTATTATCTTGTTCTTTCATGATTTTCATTATATCATTATAACTAACAGCATTAGAATCTTTAGAAATACCTAAAGATGCATGATACTTTAATACTTTAGAACAGTGTTCATGCCATAATCCAAAAGTTTTTAAATTATTCTTTCTTAAGAATAAAGTATATATTAATGATTTTTTTTGGTCTACATTCTTTATACACTCTAGTGCAACTACTTGATCTTCTTCTGTACTATCTAACATTTGTGATAAATTATCATATGATTCAGAATCAATAACTAATTTTTCTTTTAGTCTTCTATTTTTAGTGTTTTGATCATCCATAAAGGTGTTGTTTTGTTTGATATATTATCCAGCCATTCTTTAGCTGAAGGTATGTGATTGTTACAGTCTTCTTTGACATGTTGTTCTCCAATGTATCTTATGTATACTCTTTTTCCTATAGAGTTAATCATAAACTTTCCAAAGATTTCTTCTAATTGAAAGATACCTTCTGAGTGATGTCTAAACATTCTGTGATAAGAGTGACCTACCCATTTTTTAGTTTCATCAAACCATTCATGATATTGTAAATACTCTTCAGGTTCCCCTCCCCACTTTTTAGCAGATGAGCGGCTGTGATCATATGGATGTGCCATTAATCTTCAATTATATTACCTTCATGATTATAAGTAGTATAACTCCTATATTCAATATTAACTTCAATACTATATTCACCAGTTTTAGTATCTATACTTAAAGTACCATTTCCACCATCATTATTATACCAGTCTTCTATGTTTCCATTATCAAGTAAAGTATAGCAATAATCATTTACATCACTATCAAGTTCTTTATTAACATCAGCAAAAAGATTACTAATTGTAGAATCTGATAAATGGTAATTCATATCATCAATAGCTCCACTGTCACCTCCACCAGAAAATTCTGCATATACACTTACAATACCAAGATCCCTTAATCTTAGCATCAATTCTAATCCTGTTGCCATTATTTCTTTTGTTTATAAAATCTGCCTAATATGTTGCCATTCAAGTACATATCATTTTCTAATACACCTAGTTCAAACTGATGTTTAACTTCTTGATAAGTTAATTCAGTTTTACTAAAGCATATCTTAAGGATAGTTCTTTGAATAAGCATACCATCTTTATGTGCTTTTTTAAGTACATCATTACTACTATAGTAATTTTGGTAAGCAGATTTGGTTACTACTTTGTATTTTTTGAGTCTCTTGTCTGTAGAGATAGCTTTCTTAGCAAGTTTGGTTTTAGTATTAGAAAAGAAGTTCTTCTTACCTATGTAAGTATAAGATTTACCATCAAGTATAACAGACATTTGGTATATGAAACCTATTCCATTTTCTGGAATGTCACTATCTTCAAATACTCTTCCTTTATATATCCAACTCATGCTTTTAAGTTTTTTAACATTATTATTAATTCTTTATCAATAAGTCTATCTAGCTTTGAAAGTATTTCCATTTTAAGTTCATTGGTTAAGTCCTGTTGTTCTAATGTCATTAACCAATCTTGAAACTCATCCATTTAACTTTTCTTTTAATAAAGGGGTTAACTGGTCTTTAACTTTATGAATGCCATGATCTCTTACAGAGTCAGATAAATCTTTTGACATATCAAGAATAACATATGGTATACCATACTTATCTTTATACTTCTTCATAGATTCCTTTCCTGCATTATCATTGTCAAATAAAGTACAGATACCTTTATATTTATGCTTATATGCTGTGATAGCATGTTCTGGTATCAAAACATTTTCACTATCCGGGGCTATTGCCTCAGCATTTTTATATCCAAGTTTAGTAAAAGCCATTATATCTTTCAATGAACTACAGATAACTAGATATGGTAATTCCATAGTTAATTGGTCTGAGCCTTGAGTATAATCTTTTATCTTAATAAATTTATGATCCTTTGTATAGGGATGATAAATTTTATACAACAAACCATCTTTTCTAAAGTAACCATATATATTACTACCTTTAATAGTAAGTTCCTTTATTTCACCTTCTTCTTCTTTTGAAAGTTTATATTCTGCTAGAGGCATTACATTATAAAACTCTAAAAGTTTAGAGCCTATATGAAATTTACCCCAGAATTTACTATCTAGGTTAGTCCAGGTTCTTGTAGCAAAGTTTGTTACTTTGAATTTAGTTTGTCTTTTAAATTCTCTTATACTATAATCTTCCTTATTAGTAAGAGTATAAGTATTGTAATCTTCAATTATTTTATAAGCAGTCTCTCCACGAGTACTTAAGCTAAACATCTGCTGTATTAGATCTAAAGCATCTCCTGTTTTACCAGTAGAAAAGTCTTTATATCTATAAGTTGTGTTCTTTGAATAATATACATACATTGAAGGAGTTTTGTCATTAGGATTAAATACTGATTTAATCTTTATGTCTTGTCCACTCAGCTTTTCTGTTAAGTTTAAATAATGTTCATAGACCCATTCTCTAGGAACCTCACTTATACTTGTAATCAATGATTTTATTCTTAACATAGTTTTAGTATAAAAGGGGAGTTATTAGCTCCCCTTGTTAATATTAAAGATCAAAGTCTGCTCCTGAATTTGTGATAAGACCACCTGATGCATCTAATGTATCAGTAGCATCTCCAAATTCACTAACAGCTGTAACTGCTTTTCTTTTAATGTGAGTACCTTCTGCAAACTTTATAAGTTTACTTGGTTCAGCAGTTAAAGATTCAACAGGTACACCATCTTTGCTATATTTTGGTAAATACAAATCATAGCTGTTATATCCAGCTTTGTTTTGATATTCTTTACCTGCAATACAGAAATTAAATAAAGTGTCTTTGTAAGGCTTGTCTGTACCAAAAGCTTTAAACAATGATTCAACTGTATCATGTTTATTGTCTTGCTTATCTAACCAAGAATCACAACCTAAGCTAATACACAATTGTTTAAGAGCTTTTAATAATTCTTTATCTCTGCTTACAGCAATACCAGATTTAGTTTCACCATCAGCAAAAGCCCATTCAGTTAATTTAACTGTACCTACTTTTCCAGCATGTCTACCTAATTCAGGCTTGTCTTTGTTAATAAAGAAGCCTTCAAATGCATCACCCATTGATTCACTTTCTAAACTTAATAAAACATTATATGCACCTTCCTTGTATTTAAAATCCTCAAGGGCTACATTGTTAATTTTACATTTTTGAGATCCTGGTTCTAATGTTTTAGCAACTCCTTCTCCACCAACTTTGATGTCTTTTGTACTTAATTTTCCGCTCATGTTATTTATTTTTTATGTTATTATGTTATTATTTAACTTCTGTATAATTTGTATCTACTACTTCTGAGATTGTACCATCATCATTTCTTTTAACTTGTTCTTCTTTTAAGAAAGTATCAGCAAGTTCTTCTGCAGTATACAAACCTAGTAACATATCAGCACCAATTCTATTAGCACCTTTAGCAAGACATCTAGCATAAAGCATTTCTCTTGGCATTCTTGTCCAGTTATCCTTACTAGTTAAACCTTGAAGAGTAGCATCTTTCCATGTAAATGAACATGTTTCATTCATACCATCTCTAGTAAAAACAATTGTAGTTCTTCTATCACTTGGCTTAGTACCATCAGGTTTTGGTGATATAATATCTGTAGATCCATCAGGATAAACATATACACCATCTTCTTTAGTATAAAACTTTATATTACCTCTTCTTAGTAATGCACCAATTGCTTTAGCACTTAAACTTAATCTACCTTGAATAGGTATGATATAGTGAAATGCTTGCATTGTTGGAAAGCCTAATTCTTTACCCATTTGAGCAATAGTAAAAGCTTCTTCTACAGTTTTAATATGAGAAGGTAACTTCTTTGAGTCAATTAAGGTAGTCAGAAACTTACTTAAGTCTGCTTCTGTTTTGATTACTTCATTATTTTCCATTATTTATTTTTTATTATGTTATTAAGCCATTCTTTTTTACTAACTGGTTTGTTCAATAATATTGCTGCAAGATCTAGCATAGTCATCTCATTAATAGGAGGATCTAAGCTTAAATCTGGCAAGTCAAAGTCAGTTTCAATAGTCTTTGTCTCTATCTTTTTTGTTTTAACTGGAGGAGCAATAGGGGCTTCTACAGTAGGTTCAGAAATACTATATTTCTTAATTAATTTTAATTCATCTACAGGTACAAGATATCTTATGTGTCCTGTTACTGCAGCTGGTTCTGTTTTTTCATACTCCTCATCAAAGTGAGGGTTGAATCTCCATAAATATAAAGCTCTCTCTATATCTTCTGGAACATTGTCTCTATTTGTGAACTCAATAAAAAGATCTTGTCCTCTACTAATTTCACTGTGAAAAAAACTGATATGTACTTCAGTCTTTCCTGTAGGCCTATAGGCCATTTTTGGTATAATGATACTATCAGCATCACCATTTTCCAACATTGCTTTACTATGAAAATCTTTAATTAATTTAAGATTCTCTTTTTTGTCTAATCCATAGGTTATTATCATATTCTTACTTTTCTTACTTGTTGTGGAGGTGTTGGTATTTCTACAATACTCATTTTTTTATACTCAGTTTTAAAGAAAGCTATGCCTGTTTCACCATTTCTTGACTTAAGAAAATGCATAGCTAGTATTGATTTATCTGAATTTATAATATATCTTTCTACACCATAATAAATAATTTTTTGTTTACCTGGTCTATTAAGGCCTATTAATGTATCTGCATGTTGAAGCAAAGCATCTGCTCCAAATAAATCAGATTCTAAAATAAAGTTACCATACTTTCCATCTTCATTTCTCTCAGGGCTGTCAATATTTCTATTAAGTTGACTAACTATTATAAAAGCAATTGGGTATCTTCTCTTAAGAGTTGTTACCATTTCTCCTAATGAATATAGAGTGTCATAAACATCTTTTTCAAAAGGAGCTCTCTTTAGTAAAATAGAGTGATCTAATGTAATTATAGTATTTGTATAAATTCTTTTACCATCTTTGTCTAAACTAGAATGTTGAAGCATGTATTCTTCAATGATTTCTTTAAACTCTAATATGTTACAGGGTTCATCTACTATGTCAATAGGATACTTTATTTGTTCTTTAGCAAATGCTCTACAAGCTTCAAATTCTTCATCACTTAATCTTTCATCAGCACTACATAGTTCTTTATAACTTTTTCCTGTATGTCCTGAGTATGCTCTAATTGCAGATACTCTACCTACCATCTCAAACTGAAATTCTAAAACTCTAAAAGACATTAAAGGATTACATTTAAATGCTCCTCTTACTAATAAATCTTTAACAACAGTTTTACCAGTAGCTGGTCTAGCTCCAATAACAGTAGTAGAATGCCATTCTATACCATTAACTGTTGCTTCATTAAAAGAAGCCCAAGGAGTTTTAATACTAGTAATTTTTCCATGCATTCTGCCTTGTAGATAAGCCAAGGATTCCACAAAGCCCTCTTTCTGAGTCTTCCATTTTACTTTTGCCATGTATTTTGATTATTTGTTGGTTTTTTTTCTTTAAGCAAACTTACTTAAAAACTTTAATATTTCAAATACTTTTTTACAAGTACTTGATAATCAATTGCATTATTTACCAAATACTTTTTCAGTAAAGATTGGTTCTTTGAACTCTTCACCATTAAGTACTAAATCACAATAAGCAGCTAAATCAGATGACCATGACTTATCAGATTCTTGCTTTCTAATGAAATATTTAGAAGTTCTGGTGTATTTATATCCTTTAGCTTCTTCAGCCTCAAGATATAACTCAGTTGCATCTAATATTACATCCCAAGCATAATCATGCTCTGTAAAGAACCATCTAAAAGAAGTAATAATCTCTTTGATTGGGGCTCTAGCAGGCTTGTTACTACCTAGTTTCATTCTAGGAAATAAAGTATTATACTTTTCTGCATTAGTATCAAAGTCATCACCCATAATTGAGTTATCAGACTTCTTAAGCTGTACTGCAAAATAAGATTCCATCTTACTGATTAAACTCATACTTTTAGGTTCTAAAAGATAAAGTTTATCATTTTGTGTAAGCCAGGCATTCTGTATTAATAATCTTAGTTCTTGATGAACATTGATATTAGGAGGAGCTATACTATAATGAATGCAATAAAGTAGGTAAAATTGGTTAGGAGTTAGTTTCTCCTCTGTCATGTTGTTGAATAATATCAACAAGTTCATCTGTTTCTTTAAAGCCATCTTCTATTTCTTTTAGTATTGTTAAGGTTGTTTCTTCTTTAATTTCAATAAAGTTTTTTATTTTACTTATACCATGTAAAACATTTGAATGATTAAATCCAAAATATTTACTAATACCTACTAAAGTATAGCCCATATTGTGAAGATGATAAAACATAGCTTGTCTGTAACATATTAAATCTCTATCTCTAACTCTTTGTTTTACTGTATAAACATCACCAAACTTCTTATACATTACAAAATTAACAATTTTCTCAACATCTTGTAGGGATAGAGGTCTGAGTTTGTTATTTCTATTTAAATAAAGCACTTTAGGTTGTGTTCCATACTTTGAATAAAAGTTATCACAAAAAATTTTTACATCTTCTTCTTGCTCTTTTTCAAGCTTTTTCATTTCATTTGTTACCATGTTATTTCTTGGTTAAATTGTTTTTTTGTAAGCATATTTACTTTATTAAATACATCATTACAGTCCCAAGATAGTAATTCCTTGTAAGCTGCTGATGCTGGGTGACTTGTAAATATCTTCTCTGAATACTCCGGTACTGATTCTGCCCATTCTTGAGCTTTCTTACCCATAAATACATAGATTAAGTTAGGGTTATTAACACTAAGAAAATCAAATAAGAATGTTAAGAAAGGTCTCCAAAGTTCATAGTGAGTTCCTGTTTTATGAATTGTAGTTGTTAAAGCACAATTTAACATAAGTACTCCTTGATTAGACCATCTTGCCAAGTCAGCATCACCTGTATAAGTTTCATGATATACTGTTTCTTCTAAAGCTTTAAACATATATCTCAATGATGCTTCAGGTTTACCAATATTACTACATGAAAATGCTATACCATCCGCTACATATATTTGAGGATAAGGGTCTTGTCCTATTAGTACAACTTTTAATTTGTCTAATGGACATTCCTCAAATGCTCTAAACATCTGCTTTACTGGTGGTGTGAATCTTTTGTCGGCTCTTGCCTCTGCTAGTAATGTATTAAGAATCTTATCATATTCACTACTAAGAATAAAAGTTTTTAACTTATCTCCCCAGCCTGAATTCTTTAAGTTCTCATACAATTTTGTTTTTACTTCTTCTAAATTTACTGAATCTAGTGTGCTCATATTATTTTTTTTGTATATTTGCTGTATGGAAGAAACTATTAAATATAAAACATTACCTCCTGATGCTCTTATTAATATAGAGGTATCAGGTACTTTTTACAAAAAACTTACTAATTTATTATTAGCATTAGGAGAGTCAGTTCCAGCTGAAGAATTTCAGGCTGTACTTGAAAAAATAAAAACTGATGAGCCACCTAAAGATATTTTTGAAGTTAATGTACATTTAATAATAGCTTTAATTTATGAAATTGAAACTAAAGCTGTAGCCCAAAACAAAATAAAAGAAATTGAAGTTAATGCTGAAACAGGAAAGCCTGTTACCGAAAGTTAATATTAACAAAATCTCCTCTTTGTATTAAAGTCTGTATTGTTAGACTTAGCTCATCTTTAGAGCAATCTGCAAATGATTTATATTCTATTTCACCATTTACTTCTGATGAGAGGCCACTAGCTGTTTTTATGTCTCTTTCCATATCTTCAAATGTATCACCTATTTCTTTAGCTAATTCTCTGATACACACTTTAATTTTAGAAATTTGTGTATATGTACCATCTGTTAGATTAGCCTCAAAGAATACTTGAACTAAATGATCTTCTGATAAGCTACTTAAAAATAATTTATACAAGCCTTCATCATTAGGATTTTTATAAATAAGCTTGTTTCCAGACTTCTTTAATATTACACTATGTATGGCTTCTTGACTCATTTTGTATTAGGATTTGTTTTTTTCCATGCTGACTTTGCTGCTTTTAAAGCTGCTTTTTCTTCTTTAGTTTTCTTAAATAACTCTCCACCTTTTATTGCTTTTACTTCTGACATTTTATTTGTTTTAATTGTTAATATTACATACCCCAATAACCTCTTGGATCTTCTTCAATTAAGGTATCTTTGGTTGCATAATCCCAACCCCAAGATCCTTCATCATTTTCATAAGAATTTTCAATCCACTTTTGTAAAGATTCTATATCTTTAAATGATGTATTGTTAGCAGCACTACAGCCATCACAATCAGTAGACCAATAGTTAATATAGATTATACCATTAGCTAACAATTGTTTTAAGCCTTCATTTTCTGCTTCTAAACTTAAATGTTTCATATTAATAGTTTTCTTGTTTACTTGTGAATATTAACATTTTATTCTTTTCCTTGATAGCTTCTAATCTTGCTTTATCAAGTTCTAAGATGCATTCTCCACCTAATTCTAAGTCTGTTTCTATTTCTTCTCTTTCAATGATTAAGCTTCTTATTGTTCTAGACAAGCCTTTTGTTTCTGACTGATTAGCCAAAATTGTTTCTACATGCTTTAAGAATAATGTATCCTTAGCATAATCTTTTAAATTAATTTTCATTCTGAGTAGTATTGATTAAGTTCATGTACTTCATTTTTAGCTTCTTCTAGAATTTTTTCTAAAGCTGCTTCTATGTCCCAGTCTTGAGTTACTGGTAAGCCAAATCTATTGGCTGCAAAAAACTGATAAGGAAAGTATGCATCAATATTAAGTTCTTCTAACTTAAAACCTACCATACCACCTTGAATCAATAATTTTGCTACTTTAGTTACTGTGTATGTCTGCCCTTCTACTAACCATTTAGAGTTAGGAATATCATTGGGCTTACTCTTGTTGTCCAAGCATATCACTTGGAAGGGTGTCTTCATTTCCATCTTCTTCTGGTTCTATGTAGTTAGGATTCCATTGTGGGTCTGTTGACTCTTCAGGTACATAATGACCTTTTTCAGTTGATTGTAATCTTAAGTTTTTGTGATAGGTTTCTTCATCATCTTCATGTAGACTATGAGAAGACTGTCCTGTAGGGATAAAGTCCTCATCACATTGATATAAAGTAATATCTAAGAATTGTTTTACACCCTCATCATTAGTTAAGTGTGCAGGTAGAGTCATAAACTTCATTTTTATGTCACCTATTTGTATTGCTGTTGTTGCCATGTTGCAAATATATTAAAATCTTTTAATTGTTACCTTATAAAATTTAATATTTGCTATTGGGCTTAAATCAACTTCAGTAGCTTCAATTAATTTATGAGGATAAGGTTGCTTTGTTAATGTTTTAAATGTAGTTTCATTAAGATTACTCTTGTAATCCCATGATCCATGCCACTTAATAGTTGTACCCCGGTTGATGGGAGTTTCTATTGTTCTTAGTTCTGAGTTTTGCATTAAGATATGCTCATCAAGTTTAGGTAAATCCATGTTATTCTATTTTTACTGATAAATGATTCTCTTGTAATGCTTCATAAATAGGTTTAAGCTTTTTCTGACTACCATGTTTTATATCACATTTACCATTATTGTGTACAATAGATGCTATTTGTTCAGCTTGTTCAATAGAATGATTGCAGTATAATATTAAACATTCAATAACATGTTCAAATGAATTTACATCATCATTATAAAGAATTATAGCTTTACTAGGTTCAGTCATCTCTTTAATTTCAGCTTCAAGCTGTTTCTCCACTATTGGGTCCAGGGTTATTGTTTCCATCTTTTGATTTTTTAATTACTTGATCTCTTACATCATAAGTTAAGTCCATTAACAAGTCATATATTTCTTGCTGTTCCATTGAGGTAGTACTACCTTCTTTATAGTTAGTAAGTTTGTTCAAGGCTTCTTCATATTCTTTTACAGTAGAAAACAGTTTTTTAAAATAATGTTTAAACTGAAACCTATGCTCTGGTAATGTATGAATTAATTCTGATAAACATCTAACATGTGCAAGCATTAATGTGATGTTAAGGGCATCATCTTGTTTTAAATTTTGGTGGCTCATATCCAGGTTATTTTTGTTTGGTCATAATCTTCTAATGCTTTAATTACCCAATCTTCATCTATAGTATTTATATAACATAATACATGTATTGTAGATTTATCATTTGGGTTTAATCTTAAAAGCCTACCTATTCTTTGACTAGCTTTTCTTTCATTACCATAAGCATGCATAATTATACCTATTTTAAGATTAGGAATATTAATACCTTCTGATAACTGTAATACACAGCTTAACTCATCAATTTTTCCATCTTTAAAGTCTTCTAGATTGTATTCAGAATTAGGATTACCACTATGATAACTATTATCACATAATCTATCAGCTTGTTCTTGAGTATTAGCAAACAGTAAAGTTTTCTCAGTAGTAGACATCAACAAATTTTTAGCATAAGCTTCCTTAGTAGGAAAGTTCATTATGGCTTTCATTCTCATGATTCTCATCATATGAATTTCTTTATCACTACTAGCTCTATGACATCTACCAGTCCAATATTTGTAATTAGCTGATTCTGATGTGTAAAAGAACTTTGGTGCTTTGCCTGCTTTCATGTTTTGTTTTGTGTCTAGTTCTAAGGTGTGCACTATAATTTTATAATCATTAAGAATATTATCTTCTATTGCAGTATCTGTTTCATATTTGTATACTACTGGAATAAATTGCTTAAACATCTTTCCTTTTTCTGATTGTTCAATTTTTGGTGGTGTACCTGTTAATCCTATTAAGATGCCTTGATAATCATTTAACCACAATGAATGTGATTTTAACAAAGAATGAGCCTCATCTAAATATACTGCTTGATAATCTATATCTTGATTTATAAGTGATAAATAAGTACTAAAAGTAATATGAGATATTAAATACTCCATATCAAACTTTTTAGCATCATCTTTCCATGATTGAAATATGGAAATTTTTGGAGCAACTACAAGAAAGAAAGCATTATCATCATACAAAGAAGCCATATGTTTTAATCCTACTAATGTTTTACCAGTTCCTACTGACATAGCCACAGTTCCTCTTTTTACTTTACTTAAAGCATCTAGTGCTTCTGCTTGTATTTGATCTTTAGTTTTTTTCATTAATATTCATTTTTATTGTATGATTTTTACATAAGGTTACATCATTACTATTGTAATGTTTAATAACACCAGTTTGTTCAAGAGCTACAACAAATATTGTGTTTTCATGTACACCATAGTCCATAAGAAATAGAACTTGCCCATCTCCATGAGGTGTAGTAACCCACATTATTTGCTGTAATTCATGAATAACTGTCATAATATTTAGTCTTCTGTAAAGTTAGGAATAATCTCTGTAAAACCAATAGGAGGCTCTTTCATGACACTTATTCTGTCTCTTGCCCAAGTTCCTACTAATTCTTTATTATCTCCATGATAGTCTCCACCACCTCTTCCATTTCCTTCTGCTGTTAGTAAAGGTAAAGGATGAACCCTCATATTATTTACATTCCAATTTCCATTTATAGGTTTACATCTAGTTTTATCTACAAACTCTTGTCTGTCCCAATTAACTAAATAATGATAATTTGGTGGTATAGCTTCAATAAGCATTCCAAGTTTATTTTTATCTTGAGATGATTCATATAGAGTCTCACCTTCCTTTGCTTCAGGATCAGCATAATCTCCAGCCCATACTATTCTTTGACCAGCCCATCTTGACTTATCTTCACCATCATCTAATAGTAAAAACTCTACAGTTTCTACAAAATTATTAGTTAGGTAAGAATGCTCCATAAGTTTAGCTCCATTATCAAAATCATGAGGTTGAATCCATTCCATTGTATCAGTATTTATTGCTATGTAATATTGCCCCATATTACATAAAGAATGGCCATAATAAACCTTTAAATTCTCCTACAAAAGGACCTATAAATAGAGTACTGATAAATCCATGATCTTGTGCCCAGTCATACCAAAATACAAGAGTCATTATTTGTGATATAATGAAGTATAGCCAAGCTAAAACATATAATATTGATTGCATAATTTGTTTTTTTAAAGTTTATAATTATTTTTTGTTTAAATACTGTTTTTCTATTAAAGTAATAGCTTCTAATACCATCATTCTTGCAGTAAAGCTAGGTTTTTCTTGTTTTAATGAATGTTCTGCTATTTTTAAAGTAGTTAGTATTGTTTCTAAATCTTTTTTGTCTATACTAAGCATCAAAATTAATATTAGGTAAGTCTAGTTCTTTAGCAACATTAATGTCAATAAAAGATACTCCTGATGGTGGTGCAGGATTAGGAGCAAATAAAGTATCTGCTACTGATTGATCTACACACCAAACATTGCCTGATCTATAAGGACTTGTTACATCTGCTGTTTTTGTTTCAACAGCTCCTATTAATACAAAGCCTTTAGACATAAGTTCTGTACAGTCATCACAAGGCTTCTTAGCCCATTCAACTGGTTTAGAACTGTCTGCATTCTTTGCACATATTGGGCATATTTTATTTTCCATATTATTTATATAATTCTTCTAGCATGCTTCTCATAGCTGTTTCATCATGAACTAACTTCATACTTGCTTTATTTTGAGCTAATTTTTGCATAAATGTAGTATGATTGTAACTTATACTAGGAGATCTTCTAAATTTAACAAAAGATTTCATAAATTTAGAATTGTTTGTTCCTAAAAATGATATTACATCTATTAAATCTGAAGTAACTTTATCAGCATCTTTAGATGTTGCTTTAAATGTACCATTTTTAATAGCATTGTGGTTACTTTCTCCTAAAATTAAAGCAGAAATAGAGTAACTTAAACCTGTTGCTAGTTTATGTGCTCTTAATTTTTCATATTCTTTGCAACATAGTGTAGCATATGCATTAACATAGTCATCAAGTATCCATTTTAAGCTAGAATTATTAAGACTAGCCATCATATTCACAATAAAAGGAATATCTTCTGTTTCAACAACTTTACATTGAACAGTTTTCCAATCTACTTTATGAAGAGCTGCTAACATATGCTGACCATCTATAATATAATAACCTACTTTATTACCATTAAGTTTTGTCTTTGCTATAACAGGTGTTCTTAAAATTCCATTATTAAACATTAAACTAAGTAATTTATCTACTTGGCTCATGGTAAGCTTTCTATTGAAAGGTATAGCTTTAACTTCTTTTATTTGTAGTTTTTCAATTGGGTGATCTATAATATTTTTCATGTCTCTGTCTTTTTAAGTTTTTAATTAATTTTTAAGTTATTCTTTTTATACTGTAACCTTTTTCCATAGCAAATTCTCTATGATTTTCTACATACTCATGACAGTTATGGCATAAGGCTAACCAATTAGTCTCATCAAGTAGATCATTTCCAATCCTACCTTTCTTATGATGAACTTCAGTAGCCTGACCTTTACATACTCCTTGAATATTAGCTTGACACATAGGGAATTCTAATAAGAACAATACTCTCTTAGCAGAGTATAGTTTTTCTTCTTTAGATCTTTTCTGGGACCGGGGAGCAATAGGCTTTGCTTTAATTGTTGGTTTTTTCATGTCAACTCCAGTAGTTGAACACTTTTTGCAAAGTTTCTCACCACCCCGGCTTGTCCAGATAAAAGATTCAAGATTGCATTTACTACAAATCTTTTTTTTCTGTATCATTTTCAGGTGCTTTAGTCTCAAGTACTTCTCTTGTTGCTGATTTCTTACAAATAAGAACACCATTTCTAAAAGTTTTACTAAGAACTGTTACAGCTGATCTAATTTCATTAAGGTCATTGTCTTGCTTCATCATTTGTTTTAATAAAGCTTCTTCAGCTTCATTCTCTGGAGCAAAAAGCAAGGATACTCCACCATTTACTATAAATTCTACTTGCATAATTCTGTTGGGGTTAGTTGGTTAAAATTCTTAGGTAATACTTTTCTTTCAATAAGTCTTGCTATTACTAATGGTTTGTTAATCTTTAGCATCTTGAATGACATGTTGTTTACATGATCAGGATGACCTTCAGTACCAAAATAATTTACTAAACTGTTTGTTATCTCCATTCCAGGAAATATTCTTACAAAAAACTCATTAGCAAGTTGGTTAGTTACTTCTTGTTTAAGTAAATTTACAACAACTTGACATTTTTTATAGGACTTGTTAATTCTTTTTTTCTTTTCTATACTCATCTTTGAGATCTCATCCTGTGAATATATACTCAAGCCAAATAAAGCTCTATTGTATAAAAAATTCTGATAAGAATTGTAGGGATCTTTTTCAAATCTACTTGGTTTTGTTTGCATGTTTCTTTAGTTAAAATGTTAAAAAAAAAGGGGTAGAATTATTATCCTACCCCTATTATTTATTTATTTGTTTGTTTACAATTATAGATCTGTTAAATCTGATACTACATTTTCAGATACTTGAGCATAAGCTGCTTTAATATCTTCTGTGTTGTTGTGTGCAATTACTACATCTTCAGTTGAAGAGCTTAATGTATAGAAAGTCTTTCTATAAACTGGTTGTCCATCTACACAACATACTACACCTGTTTTACCAGCAATTTTGTAGTCACGCTCAGGGTTATTCATGTTGAATGGCTCTAAACTTTCTTTGAATGCAATCTTGCCTGGTAATTCTTTACCTGCAGACCAGTTGAATGATTTTAAATCTTCTACTGTGCCATGTACTAATGCACTGATTGCTTTTTTTCTAGTAAAACCATTCTCATCAAATGATGATTTTACTTGTTGTAATCTGATGTGTCCCCACTCTGTGTTGTTTTTAGAGATGATTACTACTGCTCCTGTTGATTCATCTGCTGTTACTGTTACTTTTGAGTTCATGATTTTTGGTTTTTAATTGTTAATTGTTAATTGATTTTTGAGTCAGGGTTTATTATAAATGCAAAAAACCAGGAGACTCATCCTGGCTTCAACATATTAATACTATTGTGCACATAGTATTTAATCTGGGTCTTCTGATACATCTTCTATATTAACTATAGTTTCTATATCATCTACTGTTAGAGTGTTAATTGATATATCTAATGAGGAGATCATCTCTTCACTATCTAGATCATAGTCTAAAGTAATTTCTTTTTCTTTGATAACTTTAGTTTCTTTCTTAATTGATGAATCATGCCAATGAGAAGTGGGGTAACTCCCTATATTCATACCATTCAAATCTTGTAGATCTGTATCTGACAAGCTAAGGTATTCTTCTATTGATAAATGGACTACCTTTCCATTTGGCATTTGAATTATCATTGTCTATAAGAAACTAATGGTTAATCCTAGGATAATTGTTACAACTACAATAGCCCAAGCTAACATAGTAGTAATTTTGTTTAAAGAGACTAGATCTTTTCTTAAAGTATCAACTGTTTCTTCATATTTTTCTAAATATACATACTTTCTCTTCTTCTTAAAAGAGCTTTTTTCTTCATTAAAAGCTAAGTCTATGTTTTTCCAGCTAGCTTCTTCTTTTTTATTTAAGTCCATAATAATTTTTTTAACAAATATACAAATTATTTTTAAGATGCTATATCTTCATTATTTATTTGTAATTCTTCCAGCTCATCTAATACATCTACTAGATTTTCTACTTTTTTAAATATATATTTTCCTTCTACATAATAAGTTTCATCTAAAACTTCTTCTGTATCTTTTTTTACATATTTAAAACTGATATTATAAGGAGCTGCATTATATTTATCAACACTAGTTATTTCACAAGGTATACATTGACCTAATGCACCTGGTAATTTTAAAGTAGAATCTTTATTCATTCTCCAAGATGTTAGATTAGAAATATCTATGTATACCCAGTCACCTTCTTTGTAATTAAATTCAGGATACATTCCTAGTAAACCTTTATAAATTTGTTCTAAAGCTATATTACTTTTAGAAAGATGACCTACTATTAGTTCAGCAAACTTTTGTTTATCTTTTATAACTAAATGTTTTTCTAGTAATTGCTCTATGTCTTCTATTGTTATTTCTACACTTATTGATTTTATTGCCATTAGTCTAGTATTGATCCTTCAAATTTGTTTATATAAGCTTTTACTTCCTCTAAAAACTTATAGGTACTTGTCTCTTCTATAGAAGATTTGGTTACACCACTGGCCACTAATTTTTTATGAGATATAATTAACTGTTTATACAAGAACTTAGTTGTAATTAAAGCATGCTGCTTAGCATTGCTCATATCATAATCAGCATAAGTTTTATAGTTCTCAATATAATGTTGTCTCATTAACTCTTTAGCTGTTTCTTCAGCTGTTAATACCTTGTTAAGTTCTATCATATCAGTCTTGTTTTTAGTTAATCCTCAATTCGCGAATTGCAAATTAGTTCTGTGGTAAGTAAATAAAGTGCTCTTTGTACTTTCTTTGGTCTTCTAGATATGTCTCAAATGTAATAAAGTAATCATTTATACTACCTTTAGTATTTCTTTCAAGTTTTACTATTACATAAGTATCTTTATCTAAACTATACTCCCAAAGTTCATCTTTTCTAGTGACTTTATATTGTTCATTATATGTCAATATTAAAGAAGGTAGTCTAAACTTGTGATACTTAAACATACAGGTTGTAATTGTTTCTAAGGAATCAGTTAAGTAATAATATTCTTGAAATCCAAAGTCTGCATTAAAATACCTGATGTTTGGTTCTGTTGGGTCTTCCCAGTCATATACTCTATAAAATGTAACATCTGGATATTTCTCACTTAATGTAGCCATTTTAATACCTAAGTCTGTTTGAGAAAATATACTTAAGTTACTGATTATCAGTAGTATAGTTAATAATTGTTTCATGATATGTCTCCTATTGTTACATCATCTGCTTCATCTTCTTTTAAAGACTTTCTAGTCTGTAATAACTTATGTGTCTTGTTTGACATAAGTAAAAAATCATAAGTGTATTCTCCCTTGGGAGTAGTTGCTCCTAGTTTATTATCAATAAGGTAATTTTCCATAGTTTGAATACTTTTTAAGTATTGATCTTTGATGTATTGTGCTCTATAACTGTCTGTGTCTGTCATAATATTTAGTTTAGTTTGTGATCCTGCCAAGATTTGAACTTGGAGCCTATACATTAGAAGTGTATTGCTCTTCCATTTGAGCTACAGGACCAATAAGGTGTGGGTGTGTGAATACTAAAAACTACCACATTAAAAATACCCACCTTTTTCACCCACAATATTTTCAATTAGTTTTTGACCAAAATAAGATTTTGCAAATATAGCATTATTTCTTAAATAGTGTAATTGTACTTTTTTGTATGAAGATACTGCTGTTGTTTTCTTTAATACTTGAAATATCATACTGAAAAATGTTTAAAGGCTAGATAAGCCAATAAGAAAGCACATATTACTGATTTTGTAGTAATTAAACCCATAGTTTGATAATAAGTTTTATTTCTTTTAACTAATTCAGTAATTAAATTAACTAAAATTATTGCTATAAATATTCTGTCATAACTTGTAAAGAACATTCCAACATATAACCAAACAATATACATGATACCAATAAGATTAAAGTATCTAACATTAATATGGATTACTGTGTCATCTTTAGTTATCATCTTTGAATTATAAAGCTTATAAGGCTTAGCAATATTATACAGTTCATACATAAGAAATACTAGGGTCAATAGGTAATATATTTTTATCATAATATTAGTTATATAAGAATGTATACAACCAGGCTTCATTAGCTAGCTGCAATTGGATTAAGGACATATAATAATTTTCTTCTACTGTTTTCATAATGTATAGTTTTTAGTTAGTTATTTAAAAAATACTAGTCTTTCCTAGCAGCCAGTCTTTGATATCCATGATCTTATGAATTTAAAGGTCTGATGTTCTACATTAAAGGTAACAAATTTTAGGAATATTCAACCTACTGGGTTATACCTATTAATACGATGGATAACCTTCTCACCCTCTGACAAGAGAGTGTATATATGACCTACCCCAGAAAAGTTTGCCCCAGCTGAGATTACACTGAGGACTAGATGTTAAAGCGGTTTTTTCCTTTTAAAAACTTACTTAGATCTTACTCATGATAAAAAGGTCAACACTAACCTCATGCTCCGTGCCAGGGCTTTAGAGAGGTCCTCCTTGATTATAGTGAGTTCAGAAAGTACTTTCTTGGGGGCTCACTAATAGGATTGTTCAAAGGGGTCCTATTATCCCCTTAAGGTATCTCTTACCTAGTATCTACACTTTTTACAGTTCAATTTATGATACTGAGCTTGAATCCAAACACCTAGTAATACTAATAGTACTATTGGAGTACCTATTAATATTCCTAGTGCTACCCAAGTATAAAATAATATTTTTCTCATTTTCCTGCTAGTACTAATGTTTCATCAATAGAAGTAATAAGAGTTTCTTCACCAGTATATACTAAATTAATGCTTTTATTTGATTTAAAGTCTACATCAATAATAATCTCAGCATTATCATAAGCTATAAAGCTCATATATTTGATTTTACCATCTTTGTTTTCAAATTTTAGGACATATTCTTTATTAAGACTAAAACCTATCTTATAGTTTCTTCTACTAACGGCAGAAGTTACTATTTTGTACTCATTGTTATCTAATACTTCATATAGTGTATATGAAACAGAAGATTGGTTTAAAAATACACCTTCTATAAAGGCTTCTGGCTGTTTTGCAGCATTTACATTTAATGTGATAAAGCATATAAGCAATATCATGATTGATTTGATTGTTGTTTTCATGTTTGGTTTGTTTTAATTGTTTTACTTACTAATAGTATCTTTTACTATAGTATCTTTTTGTTGAATAAATAAGTTATAAGAATTTTGCAAATGTTCTGGGTGAGTCTTAGCATACTCTGTTTCTTCCATCATAGGAATTGATATAATAAAACATAATAAACATGCTACACCTAGTATTATAAAGATAGTTTTCATGATTATTTTGATTAATTAGTTAATATATTAGCTACCACTTACCACTGTTAGTTATACAATATCTACTTCCTACATGAGCATTCATCCAATCACCTGCTGATAAAGTAAATGTTTTATTACTATTACTGCATTCATTCTTAATAACTACTGAGTAATCAGCAACATTATCAGATTGAACTATTCCACAATTACAGGGTCCTTCATCTTCTTTTTTCTTGCAAGAGCTAATTAAAGCTACAATTGCAATTGACATTATTATTTTTTTCATATTTATTTGTTTTTAATTATTTCTATTAGTTTATCTAAACAAGCTTGTTCTGCTTCTTCGTGAGTGTTATATATCTCATTCCACACATTGAGATAATGATCTTTTTTCCAAATACTACCTTCAAACTTATTATCAGGTTCATCATCTTGATATACAACACTATAAAATAAATCATACTTCTCTCTAAACCATCTAAATGCTTGTTGGTATAGTGGTGCACCAAACCATTTTAACCTACCATGTTTCTGAAAAGGTGTATAATCTCCTGAAGCATCTCGCATCACATTGAAATAAAAAGCATCTGTATTTTTACCATCCCAAAAAGCCAAACAAGGTTCATCAAATCCTAATTCTTTTAAAGCTACTGCTTGGATGTAGCTAACAAACTCATTTTCCATGTTATTTTATATTAGTTAGTAATTCTTCCCATTCTTCTTTTTTAATATAACCTGTTTCACCTGCATAATACTTAGATTGTTGTAAATCTTTTATTTTTTCAACATGTAGTTTAGCAAATTCTAGTAACATCTGATCTAAAAGATTATCTTCATATTTTTTTTGAGGTTTACCATCCCCAAGACCTTTACCTTTTATATTAACACATCCATTGGGGATATATTTGAGACGAGTCTCTTCTGCTGTTGGTATGTTATTTTCCATTGTCTACAGGTTTAGGTGTACATACATGACCATCACTCCACTTGATTCCTGGAGGAGGTGTTAATTCTGGTGAGCTGTACTTGGTACCACACTCACTACATATAAAGTTATTCATTGGTTTGTTTTTTAATTGGTGGATTATAGTTATCTCTAAGATGTTCAAATAAAGACCAAGCATATGATGCATTTTTATTATCTCTAAATTCTTTCCATATAACATCCCATGCTTGTTCTTTTAATTGAACAAGTCTAGTAGGATATGCATCATTTTCTGTAAGAGGTCTTGTTGCTTTATCTACAAGTTTAGCACAGTAATTCACATGACCTAGATTATCTGTGCTATACCCATCATTACAGCAAGCTACAAAATGAGTTATATCAGCATTTCTATGACATGCACAATTACATATTTCTCTGTTGTCAAAGATATTAAATTCTACTTCTTGACCTTTATCAGAATCAGATAATCCTGGGCCATTTACATAGCCATGATCTAATATAGGTAGTGAGTTTTGATTTTTCTTTACAATGTTTTCTCCAATAACTTCATCATAAATTACTATCCATCCTTGTTCTGTTTTATGCAGTGTTCCTTTCATATTATTTAATTTATAAGGTTATACTCTGTTTTTATTTTGTATTTATAAGGTTATAGCCTTATATTTAATGTTTTGTATAGTAAGTGAATATATCTTTATATGCACAATATATACCAAGTACAAATATTCCAATTACAGCAAGTCCTATGCAGCCAATAAACCATGTAGCAACATGGTCACGATTTTTCCTGGTCACATTAAGAAGTTTATCAATTAAAAGTCCTGTAAGGTAGGGTAGCCCTATAAATACAACTGCTACTATTATTAATGTTATTATTGTTTCTAAGTGTATTATTAAATTATCTTTCATATTAGTCTTGTTTGTTTAGTGAGTTAATGAATGAGTCAAAATCTTTTATATTATCAGGTACACCATGCCCTCTACCACTATTAAAAGCATTCTCTAAATCTTCCTCTGTGTATTTCTTATCAGCCATATCTGTTTTACACTGCTCATAACCATCCACAAAATGACCTAAAATTTTTTCATATTTATTAAATGTAGCTTGACTTTTAATTCTACATTTAGTAGAAGCATATCTATGACCCTTAATCAATATATCATTTCTTATTTCTTCAGGTGTTTTCATATTATTTATTTTTGTTTAATATTATCCACAAATCATTATAATCTGTGGATAATACTCATGATTAATACTCTTGTACTTCTCCACCATCATATGTATCTTGAGGCAAAGGCTGTTGTTCATACTTACTGATTAAATAATTTAAGTAATCATCTAGAATTTGTTCCATGTCTATCATATGTTTATAATTTTAGGGTTAGTAATAAGAACTATTTTATGATAATTGTATCATAATATGCAGTATATTGCATAAAACTGTGTCATTTTTGTAATTCTTCAATTCTCTTTGCCATTAGTTATATCTTTTAGTTGGTTAAGTATACTTTCTGATTTTTTACCCCAAAACATCTCACACTTATCTTGGTCTCTAGGAGAATCAATAAAATATGATTGCATTTCTGGGTCTGCTTCACAGGTGAATCTGTAACAAAGTTCCTTTAAAGGACATGTGTCATCTTTACATTTAGTTATATCCATGTTATTTCTTTTAAGTTATTGATTAGATAATCTACTACTTAACCCACAAACAAACAGATAACTATTTGATTGACAGTGGAATTAAGTAATAGATGTTTAAAGATTAATCTAAGCACAAGTTATAACTTCCTACTTCAAAAAAAAGCCTAAGCCACTAGAGGAGGAATAATAAGGTACTAGATACTTATATTATAACTGTGCATTAGATATGTTGTTTACTTGAATTATCTCTCATAATGTTGTATTCTAAGTTTTTTTATTAAGTTATTTACTTGGTCTTCTTTTTCTTTTTCATCTAAGCACATAACACCTCTTTGTATTGTAATTTGTTGTTGTAACCATCTGATTGCTTGTTGATATAGTGGTAATTGAACAAGTCCTTCACCATTATCCATATCTTTAGATGCCATACAAGGGTCAGTAAAACCTAATTTTTTTAAATGTAAGGCCTGTTCATAAGAGATGAACTCTTTTTCAAAATTGTGTTCCATGTTTTTTTGTTAAATTGTTGATTACTAATAAGTTAAAGTTGCTTAGTAAAAAGGTTGAATAGTCTAAATCAAAAACTAAAATTAAGCCAAAGACCTCTCTCTGTGTTCAAAGTCAAAGATAAAAACTAAGTCTTGTTGTGTATCCTCACAGAGTTCTTCACTCTGCTTTTTTGTGAGGTGCTGCCAGTTTTTCCCATAGGGTAACCTGTCAAGCCATTGGTATCTTTTGTGAAAAGACCCTACAAAACTAGTATTTAAGTTTACAGAGAAAGCGGTTGGTGTACCATAAGGTACTTTTAGTATATTAATAAATAATATGATTTTTTTTAGAGTTTTTAGGAACCTTTTTACTAAGTTTAAAGAGTAAGAGAATCAGCTTAGGCCTATCTCTTACTCACCTTCAATGTAGTTAGGATTCAGGATCCAAGTTCTTTAAGAAAAGATCTATGGTACCCTGAAAACGAGGATCAATGGAGATCCTTAGTGCAGAAGCCTGCTGAATCTTGGTCTGTCTATCAGACTCAAAATTCCCAAAAGCTACAGTAGCAGCCTCACTATGAGTGCTCATTAAGTCAGAGTAATCCTGTCTCAACTTTTGGTTGATTAGATTAATCTCTGATGCCTTAACAGCATTCTCTTTAGAGATGCGAGCATTCTCCTCAGTAACCAAGTTCTTAACCTTGGCCTTGAAGTAATTTACTCTCTGCTCATAGCTTCTGTGTAAAGCAGCTAACTTCTCATGGAAGCTCAATAGCTCCTCTGAGGTGTGGTGAGCTTCCACCTTCACAGGTGTTTTTATACCACTCTGGAGCTCAATGAAGTCTAAGACTTTCACATTAGGCAAGTCCTTTCTAAGAACATCCAAAGGACAATTCTTATGTATAAACTGCCCTATATGAGAAGCATAGGCTTCTTGCTCCAAATACTCAGAGTACTCAGCTTTTGAGAGACTATCCCATCCCCAGTCTTCCCCTACCATGTCTTGAATTACAAGAGTATGGTACTCAGGTTGCTCTGGGGCCACTAAGCTATTAATGAACCTTTCTTTCTTAAGGTCATTAATTAAGGCATCCTTAGCCTTGATGTTGCTCATCAAGAATGCCTGGGTTGCATGCAGTTGGCCTTTTTCTACCAACAGTTCTACTATATTAGTAGGAACCGGCTTACCTACTTGCAGCATGTAGGTTTCTCCATTGGTTTTGAAAACCTTTGAAGAGTTATTAATACCACTAATGGTATTACTAATCTCAGATGCTCTTTGATTACAAAGATTTGAGATACTTGCTGCTTGTGATAAGCTTAAGCCTGTTTTGTCTAGATTATTTCTCATAATACTGTCTAAAGGGTTGACCAATACACCCAGAGGTTTTAGTTTTGTTGTTTGATTTGATTGTTGAATTGTTTGTTTTGTTAGATTAACCCATAGTTTTCAGGGTTATCTAACATATCCATGCCCATATGATAAGCAATATCATGGTCAACTTGGCTTATTGCTTCTTTCTGTAAAGCAATTAACTCTTCTCTTAATCTATTATTAAGTTTAAAGTCACCTATTGTCATGAATCCTTTTCTAAGGACTGTACCTACAGGAGGTATATCAGCTACATATAGTTCTATTGTACTTTCTATACCTAAGCATTTAAGAGCTGTAATAGCTCTAACTGTTGCATCTTTAAAATCTTCCATGTCTGAGTTGGGGTTTAAGTTGTTGATTACTAATTGATTACATTCTTCAGGTAGACTAGTTCTAAACTAATCTACCACAGTTGAATGTTACTGGTGGGTTCTTACGAATGAAGTATACCCACTAACCTTATGCATTGCCTACACATATTTCTATGTGTTTCATCCCTTGAGGAATCATCAGGGCAATTATTATTCATATCCTTGATTATCAGGGATATTTTCTCCATGAAAGTCATCATATTCTTTTAACTTTTCAGGAGATATAGTAGCTCTATGTTCTTTAATCTGTTTTTCTAATGAACAGATAAGAGCTCTTTGTTCATCTACCCACCATCTGTACTCAAGGTTCTCTTGATAAATATCAGATACATCTTCTATATCTTGTGAAGATAACTGAGGTGGTCCTGTCATTATTAACTCTGATATAGCTGTGCTTAATTCAGAGTTTAATCCATCTAACCAAGTTAGTGGGTGTGATTCAGCTGTAATTTCTAGTTCCATTTTCTTTGAGTTGTTTTTTAGGGTTGGGTTAATTACTTAGATCCTATATTAGGCATAAAGATAGATTCATCATCTTGCCATATATATTCTTCATATTCTTCATCCATTGTTTTAAGATTTAAAGGGTTTAAATTGTTTATTTAGGAATTGATAGTACAATATCTTTGGTATGAAGTAGGCTGAGTTACCAAACTTATCAAAGTCTGCTAAGCTTGCATGTTCATCAAACCAAGGTTCATCCATAAGTTCCTGAGTTTCAGGCCATTGAACTAATACATATTCAAAATGTGTTGGGTCATCTACTTGCATAGTTTATAAGATTAAAGGGTTAGTATTATACAGGAACATAAATTATGTTATTATAATTCATTGTTAATCCTATAAATTGAAGTTCAGTACCATCTTTGTTGAATTGAAGACTAGTTAGGTAGTGACCTTTTCTTAGCATTTCTGTATTTGGGTATATATCTAAGTATAAAAAATTAATATCTCTATTGTGTTTGACTACAAGAAATCCAAATTCTTCATATCTATCTCTCATTTGATCTATTTTTGTCATGGTTAATTGGGTTAATAGGTTAATAATTTTAAAGGCCTGGGTTACTCTCTCTTTCCTATAAGAGAAAACATTACTATAAGTAATAAGAGATATTATATGTATAGAGATATAATAAGAGAGTATATTACTAAGTTATATGTATTAAGATATAGTTTAACCTATCTTACTAGTACTTAGCTATATGACCCACCTAAAACAAATGAGCATAATTTAACTAAAAGCTAAATACTTTGAGTTATATGGATGGTTGATAGTATTAAACAGCCTCTAATCTATTATAATTCTATTTTTTTCCACAGCTATTACTATTCTTATCAATTTATAACTAGCTAATACACAGTGAGTTATATATTATTGGTCTACTTCTCTCACCGCTAGGATAAGAAGTTATTAGATATCTTAATACATCTATCTATAAACTCCTTATAGTTTGTGTTATGCTTCATGAAGTTACACAAAGTACAACATGATATCAAATTATCATGTACATAGCCTATTGTATTATCTATTCTGTCAATACCTATTCCTTTTATAGGTTCATTACAGTAATGACAAGATGTATCCCAAAAGGTATTGAACTGCTCAATAGTTATATTAAAAGAATAACCTCTTCTTAAAGCTCCTCTCTTATAAACATTGTATCTAGTCTTAGGTTGTTTATGATATTGATATTTAGTTTTACATGATTTCTGTACTATAACCCTTAAAGCTTTTTTACAAGATATACATCTTAAACTATTATTTGTTTCAGTAGGGTTACTACAATCTTTACATGTCTTCATAATAAGTTATTTACTTGTTTCTACAAATATACAAAATATAATGGAGATAACCTAATAAATGTGGAGACAAAGTTTCACACACACAATAGACCTGGACCAAATCCCCACAGCTTTACTACAAAATACACAAAGCCACAGTTACAGAGTAAGTAAAGACATAGACCTGAGACCACAACACAGGCTTAACTAATTAATATACAATCAGTTAAGTCTATGTATACAGTCTAAGTAAAAAAAAACAGTAGAGGTATTACCCCCTACTGTTTTATATGTCTTATCTAAAATGCTTTAGATAAGTTAGGTGCAGACGTAGTTGCTACTACTGCACTCTTAGGTCCTAATGTAGATACTACATTAGCTTTACCTTGCGGATGTATCATCCATGAAGGTTCACCTGTTTCAGGTGTAAACCAAGACACTGCTAAGTCTTCTGCTAACACAGTAACCTTATCAGATAATCTGTAAGTTCTACCATTGGTATCCTTACCAAATAGTTTTCCTGTGTTCTCATTCAGGATGATGTCAAAGCTGATGTTTTCAGAGTTGATAATTGACATGATGTTGCGAGTCTGTTCAAATGTTGCCATTGTGAGTTGTGAGTATATGGGTTATTCTGTACACATTTTGTGTAAAGGACATATATCAATCTAAAAAATGGGTTAAAAAAAGAAAGCAAGTCAAAAAAAGAAAGCAAATATACAGCAGTAGTCCATGTCCATGTCTATAAGAGAAAAACAAACAGTAGATTACTCTACTGTATTGTTCTCTGCTGCATTAAGCTGACCTTCCATGTATGATTGAAGATGGTCTCTTAATTCTGTTAAAGCCATTTCTTGTCCTATAGCATTATAGTGCAAATAGTCTGTATCTATAGATAAGTGTTTTGCTTTATAATCTATTGATATGTCAATCATCTCAATGATTGCTAGTACTGTAGTTGTGTCCATGTTTTAAGTTTTAGGGTTTAATTAAATTAAAATCTTCAATAGATAAACATCTATGTTCTCTCCATTGTGGAGAATCAAACCAACAATCTACACCTTTAGTTCCAATTTCATAGTTTACTAATACAGAAGCTGGTGAGATAAAATACTTTTCAATAATTGTTTCCATGTTATATAATTTTAAAAGTTAATATCAACCATAACAATGGGATAAAAAAAGAAAGCAAAAACATTTAGAAGAGAGTCCATATAGGACTCAATCTTCTACCAGCAGCATAGTACTACTATACCAATGTCCATAAAGG